AGGACCCCGTAGGGGCTCAAGGGGGTACCTCCCACAACGCCATGGGGTGATATGCAGCGGGTGATCATCAGCGCTCGTCTCACGGTCGTGATAACGGCCTATCACCGAGCGGATATGCAGGGCGTGACATGCGGATATGCAGATCACCACCCCCCCTATGCTCTGCGGGATGGCGCAGCCCACCCCCGCCTGCATAGGGCCCCCCCGCCCCCCTATATCACCCCCGGATTATCAAGGCTGATGCATTGCTAGATGATCCCTCTAGCGAGGATCTTCCACCATAATCGGGATTATGGGGGGCCCTAGATGATCTTGCCCTAGCTGCATCACCCCCTGTATAGCAGCCTCTATAGAGCGCTCTATGGGATCTTGTTTTGGCTGGTCAGGCTCGGTCTCTATGGAAGCTGTGTGCTATAGAGCGCTGTATAGCAGGGGGATTCCATCACGGGGGTGATCTCAGGCCGGCTGATCTCAGAATCCTGATGTGTAGGGGGGTGATGTCACGGCCTCTATGGCAAGTCCTGACGATCAAGACCTTGACGAGGGACCTTGATCCTCCCTTTCGAGCCTCGCATCATGATCCCTCCTGGTTAAGATCCTTTCCCTCAGCGACCAGGCCCTTCATATATAGAGGGTGCCATACAGGCCTCTATAGAGCATCGCAGCCATGATCCTTGATCTTGCCTCGATGATCTTGGTCTGACGGATCTTGGTCTTCCTTGATCGACGATCTTGGTCTCTCATGATCGTCTAGACCTCGATCCCCCGCGCTGCGCGCGGTGATCTCCATCCCTTACCTCTGAGATCTCACGGGGGTGAGGGTTGATCTATAACGATCGTGGGATGCAGCTAAAGCAGCAGGAGCGCCGCTGAGCGCTTGGGAGAGCAGGGGCGGGCGATTGCTTGCGCGGGGCCAAAGGATCTCGTCTCCGTCGCTCTGAGCGCTTTTGATCAGCTATCGCGGCCCCCCGCGCTGACGCTTTCATGATCAACCCCCGCCTGGCCGGCGGATCTTGAAGCGAGATCTCGCATAGCTCGGGGGAGCGATGCTGCCCCCTGCCCCCTAGATGGCCCGCAGAGAGGCCCTGAGCGCTTTTGATCATGTCTGCGGCGCATCTCCGCCTCGGGCATGGGATCAAGCGGGAGCAGCGCTCTGAGAGCTTTTGATCATGAGCGGATGATCATGGCAAGCAAAGATCCCCCGCAGCATGATCGCTGGCGGGGGATCTTGGATTGCTTGATCGTTTGGCTCTAGATCATCACCGGCCCGTGATCATCTTGACGATGCGCGCGATGATCGACTGCTTGCGGATCTTGGTCGGCCGCTCGATCGAGCGCAGCGCTTCGGCCATCTCTCGCTCGGCCTGGCCGATGATCACCCAGACCTCATCCGTCATGATCCTCATCTGCGCGCGGGCTGCATCGCGCTGAGCGCAGGCCGCCTGCCTGATCTGCTCTGCGGCAATCTCGCGCTGCGAATCCAAGATCCATCCGGCCGCGCCATCGATGGCCGACTGCGGGATCTGCATCATGATCGTCTCCTCTGCTCTGCGCTCTCTCTGAGCGCATGAGAGCATCGTAGCGCTATGCAGGGTCAAAGCAAGCAGCCGACCAAGATCATCGACCAGTCGGTATCGAGCTGGGATCTGATCTTGGTCGGCTGCTGCTGATCTTGCTAGAGGATCTCCCCTTCAAGATCACCGCAATCGTGAGCGGTCTGAGCCCAGACCTTGATCTCAACCTCCTGCGATGCATCGCTCAGCGCGCGGTAGAGCACTTCTTCGTCATCGCCTTCCATGCTGCCGACGCGCTCGTAGGCCTCTTCCACCATCATCTCACCGATCTTGGTAAGACCGTCCAACGAGCTGGAGGGTGCTCCCATGATCACCCGCAGATCATCGACGATCATCAGCCAGGCCATCGGGCCGATGACCGCGACCTCGACGGTAAGGGCCTGATCAATCACCCCGTGCATCAGCATGCGACCATTAGCCCGCTCATCGAAGATGGCCATATCAGCGCCCGACCGCTCGATGCTGCTCTCGAAAAGGATCTTGGGTGAGCGGTTGAGATCCCGAAGCGCGGCCTCGCTCAGCTTATCGCGCAGCGCATTGCGCTCCTCCGTCACCGCCGTGATGATCGCGCCCTGACGCGCGATGGTCTCGCGCGCCTCGGCCATCGCGCGCTCCAACCGGAGGATCTCGCGCTGCTTGCGGATGATCATCTCATGCTCGCTCTCTGCTCTCTCGCGCTCGCCGATCGAGCGCTGAGAGCAGCGTAGCGCAGAGCGAGAGCAGCGCGAGCAGTCGACCATGATCCGCCGACGAGCGGTATCTATTCGGTATGCAGAGCGAGAGAGCAGCGCGAGGCCTCTGCGCGCGATGACCCCTCAAACGCTCTCAGAGCGCTCCTAACAAGATCGAAGGGCAGGGCCCATCTCATCTATCGCCCCCCATCGGGATCATGCGGGAGGAGCGATTTTGCCAGCGCTAACCCTTCGGCCTGCATATCAAGGGCTGGCGATCGAAACCGCTCAGGCCTTGATATGCAGGCCGTGATCCCGCATAGCGACGAGAGCGCAACGCAGAGCAGCCCCCCTCGGATGATCCCGAGGGGGGCTGCTCTATCGAAGGGAGCTGATCAGGCCTTCGCAGAGGCCTTCGGCTGAGCGGCCTTGCGCGCGGCCTGCGGCTTGGGCGCGGGGGTCTCGGCCTGCGCGCTCTGCTCGGCCGGGGCCGCGCTCTGCTCGGCCTGCGCGGTCGGGGCCTTCTCTGCGGCCTCTTCTTCGGCCAGCATGCGGCTGAGCGTCGGGGGCACATAGTGCGGGCCCGCCAGGCGGAGCACGCCCTCGTCATCGACGCGAAGGAAGCCCATGACGTTATTGGCCTTGGCCCACGCCTCGTCCTTCGTCGCAACCCACTTACGAACCTCGGCCTTGGTGACGTTCGCACCGCTGCTGGGGTGGGTGATGGAACCCCCGTTACCCGCGCTGCGCTGACCGCTACCGGTGCGGCGGGTGCTGGCGATCTGGCCCGCCTCAACCCACTTCGACAGGTCAGCCTGCGCCTCGGCGAAGTGGGTGTCGTTCAGGTCGAGCTTGAAGGCCGTGCCATCGATCACGAGGGTGATCTCGTGCGTCGCCTCGGTGGTCGGGTCGAGGTCGTCGGTCTTGATCGTCTTGAGCGCCATGATCTTGCTCTCTCTCTGCTCTGCGCCGCGCCTCTTGCTCGGCCGCTGAGAGCAGCGTAGCGCAATGCAGCGCTGCCCGCACCTCGCGATTGACCTGCGCTCATGCGGCTGCGAGAGCGCATGAGAGCAGCGCTCAGCGCTGCTCTGAGCGCTCATGCGGCCGATCAGCCAGGCCGCTCTCACCGCGCGCAGAGCGCGAGCGCGCGCAATTAGCGCAAGATCCGTCATTGCGCACCCCCTTCGGGCAAGATCTTTTAGGGGCCGGCCTGGCATGATCAACTGCCGGCCAGGCTGCTATCGTCGAGCCTTCATCCGCCAGATCATCGTCTTCACCCCTTCGTCTAACCCGTTCGATATCACGAGCCTGATGGCTCGGTCGTCGACCCCTTCGATCGTGGGAGCGGTCCCACGGGGTCGGTTTACCAAGATCGTCGGCGGGCTGGGTTCATGATCAACAGTCGACTGCCGGCCTCTACGCGGCCGGGAGGGAGGTGGTCGGCGTCTATATATAGGTCGGCCAGCGTGTTTTTCGTTTTGGCGGCTCTATATAAGGGTCACCAGCGTGTTTTCGGATTTGCCTGCGTCGCCAGCGCTCTGCGCAATGCCCCCTAGAGCAGCCGCAGAGCGCTCTAGGGGGCATTGGATCATGAGTTGCGGGGCGATGCCCGCAAGGCTCGGGATCAAGCGGGAGGCTCGCTCTGCGAGCTTTGGATCTTGCTCAGTGGATCTTCGTCAGATGACCATGATCATCTTGCAGTCGATCACCAGCACCGACTCCTCGTCCATGGTGATGATCTGAAACGATCCGCCCCTGCTCTGCCCCTCGTACGCCAGCTTCCAGCGCCCTCCCTGCTCGTCGATCGCGTAGTCGTTACCCTGCTCGTCTTCATGCCACTTGACGGTGCCCATGGTCAGCCCTTTATCGTCGTGCGCCCGCTGATCGAGCGCTGAGAGCAGCGTAGCGCTATGCGGGCGAGGGACACAAAGGTCGTACTTGTCCCACCCAACGCAAAAGACCCCCGACCGCAGCCGGGGGTCTTTCGATTGATGGTCAGTCGGTACCGTAGATCCCGCCGGGCCTGATGCACTCGGCGGGCGAGAGGGTCAGACCGTCACCCTGGACCATGATCTTCAGTTGCGGCATGAGCGACTGCGCGTAGACCAGGATCTTGACCAGCTCGTCCTCCAGGTCATCGACGCAGCCGCGACCGATTAGATCGGCCACGTCCAGATCGTTCAACTCGATGCAGGTCGCGACCACACGCACCAGATCCGCATCGTCGCAGACCATGATCCCGGCGTTGCCGATGGGCTCGCGGATCATGTGCAGGTCGCCGCTCGACTCGATCTTGACGTCGATGGCGGGCTGACTCACGTGCCTGGTCCAGTCCTCGATGCCGTCGATGATCGGCTGCGCCAACCATGCGAGCGTGACGACCACCTCGCGCGGCTCCTGGGGGTTGAGAACGTAGTTGGTGACCCAGGAGTTGGCCTGCCCGGTCTCGATCCCCTTCGGCAGCGAGCCATAGTAGACGATCTTGGTGCCGACGAAGATCGTGATGCGACCCTTGAGCAGTTCGAGTTCGGCGGTGACCTGCTCACCACCGATGCACAGCGGCTTGGCGTCCTTCAGGCTGGTCGCACCGGGGAAGTTGGGCTCCAGGTGAATGGTGCCGGGCTTGCGCGGGGCAACGTCACTGCTCAGGATGTCGTAGCCGCGCTCGTCGATGTACTCGGTCTGCATAGCCTCGCCTCTCTGGTCTGCGCTGCTCTCATGCGCGCGCTGAGAGCAGCGTAGCGCATGCATCCAGGGGGCACACCCCGCGCAGGCAGACGAGAGGGACCTCCGCGCAGTCTCACGCGGAGGTCCCCTCGGTTGCGCCTATCTACCGCCGCATCCTGCATGGCCGCAGCCACCGCACCACCCGCCGCTGTTGCATGCGCACGGGCAGGGCTTGGGTCGACCCTTCATCTCAGTCTCCTTCCCATTCACCAGGACAGGTTGCGCCTGCGCAGTTCCGCCTGGATCGCCTCCAGGTCGCGCTCTCTCTCGTCGGCCTCCTGCCAGTTGTTGCACTTGCGCCTGGCTGCTGCGTCGTAGAGGTCGAGCAGATCTTGATCCTGCACCACCTCGACCCGTCGATCGGTCTTCATGTCAGCCCCCTTCTCGTCTAAGGCGATCTGCCGTCTCGAATCACGCTCGGTCATCCTCGGCTCGAAGCGTTTTAGCGGCGGTCCCAGGTTGCGCCCCACCTCGACGTTAAACCTCTGCCGCCACTTGACTATGCTCGGCAGGGAGTAGCCGGTCATGGCCGCAATGTCCCTGGAGGGCTCGTTACGCGTCGCATTGATCAGGTGCTCCCAGTCGCGGTAGCCGCACTCGCGCGCCTTCGCATTGCGGACTTCCTCGCCGCGAATTGAGTTCTGGCTCATGGCCGACCTCTCAGTCGCCGATGTCGTACCAGTCGTCCCGACCGCACTCGGGGTTGTCACAGGTGGTGCGGTCACCGTACGCCTCCTGCTTGTAGATGGTGCTACCGGTGTGGCACTTGGCGCAGTGGTTCTGACCCTCGAATCCGCAGGTCTGGCAGCGCGGGAAGGTCCAGCCCAAACTGTGATCCCACGGGCCGGTCCCGTCCGCATGGCGGATTCCGTCGAGATGGTGATCCTCGTTGATCTGCCCGATGGTGACGCAGCCGGGCATCTGGTTCGACCAGCGGTAGAAGATGCGCAGAACGGGCTTCATGCACTTGTCGTTCCGGTCGGGGATGTAACCGGCGCAGTGCTCCTCATGCTTGACCAGCCGCACACCCTCGAAGATCTCCCAGCCGCGCAGGAATGGGGTGAGCTTGCGCAGGATGACCACCGACAGGGTTTCGATACCGCCGGGGTACACCCCACCGCCAGCGACGCGGTGCGTGAGCGGCTGGAAGTCCACGTCTGCAACCCAGCCGGAAACGTCGTTCTTGTAAAGTGCGACGATCCGCCCGACCTGCTGGTGGGGGTTGCGGCAGCGGTTGCGGTTCTCCTTGGGGTCGGGACTCTCCTTGTAGCAGTCCGGCTCCTGCGCCAGGCTATGCAGGCCGACGTGCACCCAGTCGCCGATCACCAGCGAGGTCTCGACTATGCGCATGGGAATCGCAGCGGCGCTGCCACCCCGGTAAGAGTGGTGCAGGTAGTACCCAGCCGCCTCCTCACCACCGCCTCGGTGCACGAACTCGACCTTGTGGTTACTGGGGATGCCGTGGAGGTCTCGCGCGAGTCGGCCTGCATAGCTGCGGGCGGTGGACAATGTCGCCCACTGTGCGTGATCGGTCGCTTCGGCGTGGCCCGATTGGGCATTGACCGCGAGAGACTGGACCTGGAACAGGCGCAGCGGCTTGGGACCGTACTTCTCGGTCTCGTCTTCGGTGTACGGGTTGTGGTGCGAGCACAGCACCTTGCCGTCGATCTCGTACGCCGCCGGAGCGGTGCGCTTCTTGCCGTGGTAAGTGGTCTCCTTGTCGCAGCCCGGGAAGGTGCAAGCCAGCCCGAGCCCTCGGATGCTGATGATCGTGGTCATGGTCGCCTCTCGTCTCGCCGCGCTCTCTGCGCGCATGTGAGCATTGTAGCGCTATGCGCGCTGAGCGCACCTGGACCAGTTCGTTGACCTTTGGTTTTGACCAAATGGTTGCCGGCCCAGCCTTTGCGGATCTTGATGCCGCGCGAGCGGCGGCAGGGATCATGCCCCTTGCGCGCGCTCAGAGCAGCGCTGAGCGCTGTGGATCATGCGCCGGGCACAGCGCAGCGCCCCTGCCCGGATCATGCGGGAGGGGCGCTGCGAGAGCTTTCGATCTTGATCAGCCGGGCAGCTCGACGAGCCGACCTCCTAGTGATGCGATGGTCTCGACCAGCCTGGCCTGAGCCCCGGCTGACGCGATGATCCCGCGCGCACCCTCGCGCTCGACTCGGACGATATCGGCTTCGGTGCAGTAGATCTCGTCGGTCAGTTCGCAGTCGACGATCTTGCCGAGCATCAGCGGCTTACCGGGCTCCCAGCACCGCACGCGGGCGATGCTCTTGCCGCCGAACTCAGCCTCTGCGATCACCAGCCACTCGCGGCCGGACTCGTCGATGGCCAAGTCCTGACCGAACAGTTCCAACCAGTCAACTCTCATGATCCCTACCCCTAGTTTCACGAAACGGTCAGAACACTGAAGATCACCAGGGCGACCGCGCTGAGCGCAGACGCGAAGCGGATCATGGCCGCGACTCGATCAGCGGCGCGCAGAACGGTCTTCATGGTCACTCCCTCGTGATCGCTGGTCGCTGCTCAGCCGCAGGACCCGCCGAAGATCAGGTGGTCGTCGATGCACAGCATGAACTCGCGGTTACCCTCGTAGTGCTCGACGCCGAAGAAGGTCTTCTCGCCGCCGAAGATCCAGCCGGTGTCGCCGGGGTTCTTGAACGCGGAGTAGTGCACTCCGGCGGCGACCAGGACCTCCAGGAGCAGGGCCACGGCGATCGCGACGACCGTGGCGCGCTCCAGCGAGCGCTGCGACGGCAACAGGCGGCGCAGGGATGCCAGCGGGCGCACGAGCTTCCGCAGGTCGATACCCCGACCGGCCAGGGGCGCGTGACCGACCCGGCGGTGGGTGGTCGGGATCTTGCTGGCGGCGGCGATCGCATCGCGGGAAGCGGTGAGCGGGTTGAGCGCGCGAGCCTCGGCGATGTGAGCGGCGGTGATGGTCATGGTCGTGAGCCTCCCGATCTGTGCGCGCTCTCTGCGCGCTTGTGAGCAGCGTAGCGCAGAGAGCGGCAAAGCGGACCCCCTTGCGGGTGATCCGCTTTGCCGCGCTGCCTGACCGCTCAGAGCAGGTGGGTGACGTGATAGAGGACCACCAGGTCCAGACCGAAGACCCAGTGCAGGAAGGTGCCGAGGCAGGCCATCACGACTCGCTCGACCCAGATGCCGGAGACCACGCCGAGAACGAAGATGACGATGATCAGATCCCAGCTGACGTGACGCCCCGGCCGTCCGACTGCGGGCATGATCTGGGTCTGACCGTCATTCGACGCGGCCTCCACCAGTCGCAGCACGTACTGCTCCATGCCCGGCTGGTCGTCGTCGGTCATCTCGCGATAGCGCGCCACCACGTCGTTGATGGCGTCCTCGACCGTGGTCTCCAGCAGGTCGGCGTAGATGCGCACCCTCTGCGGCAGATCGTCGGACGTTGCGACCACGGCGCTGGCGGCCTGCTCCAGCGCCTCGGCGCGGGCGGTGACCAGCCTGGGGTCTACCGGCTCCAGGAGGGTCAGGATCGCATCAACCTGCTCGGCGCGAGGTTCGTCGATGACCGGGACCTCGCCATCGGTGTAACGGGAGTGCGGCTGGTCTTCGACACCCCACGCGGCGATGATCCGCTCGGCCACCGCGACGATCTGAGAGTAGCGGCCGTCCTCGACCTCGGACCAGCGACCGTGGGTGACGTGGAACTCACCGTGCTCCTCGGTCACCGCGCTAGGCCAAGCCTGAACCAAGATCCCGACGACACCCTCGCTCGGGACGATCAAGATGTCGCCGTCCTTGACATCATCGTCGTACTGCGAGATGTCGTAGGCGTCGCGAGTCGAGTTGTAGAGCCGCGCGACGACTTCGCGCTCCACGTAACGGGTGACCGTCTTGGCGGGGTCGAAGTCTTCGCTGAACTCGAACTCCTTGTGCGTCAGCACAGCGCCGACCGAAAGGCGGATCTCGGGCACGCTGCCGTTGATCGCCGCACGGATCTCCGCCACGATGTTGTCGACCTTGGTGTCGGTCTCGGTCATGATCGCCAGCCTTTCTCGTCGCGCGCCCCTTGCGCGCTAGCGAGCATCGTAGCATACGGCGCGATGCCTGCGGACCCCGGCAGGCCAAGATCTTTGCGACCCGGCGCGCGAGGCAGCTTTAAATGCACGCATGCGCGCGATAGCAGATCCGCCCCCGCGCATGCACGAGGCTCCCTCAAGATCTTTACCACTCATGATCCACAGCGACCAAACGCCGTGATGATCTAGTCGTAGCAGGTTGAGACTGTAAGTCGCCGGCCCCTTACGTCACTGTCTTTAGTTAACGGCAAGCCGGCCGGTTCTCGACGCACAAGATCAACTGGCAACCGAGTCCAAGATCAACAGTCGACTCTCTATGCGCCCACTCGGCCGGGAGGGGTGGTGGTGTTTATATATAGAGGGCGGCCAGCGTGTTTTCAAAATGGCTACCAGCGTGCAGCTCCTGGCATGGCGACAGCCCCGGACGGGGGGGAAGACCGGGGCTGTCCAAGTAGCGCAGGGAGCGCCTTGCCATCCGGCCCGAGGGGTTTAAGCCGGATGGCCTCAGCGTACTAGAACGGTTTCCACTCTTCTACTGGCGTCCGAACCCGCCAGCCATGGGAGCTGGCTATCTTCACCAGCATCTCCAGATCGTCCAGACCAACCTCTACGCGGCCCGGACGCAGCAGGCGGACGAATGAGCTGAGGTTGTCGCCGATCACTACTCGCAGATCATCCAGTTTGTCGCCGTCGCGTGCACCGATCGGCATCACCGCGTCGGGATCTGCGATGTACCGTCTACCGGCTTCGGTGATCGTGTAGTACGTACGGAGCGGACGCTTGAGGCCAGGCTGATCCTTCTCCTGGCGCTTGGTTATGAATCCCGCGTCCAGCAGGCGCTCGACGGTCGGATACAGCGATCCGGTTGCCACGTTCAGGGCCCGGCAGATCTCGCGGCCATACTGTTCTCCGTGTACTAGTTGGCCTAGCACCCGCCTTGGGAGCGTGCTTGCGCTCATCGTACTGACCCCTTGATCGCCAGCTGCATCAGCCTGTCGAGGATGTCGACGGGTACCATGGCCCACTCCGAGTGCAGGTCCCCCACCCATCGAACGTGCTCGCCAGCCTCGAAGCCGATGAGGGCGAGCGCCTCGTTGAACTGGTTGATCCTCTCCTCTGGCAGCAGCGCCTCCTCGTCCACCCCCCACTTGGCCAACTGCGTGCGGCCCTTCTCGGTGATCTCGTACACGAAGGTGCGGTCAACCTTCTCGCGGGTGACCAGGCCGTTCTGCGCAAAGCCGACCATGACGCGCGAGACGGTGATCGGGCTCGGCCCGGACTTGCCGTTCCGCAGCGCCATGGCGATCTGTGCGGCGTATACCGGCTCTCTGGACTTGGCCAACAGCGTCAGCGCCGAGAGGCTGATGTTCGTGCGGTAGTGGCCGCGCCCGTTCGGATAACGCTCACTCTCACTCACGTTCGTTCTCTCGCTTCTGCGACCAGGCCCTTGACGAAGCCCTGGTACGCCTTGGGATGCGTCTCGCGCACGTACTGGACGAAGGACTGTATGACTCCAGGCCGACCAGTCATGTTCGCGGACGCTTCCTGGATCAGCTTCTGAACCAGGACAGACTCGGGACTGGGCGCTTTATCCTTGCCGCCTGCGTGTTTCTCAGTGCTTGCTTGCACGCTCGGCCTCCCTGGCTTCCCGCCTGCGGTGGAAATCTTTCAGTTCCACCAACATCGTCACGGTCTTCAGGTGGAGGGCGTCCAGATCCTTCGGGAAGAACATCTGAGGCCGCCATCCGGAGTCATGCGACTCGATGAACCAGGCCACGAGGTATTCCATCTGATCCGCCGACAGGTCGGCGAAGATGGCGCGGCGGTTGCGCTCGATGCGCTCAGCCATTGCGGTACGACTTGCTTGGACCGCCGGAGCCGTCGATGGCCAGGCGTGCGGCCTGGATGGCGCTGATGATCCGCCCGGCCTCGGTGGGCGGAGCGGTGCCGAAACCGTTCCAGCCGTCGATGTTCGCCTCGACGGTCTCGTTCCACAGGTCCAGCTCCTCGCTGATGCGGTCCAGATCCGCCAGCTGCCCGTTCTTGGCCTTGTTGCGCCCGGCCTGCGGGTCCTCGAACCGCAGCATGACTCTGCGGTGGATGTTTCGATACTGCCTCCACGCCTCCTCCCCGAGGCTGTGGGTGCTTGCATACGACCTGCTGAACGCGCCGGAGATCGCCTTTGCCGCCTTCTTGCTGCGAACCGTGCTACAGATGATGGTGTTGTCCGGCATGCAGATACGCAGACTCCAGGAGCCGGTCCCGAGCCGGTCGATGAAGTAGTCGATCCCTCTACACTGCGACGCTAGGTAGACGCGATCGCCAATACCGATCATCTTGACCCACTGCAACGCACACAGGTCCGCAGCGCGATCCTTGGCCACGGTGATGCGGTTGGGGATCGGACCGGCCTTCTCGTACTCGCGCGCCGTAGTCTGCGCCAGATCCAGCGCCGCGAGGTACTCGGTGAAGTTGGCGCCCGTTCTGCGTCCATCGCCGTGGTAGATGTCCAGCCGGTAGCTGGAAGTGCCCATCGGATCGATGACGTAGAAGTGATCCCTCCCCTGCGCCTCATAGCTACGGCCGTGCGCGGCGGTATCGGGGCCTTCCTTGAACTTCACGGTCATACTCCCATCAGCAGATAGTTGGTGGTCCCCAGGCGCAGCGGATACTCCTCGTCGGCGTGCTCCAGGTCGAAACACCACCACATCCCTGCGGCCTGCTGGGAGCTGGATACCGGATGGCCGCACTCCGGTAGCAGGCCATCGGCCAGCACGTGCGCGTAGTGGACGTACATGCGCGCCTTGCGCCATCTGGCCTGCGCTACCTTCAGCGCCTCACGCGCGGAGGAGCCCGGCTGGGAGCCGAACGCATAGGACTCCGCACTGGCGCGATGGCGCTCGGCGGTAAGGACTATGCCCTCTGCGTGATCGAGCAGGATCATGCGCCCATGGCGCTCCCTGGCGTCCTCGCCTGCGCCGTAGATCTTCTCCAGGTCATCGACCGGATGCGAGGTCATTCCCTCGCCCAGCCACATCACGTCGGCCGCAACTTCCTCCGGGAAGTCTCCGCAGATGTCGTAGCCGACGCGACTGACCTCACCAAACGATCGGCTGCGGGTGATGGTGCCGCCGCGCCGCAGGATTACCAGATCGTTCTTGCGCAGACCGAGTTCGTCGATCATGGCTACCACACCTCGTGCTTGAGGCCGCCATGGGATGTCAGATCCCAGCCGACGATGTGCACCGGCGAGTAAAGCTCCAGTACCTCGGGCATCACCACGTCCACGATGTCGCAGGCAGAGTGCTCGGGATCACCGTCCGCCGCCTTCCACCTATCCAGCGACCCGTGCCGGGAGATCAGGCCCGCCAGCATGCCGACGACGAACAGGTTGTCGCACGCCAGCAGGATGTTTCCGCCCTCGTCGCACAGGGCTACCAGGTGCTCGGTCTCCTCGTCGATGTTCATGACGAACAGGTCGCTACCCAGCGGCGAGGGTGCGCTCCAGCCGGGATAGTCAGCCAAGGCTCTCGCCTCTACACCCACCGTCAGTGTGGTCATAGCCCCTCCTCATCTCTCGCGCGCTCTGCGCATGCGAGCATCGTAGCATGTGCGCGCAAGCAAAGGCACCCCCGACCGTGATCGATCGGGGGTGCCCTCTAGGGTTTGCTATTGCCTGTGACGGACCTCATCGACCATCCGGTAGATGATCTGGAAGCGCTGTGCTGCGAACGTCGCAGTGATGGCGATGCACAGCGATGAGGTCACATCGCGCGTCACCATCACCGCCGCCCCGGCGCTCAGGAAGCCGGTGCCGAGTTGGCCGAGGGCCGGTAGCAGCCGGGGGGTGTCCACCTCACACCTGGCTGTACTTCTGGCGCGGCTGGCGCAGCAGGGTGATGCGCTTGCGGTAGGACTCCAGGTCCATCTGAACTGCTGGGGACAGTTCGCCGAAGGTGACATCCAGCCATGAGCAGCCGTGATTCTCACCGCCGCAGGAGCACTCACAGTCGGGTCCGACTGCCATCATGCAGGTCGGGTCGCACGGGATGACCTCGTCGACCTGAGCGCTCACCCGCGTGAGCTGGACCGGTTTGGCGCAGTTCGGGCAACGCACGCGCCTGAAGTTGCCCTGCCATTCCACGTCACGCGCAACCGGGAGGATGCAATCTTCGCAGCGCCCGAGGAACCTGTTGGTAGTGGCGAAAGTTCGCGGGAGCATCAGGGTGCCCATGTGGATCAACTCCTCTCTAAAGGGATGCTGAGAGCATTGTAGCGCATGCGCGCACAGCAGCACACCCCCGCATCGATTGACGCGGGGGCACTGCTTAGGTCTATTCAGTTATCTTGCCGTGTGTCGCGGGTCATGTCGTCATGCAGACGCGCCATGCCGCGACCTAGACGCCAGAGGAACGCACCGAAGGCGAGGCATGATGTGGTTCCGATGGCGATTGCGGTGATCACGCTGATGGTGGCAGGCCAGTGCCCAGGCAGCCGCGCCGCCTGTCCCCCTCGTCGTTATAACGGGACTTGTGCACCTCTTTCGAGGGGTGCCACATGACCATCCCGTCTGCGTCCAGGAGCTTCTCCTCGCCGCACTTCAAGCACGATCCGATACCACCGGTCGGCTCGACCAGGCTCTTGGGGATGCCGAGCAGGATGTCGACCTTTCCGCGAGTTGGCTGCCCGTCGATACTCTTGCTGCCGGGATGCGGATCTACCCACGTGTCGAAGCCCATCAGCCCCTCCTCGATTCGATGGCGCGCTCCGGATGCCACAGCGGCCACACCCACGTCTCGCAGCTATCGTGAATCCGATAGCCGAAGTACTCGCGCCACCCGGCACCCTTGTAGTCGATCGCATCGGCCGCATAGGAGCCGCAGATGCAGCACTGGAAGTGATCGGGCGGCCAGACTCGTGGAGTCTTGGACTGCTCCACCTCGACCAGCCCCACGCGCCGCGTACGAGCCAGCGCGATACCGATACTGCCGGTGGCTAGGACGGTGAACAGCCACCCCATAGCGGCTGGCATCCCGAAGATGAAGATGATCGCCGCCATCGCCGCGTACAGGATGGCGTATGCCGCGTCCCTGCGGGCTTGGGTACGCATCATGTCGAGGCCGTGGCGATCGACGATCTTGGGGTTGAACCCGCTCATTTTCCACCTCCCGTCTTGCATGACTTCCAGATGACAGTACGAACGAACCGCCCCTCCACCGTCTCCACCTCGGTAATGCGGTCACCTGTCGCACGCGTGGCGGTGATGGGATGGGTGATCATGACGACCTCCTCCAGGATCGCCTTATCCGCCAGCTTCACGTAGACGGTCGCCTCCACCGCGCCGGTCCGCTCCGTCTCGCGCAGGTGCTTGATCAGAACCGACTCGTCTCCAGCCATGATGCCGCCCGCTGCGGCGACTACGTACTGATCTTCGCCCTCGAATACCGCGAAGCTCATTCCTCTCCAACCTCCCACTCCAGTTCGCCGATGACCTGGCGCTTGTAGATCTCGCGGATTGCAGTCCAGTGCAGCGTCTGCCGCATCCCGTCGATGGTGACCATGATGGCGCTGTGCTTGATCGCGTGCAGGATCATCTGCTTGCGTCCGCCGTTGCGGTACTTCAGCATGATCTCCATGCCGTCCTGCACCTCGGACTCGTCTAGCGGGATATGGGCGACCAGCTTGGACTTCGCCATCCTCGGCTTGAGGTCGCCCTTCCCATCTACCACCGTCTCGGTGATGAACGTCTGAAACGGTGTGACATGACCGGGGAGAAGAACCCAGATCGCGTCGTCTTCAGAGCCGGGCTCGTCGGTGAGCCAGAAGATCCTACGCATATAGCTGACCAGCTCGTCGGTGCTCAGCATGCGCGGAGCGAGGACCGGAGAGGTCAGCAGGAATCTGGTCTGCGCGCTGCCGACTCCGGAGTATGACAGCAGTGGGTAGATCCGTGCCGGGACGACGTGCGTCGGAGCGCCCTCGCGATCGGGGCGAATGCAGATGGTCGAAGGCACCAGGGCCTCGCCATCCTCGTAGAACAGGTGGCCGCGTGGCGTCCAGTCCGTGACCTTCCCCATGGCCGCCGGGATCTGCTTGACCAGCTCGGCCTCGGCGAACTTCTTTGCGTCCGCCTCCCTCAAGCCCTCCGCGAGCTTGCTCATGCCGTTGAATACCGAGAACTTGTCGTCGGTCGGGTTCATCAGCCCTCCAGTCTCTTGCGCGCTCTCTGCGCGCGAGTAGCGTAGCATGCTCCCCTATGCCGGGATCACGCTCTCAGAAGCGCTGAGAGCAGCGCTCCCCCATGATCACCAGCGCAGCGCTGCCCCGGCGCGGGGCAGCGCTGGCAAGCGCTCAGCAGCGCTCTGCGCGCTCGCTCACGGTCGAACGAGCTTGCGCACCAGCTCCCGAGCCAGACCCTCTACCTCATCCGAGACAAGCTCGATGGCCTCCAGCGACTGCGGGAAGCCGCCGCTCTCGGTCTTGTCGATGGCCTCCAGCCAGGCCACCAGATCGACGAACATCTGCGGCTCGGTGCGCGGCATATCCCGCAGTACGTAGGTACCGAGCGAGTCCATATAGGTGCGCAGGTCACCTCCTCCGCGCTCCGTGGCGAGCAGGTTGGCGCACAGCACCACGAACACGCCGATCAGCTGACCCCTGCGCAGGTCGGGATTGGACGGGTCCTCGCCGCCGTGTATGAACTCCTCTTTGACGCTCATCGCGGTCTGGAAGGCGGCGTCCAGCAGGCACTCACCGCCGTCGTCGTGGCACGCGCGCCACTTGGGCTGCCACTCGGGCGTGATCGCCAGGAACATCGCCCGCGCGGCTTCCACGTCGCCGTAGTTGCTGGCAGCGCCATCGTTGAGTTCGATCAGGTAGGTGTGATCGCGTTTGCACGGACTGGTCCGCAGCATGGTTTCCCTCGCCTCTGTGAATGCGTATATCCACGCCGGTCTCCCGGAATCGGAAAGCCGGTCCCTCTGCGCCAGTTCATCGATGATCGCCGTGGCGATCAGTATTCGCATGGCCTCGCGCCACGCGCGGTACTTGTCCTTCCCCCTCTCGGTGTTGGTGGGTCTGGTTCTACCGCGCTCCCAGTCGCTGAGGCCGGAGAATGAGACCGTCCTGCCGAGCAGCTGCCTCATGACCTTCGCGACTTCTGTCAGCGGTATGTTGTGCCGTGCGCGCAGTTGCCTTGCCCAGACGAACTCAGGTTCCGGTTTGCCGGTTGCAACCTTGACGTACTTCCACGTCGATCCGGCCCTGCTGCGGGGTAGCATCCGACCTCCTAGATCTCTGCGCCATTGGACATCTTGTCGTTCAGGGCCAGGAACTCCTGGCCCATCTTCAGGCCCATCTCGTCGACGATCGCGCATGCCTCGGCGAACGCCTTCACGGCCCGATCGCGCATGCCAGCGCGCCAGTAGGCGGTGACCAGCTTGACCCGCAACGACTCGCGCGTCGGATCGAGCGCGATCAGTTGCAGCAACTGGGTGATCGCGCCCTCGTTGTCACCGCGAGCAAGCAGAGCGCCGACCAGGGTCTCCTGCATCTCCGAGCGCACCTGGGTGTAGTGTTCGGCCGCTGCGGTCAGGACCGGGCCTACGGCCATGCCCATCAGGAACGTGCCACGCCAGAGTGAGAGGGCGTCGGTTGCGGCTCGCTGGACCTGGGCCCAGTGACCATTGGCCTGGGCGATGCGCGCATGTGCGGCCAGGGTGGCGAACTGCTTGATGTCCGTGTCGGAGTCGCCCAGGTCTAGGCGGTGACCGCCAGATACCGTCCTGATCATCTCGCGAGGCAGGCCGATCTCCATCAGACCGGTGCGCAGATGATGGATGTAGACCTGCATCGCCGTCCGATAAGAGGATGGCACCTCATCCGGAGTCCACAGCTCTGGACGAACCTCCTCGCGCGCCACGTTCTCACCGGCTCTAATGGTCAGAAGTCCCAGCACGAGTTGCTGGTGGCGTGAGGTCGGTTCCCAGACCCGAAGACCGCGCGTCACGCGCATCGGTCCCAGCACCTCGAAACTCGCTCTCGTGTTAACGGTATTCATCTCTACTCCGGTAACTCCTTGACCAGCTCGTCGAGTACGCGTGCAAGCAGGGGTGGCATGCCGCGTGCACCCTCGTATAGGTGGCTGCGCGAGCCCTTTCCGGTCGCTCTCGGTCCGCCCACCTCGACCGTCGTGCACCGCCAGATCGGCTCGTTCGGCGTGCGGGTGAAGGTGGCGTCGATATAGTCCGGTCTGATGGTGATCTCGGCGTACTCTCCCCGATACGCACTCGGGAAGGTGATCGTCGCCGTACCATCCAGGGGTGCGCGCAAGATCTCGATACTGCGCTTCTCGACATCGCCGATGGTTATCTCGTGGCGCATCAGATCTCCCGACTTCCGCGAATGCCGTCCCAGACTTCCCGCTCGTAGAGCGTCGCCGATGCAGCCTTGACCAGGCTGTCCCTTGCGAACGCGAGCCTGGCGTCGATCTCGGCGCTCCACGCGCTGCGCTCCAACTGCTGCGCATCCGGGGTCAGAGTGATCGAGTCGATCAGGCGCATACCAGCCACGGTTGCGGCGAAGAATGCCGCAGCCCCCAGTGCGGCGTGCACTGGCCCGTTGTCCAGCATCAGCTGGAAGTCGTCGATGGTGTCATCCCCCCCGTCGCCACCGCCCGACCCGTCCGCGCTCTCGACCAGAAATCTGATCTCGTCGGCGATGCGCTCCTGCCTGCGGCAGAGGTTGTCTAGACCAGCCATGATGATCTCGTGCATGCCGTCCGGGCCGAATGCGACGCCGAGTTTGATGGCCCAGAACAGTCCCTGCCCGTAGAACAGGGACGCGCCGCCATCCTCACCCGGCAGCGAGCCGCAGATCTCGTCTGTAGCCGACATCAGCACGCCAGCCAGGACCGCGCGCCTCTGTGGGCCGGGTAGCGTCAGGTCGCCTTCGACCTTCCGCGCGGCGAGGCTCGCCACTCCACCGAGCGATCCGAGGGCGAACATGATGTCCTCGTCGCTCGGTACCTCGCTCGGTTCGCTGGAGCCTTCCGGCTCGCTGGTCTCGTCGGAATCCATGACCGCTCCTACTCTCGCGCGCTCTCTGCGCGCATGAGAGCAGCGTAGCATAATTTCCGCATAAGGGCACCGAGAGCGCAGATGGAGCGGTACCCGCTCACGGGTACCGCTCCAGTCTCACCAGGAGTGCCTACTCCTGATCGTCGGACTCCTCTTCGGGCTCGCTCTCACCTGCCTTACCCTCCAGGAGGGCGACCAGGTGATCGCGGTACTCCTCCAGCACGGACGGGCCCACGAAGAAGCCGATCTTCGGATAGCCGTTGTCCTTCGCCCACATCCGCGCGGCATCCTTGTCGATCGGAGTGCCGTCCGGCATGGTGATGACGATCTTGCCTGTCGGCTCGGACCCGGAGCGCTTCTTCGGTGCGGTCGTGGTAGCCGCCTTGCGCTGACGCTCCTTCTTGGCGTCGGCCAGATCGAGGTACTTCTTGATGTCGGTCTGGAAGGTAACGAAGTTTGCATCCCCGAGGTCCAGGTTGCAGCGCGAACCATCCACGATGATCGACACCTGATGTGTTGCATCGGTGCCGTCGATGTCGTCTGTGCGCACCACCTTGGTCGCCATGTAAAGCCCCTTCCCGTCGCTCTCTCAGCGCTTAGCGCGCTAGAGAGCATCGTAGCATGTGCGCGCTCTGTGATCAATCATCACTATCAGGGCTGTTCAGATCCAGGCGTGGCCTATCTCTATGAAGTGGCGTTCTGAACAGCCGCTCCAGACTGCCGTACAAGTCGATCAGGCCATCTAGTACGGTCGGGTAGTCCAACCCGGTTGCCGATTTCCATCCCGGGAGCGGATCGGCAGTGGCACTTCTTTTTAGAAGGTCGACCAGCGTGTCTTCATTCGGTCTGGTCATCCCAGGTCTCCACCAGGTTCATCAAGGCATCCACCTCCGAGCCGCCATAGCCGGTCTTGCCTGTTGGGATGTGAGTGACCTTCTTGTAGTGCGCGCTGTTGGGTGTCGTCTGGAAGCGAAGATCCCCGCTTCTACCGAGAGACGCGAGCAGCGCCAGGAGGCCGGGTCGCTTCTGATAGTCGATCCGCTCGGCTTCTGCGAACTCGGGCGACGGTGGCCAGATATTGCTGACCCGACCCGCATCTACACGCGAATCAACCAGCCATCGGTTATGTAGATCAGCGATGTGCGATGCGGTCTTCTCGTCCATGAAGCAGCCGACCTCATGCATCACCTCACCCTGGGTGATCTCATCCGCCTCGGCGGGAGTCGCATCGATCGTCATGATGCACCACCCGCCTATCAGATCGTTCGACTTCGCATGCCAGGGCGCGTTCAGCATCTCTTCGATGTCGACCTTCGGATATCCCTGCGCATCAGGCGCAGATCGTCCAGCCTCTCCCAGATCTCCGGGTCCTGGTGATCCAGCATCCATGAGCACTCCTTGCGATAGTCGTGGAGATCGGCCATCCCTCGCACATCGCCACCCTGAGCGAACCCCTCACCCTTGCGCCATATCGGCCGCCAGTCGAAGTAGTGGCGCTTGGTGTGGATTCGCAGGCCGATCGGACTACCCCAGAGTCGCCTGTCGACGCTCCAGGGCCAGGTGAAGAACACCTTCACCCACCGGGTGTTGATCACAGGATCTCCTGGAGGCAGTCCTCTGGATCGTAGCCAGCCTCATCTGGAAATCTGTTACCCCTGTCCGGCCACATCACCTGCCAAGCCTTCGGATAGTCACCGTAGAGGCGCTTGGCGACGCCGAGGAGCGCCTTATCGGTAATCTCCCGCAGCTTGACGTTGTAGCCGCCACTGATGATCCCCTCGATGATCAAACCGTCCATCGGTTTGATGCCGCGATTGGTGATGGCGATCGGCAGGTCGTTGAGCAGATGGTGGGACTGATGGGGGGAGAGCCCGGACTGCATGATCTCGTAGCCGAACCTCTCGTCAGCCGTGAGTCCAACGGTGTAGGAGAAGTTCTGCTCGCGCCCCTCCCCCGCACCCACGTAGATGATCGCGTGACCGCACTTCTCGATCGTGGCCATCAGGTCGAGCATGAACTCGTCCTCACCCTTCTCGCACATGTCGCACATCGTCATTCACTCCATTCGACTGTCTCGTACTCGTGATTGCAGGCGGGTCTGCGCTTGCGAACCAGCCGCCCCTCATCTCGGGACTTGATCACGCATTCGTCGCACAGGTTGATCTCAAGATGCGTCCGATCCATCAGATCGAACACCTCCGAGCCGTAGTTGCCGCTGGCGGAGAACATCACCCCGCAGTCCGGCTGCAATGGCGCATAGGCGGGATCGACCGGCTCTAGCGCCTTACCGCACCTGATGCACGGCAATGGTGCACTCATGACGCCTCCGCATGCGTCTTGCAGAACCACTCGCCGCCACGGATCACCCAACCGCCGCCAAGGAGGGCCTTGGCTGCGTTCTCGTTGATGCTGCGGCTGTTATCGGACCACTTCTCGGCTGCCTGGCATGTCGGGCTCGGGCACCGCAGCAGGTGCTCGTAGAGGTTGCGGGACGCATGTCCCGGCGGGTCGTCTGGAAACCTATCCGGTGGAATATCTCTCGGCATCAGGTCCGGATATGCAGACCTACGCATACCACGCCTCACCTCGATCCATGGCTTGTACTCGCCATCCTTCAGGACGAAGACAGTCAGATCGCACGTAAAGATGCCATCGACTACCTTCTGGTATGAATTGACGCGCGGATCAAAGCGGATGCGCTGACCTACTGCGGACTTGACCAGGCCAAGAGTGCTGTGCGACTTGAACTCAGGCTTGCGGCCGGGAATCCTCGTCGCATAGGGCTTCGGCTTGAACTCTATAGGCTTAGTCACTTTTTCCCCTTGCTGAGCTTCTCCAGCTTTTCCATCGCGTAGGCGTAGCGCACCGAGCCTGGTGAGGATTGCGCCGCCATATGCTCGTAGTGGTATTCATCGCTCTCCCACATATGCGTCATGTCTCGCATGCGCAGGCCAGAACCGGGAAGGAATAGACGATCAATGCATCTCCTACAGTGGCATCCCGGAATCGTATTGGTGCGATCATCCAGATCTATCTCGCGCCACTGGCGCTTGCGGTCGCATGCCTCGCACTCGGGAACCGGATAGGAGTCGTGCTTACCGGCCTTATGGTCTCCGTCATAGATCTCTTCTGCCGTTGGCTCGTACGGGCAGGTGATCACGCATGACCAGTGGGCGTCGCGCTCCCCCCACTTCTGTATATAACGGTCAATGCCGGTCAGCTCTAGAAAGGCGTCCTTGTAGCGATACTCGGCCAAGTCACTGATGCCGCAGACGGGGCACTGGTCGATCGACGGGGAACGGGTGTAGGGCTGCATCTTCGCCGCTATCGGCTTCGGCTTCACCGTCCCGATCGGCGCGTAGGACACCCCGTAGAGCATCCCGCCAATGGCGCTTGGGATCAGAGCGAAAGGGAGGGTGCTCCAGTGAATCATTCCGACGTTGGCCAGGATGATGCAGACGACGAGAAGGATGCCGGAGTATGCGATCTCATGCCTGCCCACCCTGCGCAGCGTCGAGCGCGTCGACTCTCTCATCATGTCCCCTCGGGTATCTCAAGCTATGAGCATTGTAGCATGTGCCCTCGCGCGAGGGCACGAGGGCACCGCTAGTTCAGAGGTCAAAGATCGCGCTGAGTATCGCTACGATCAGATCGCCGATCACCTCGAAGCAGCCATCGCCGTCAGGAAGCGAGATCGTCTTCTTCGATCTCTTCTTCGAGATCTTCGAGTTCCGCTTCCAGCCCATCCGGCTCTCCATTCAGCCCCAGCATGTCGATCAGCAGGTCGGCGTCGGGCTGAGTCATGCATCGCTCGATCATCGCCTCGCGCACCTGCGAGGTGACATTTACCGGTCCGCTATCCAGCCCCCTCTTGCGCGCGCTCATACCTGCGGATCGATCAGTCCGGGCAGGTCTGCCAGCCCCTGCTCCAGCAGTTCGTAGGCCACCGCGATCCTTGCACTGCCGGGATCGTTCGGGTGCTTGTCGATCCACCCCTTGAGCCAGGTCATCACCTGGCGGTGCCCCTCGCTGATCACCGATAGCTGGGACTTCAGGGCGTTCAGGTTGCCGTGTGCGTCTTCACTGAGTTCACGCGCATTGTCAGCGCGCTCCCGCCACTGCTCAGTGAATCCCAGGTTCTCGTCGTGCAGCTTGAGCAGGTCGGTGGTCGCCTGCTGCCAGAAGTCGCGCTGGGCGATCAGGTGCCCGACGAATCCCTGTTCGATGGCCTGACGGATCTCGGTGATCCGGTCCGGCTTCTCCTCTACGGTCTGCTCGATCACTACTCACCCTCCTGTGCTGTAGAACCGTGCGCCCACTCGCTGCGGGGCAGCAGGTTGCCGAAAGCGTCGTGCGTGTCATACCAACTCGCAAGCTCTGCGATCTGAGCTGCGTCCAGCCATGGGTCCTTGCTGTCACAGATGACCCGGTCGTTGCCGTAGACGGTATGAAGACAGATGGCAGCCACGATGATCGCCTGCTCGAAGCTGTCACCGCCGCAGTTCAGATCCGTGTCATGGAAGTGCGCGTCGCGCAGCGAGTGCTCATCGATCGGCTTGCTGGTCGGCCACTCCCACTTGCCCATCTCCACCCATACCTGAGTGTGGGTGTTGAGAGCGTCATCATCCTCGGCGTGACGGGTGATCGGGTCTACCTTCACCACCGCGATATCGACCGATCGGGTTATGCCGTGATCGCGCATCAGCCTTCGGTGGTGGATGCGCTCCTGCGGCGTCTGGGAGCGATCGCCGTCGAACTGCCAGAAGGCGGGATGGCCGTCAAGAAAGTGCCACGCGTTGTAGAAGTCGAGCGGATTGCTCTCGAAGGCCCGAACTGTCTCCCTCCACTCCTTATCGTGGATGCCCTGAACGTCGGCGAACAGCTCACCCCAGGTGCCATCTTCGCGACCCTCATCCTGGGCCCAGGACTCGCGGATGCGCTCGTCGTTGCAAGGAATAACGGGCAGGACGATCGGCTTCTCCTCAAGGCGCTTCTGGCTGCGGTCATACACCACGGCCTTGACGATCTGATATGCGGTATCTTCCGTCAGCGCGCGCCACCCCTCGATCTCCTCCCCGTGTTGCTCGGTGGGCAGGCGGCGAAGGCGTTCACGCAGGCTGTCCTGGTCGTGCTTGGTGAGCTTGTCGGCCCACTCGGGCATCTCAGTCACGGTAGGTCTCCGGGTTCAGTAGCGCGATCAGGACGATGAGAAGCAGTAGCGGTAGCCATAGCACCCATGAGAGGACGAGGACGATGAACGTCAGACCCCAGATGCGTGAGTGCGTCAGTGCGTCCAGTCGCGGCTTGCCCTCGCAGTACAGCGAGAGCAGCGGCATGCCGATGAAGAACCCAGCCAGCGCGTACGCGCACCCGGCCAGTATCTTCAGCATGGTCATCAGGTGAATGGTGATAGTCACTCGCGCTCCCTCATTACATTCAGCGCGTGGGTGGCGGACGCGACGATCTGAGTCACGGTGAGACTCAGCAGATCCTCACCGCCAGCGGCGCACGCTTCAAATAGGGCGATGAACATCGAGTCATCGCCGTTACCCACCGCAGCCACCATCTGACCCGCTCTGGCTACGTGCGTAGGGACCTCATCAGAGTCCTTGATCTGCTCGGTTGCGAAGTGCAGGAACTTCGGCATCATCACCTGCCCCCGCGCCTTGCGCTCCTCCCAGTCGGGGACCTGCTCCTCCAGGATCATTTCGCACATGGTGCCCACCATCGCCATGAGGGGCGCGCGGTGCTCACTGAGCTTCGCGACCAAATCGGCGATCTTCGCATGATCACGGTCATACATGGCCGCCATGAGTTGCTTGAATAGCGCGCCATGCCTAAGCAGGTCATCGAACGAGGTCACTTCGCAGCCTCCTGAATCGTTTTCATCGCACGCGTCACCAGCTCGGCCATGAAGTCGGTGAACATGTCCGAACCGAGCTTGACTGCTGAGTTGAATATGGCGATCTCCATCGCCATATCGTTGTTGGCCACCGCCGTTATCATCTGACCAGCCAAGGCGATGCATGGTGGCAGCTCTGACACTTCCAGCGGGTCACCGCGCTTGGAGAACAGCGGGCTGAAGAACGCCCCTTCGGGAGCGTTCTGAAACGCCTCGCCGACCTTCGCCATACCGATGATGCCTGCGAGGGCCGTCGCTGTCGCAAACCCGGCCTCGTAGCCTCTACCGAGCTGCAAGCTGAGCGCGTTGCTCACCGCATGCATATCGCCAGACCTCATAGCCCCATATAGGTCATCGAAGCCTTCTAGTGCACCCGCAAGGCCATCGTCACTCACCGAATCCCTCCCTCTCTGACAGATCTGCCGATCCGTCCTTGCCCACGCCAAGCGACTTGGGTCGCTTTGGCTCCTGCTTATAGCCGGGGCATCGCATATGACCCTTGCCCGGTACCTGATGAGAGCGCATCGTGCCGTCCAAGCGCAGGGCGCGGCTATGGCCGCAGCCTGGGCATATCGCGCGCCTGCCGATGCCGGGCAGCTTGCCGTCCTTGAGCATCGCCAGCGCCGCCAGAGCCTTCCCGGCCCGCAGGTAGCAGTAATCGCATGGAACCGGGTCGCTGACGTTCTGGTGCATGTGCAGCGACTCGTTCGCATGCAGGTACTGCGCGATGATCTCGACTTCGACTTCCTTGCCGCCAGCCAGCCCGTAGGCGTGCTGACGGGTATCCTCTCGCGACACTTCGCCCTCCGGGTTCGGATATTCGACCCGCCATGTCGGATGGGCTACGCCTATCGAGCGGTCATCGTCGAAACGGATTCGCAGGTATGCGTATCTCGCTCCGACGATGACCCCAGCGCGCCCATCCACCGCTACACGCATGCCGCGCTTGGCGGGCACCGCGTAAGAACGGCGGATGTACGCCATGTTCACTCCGATGTACCGCCCTCAGCGAGGACCTCTTCGAGAATTGCGTTGATCTTCTCGTCAGACACGCCGTTCTCGAATGCCTCCAGTGCGATGACCAGCTTCATGTGATCCGAGAGTGGTACCTCTCTGGCGGTCAGATCGGCCATCAGGGCTGCCATGGCACCCCAGATGGACCTGAAATGCGTGTAGAAGACCGCAGCAGACGGCAACCTGCCAGCGGTCTGTGGGTCCTTGCTGAACTGCTCGCGCACTCTGCGCATGATCTCCGTGGGGCCGATCTCGCGCCATGGCAGATCACCCTCGTCGATCAGCCTGTGCAGTTCGTCCAGGATGGCCTGACGCACCCGCTTGCCGCGCTCGCCCAGGGCCTTGCCGTTGCGGTCGGTGATCTGCTTCTCGCTCATGCCGGTGCCAGTTCGCTAGGGGAAGGATCGGGGACTTTCTCGGTCTCGCTACCGCCACGACCGTGACCGCAGTGCTCGCACCACGGCTGAAGCTTGCTATGGGTAGCGAAGATGCGACCGAACCAGTAGGGCTGTGGGGCCATGGTGATCGTGATCAGCACGTTGTCCCAAAACCGGCTAAGGCCCGCACGCTCACCGAAAAAGCTGGCCAGGAAGTACGCGATGATGGCGGCGTAGAGCAGCTTGACGCGAAAGTGCGCCGAGTACAGCTGCTTCTTGCGTCTCGAAGCCATCGCCGGACCATCCAGCGGGAACTTGCCGATGCACCTCTCGCACAGGAAGTGCGAGTGATACAGCCCGCCCAGCATCAGCACCATCCAGACCGTCGAGCCGATGAAGGTGGCGACATCCTGCCAGGCGCTGTGGGACTTGGGCAGCCAGTTCGACGCGATGATGACGATCAGTGCGATCGGCATACCCTCGTGCGCATAGTGCGCCAGGCGCGGGTAGCGGTTCCACACGCCCGGCCTCGGGTTGGGGCGCGACATCCGCCGTCCGATGTCCGCGATCTTCTCGCGAAGACGCCCGAATGCGGCCCTCACGCGAACACCAGCTCCCAACCGTTCTTCGAGCACACCTTCATCGTCTCGGTGATCTGCTCGCCGAAGCCGATGATCCGATCGGTCACACCCTCCGGAGCGTCGCGCCTCCAGCCCTCGACGATGCGCTCCATCGTCGGGTAGACCGCGAAGCATTCCAGGGGTCCGATCGAGCCGTCGTCGTCCTCGTGGTTCAGGAACGGCTTCAGTGGGCTTTCCACCTCATCCCACGGGCGTTCGCCGTCACCGAACCCCTCCATCTGCATAAGGTCGAAACCCTCGGTCTCGGCTAGAGCCCGTCGCAGGACGGCCAGCTCCGCATAGCCGAGCCTGATCGTCGCTCCCTTGGCCTCCCAGAAGCCGGATTCGGTCTTCTCGCCGGGGTAGATCATCATCTTCGGTTCACTCCCTTCATCTCATAACGGGTGCGGCTCGTCGCACCGGCTTGAACTTGCGCGCCAGCTTGCGCAGCTTGCGCTTGGTGCCGTTACCGCCACCCTTGTTCCACCAGGCCCAGATGAAGATGGCATCGATCGCCGCTATGACCGATGTGAAGAACGTCGGCAGATGAAGTAGCACGTATCCGACTATCTCGATAGCGCCGCCTATCGCGCCGACGCCAAAAGCCTGATGGATCGGCGCACCGCCTATGATGATGGTCATGATCGCGTATATGATCATGGCGAACGCGACCACTAGCAGGCCAAGGCCCAGCGCCTCAGCCGGACTGGGCATCGTACTTTTTCCTGGCGTGGTCATGCCACTTCTCGTCGGTCCAGGTCTCATCGATGTCCAGCATGTAGATCTCGGCGCGGGACACCTCGAATCGACTGGCGAGGTAGTCGATCACCATATCGGTGGCCATGATGCCAGCCCAGCCCTGGAACCTCTTGCGCTCGATCTGAGTGAAGCCGACGTTGTGGATCTCGACGGAGCGCACGCGGGAGAACCTGCCATCGGGTCCCCAGACAGTGACCTGGAGCGGCCTGCCAGATTCCCTGACTGCGGCCAGCAGCTCCTCAAGCGTCTCGTAACGGTTTTCCATCAGCTCTGATGCCTCCTGCGCTTGCGGTGGCCGATGTGATACTTGCCGCACCATCGGCATCTATAGACCTCCAGGGACCTGCGGCGAGCCCCCTTGTTGCGCATGAGCGAGAACAGGTGATCCTGGGCGGCCCTCCGGGTCTCATGGGCCTGCTTCGGATGATCCTGCGACCCGTGCTCGCGCTGCCTGGTCATGGGTTGATGCTCAGGCAGAGCGGCTTATGGAAGGACATGCACAGCGGACACAGGTCGCACTCCTTGCGCATCTCCTCGACGCACTCATCGCACGGACCGTCAAACCAGGTGCGCATGTTCCTGCCCGGGAAGATGACGACCGTCCCGAGCAGCCTCGGTAGCACGAAGATCAGGCTGCGATTGCAGTGCTCGTCAGCGCTGGCATCCCAGCGCGAATTCCACGGCTCCGTCGTCTTCCAGGGAGCCCAGTACTGGAAGCGCTTGCCGTAGTAGCATCCACCGCGCCATCCGGACTCGTCCCAGATATCGCATGGGTCATATCCGATGTCCGCGATGAACCGGTCCCACGCCTCGTTGAAGTGCTCCTGCGTGTAGGTCGGCATGTACCCGCAGCGGGTCATGTTGCGCACGCTGGCGCGGAAAGCCAGCGTCTTATAGGCGCACAGAGTCGCTTCCGGCAGGGTCTGGGAGCTGATCTCACGCGCCTGCGGCGAGCCGAACGAGGAACGCTCTAGGAGGCGATCAAAGAACGCCATCGAGGCCACCTTCCACTTCGGTCGCCTCGCCGCTTTCCGGATCGATCTGAACGATCGTGGTGTTCTCGGCGATGCGCGCATACACAGCCTTCAAATCCGCCTGAGACATGCCCTCCAGCGCATCGATCGCGTCGCGCCACTTCTTCGACATGTCGACCGGCTCCTGCATCAACTCGGCGAGCATGTCGCGCGCCCACTCCGGAGCGCGGAAGTAGAAGGTCGCATACGTTCTGTCGAACTCGTCGTCCGCATCTCGCAGGTAATGCGGGTTGGACTGCATGCTCTCGATGGCCTCGGCCTGATCTTCGCGATTCGGCCCGCCGTTGCGGGTGTAGATCGCGATGACCGGCTCGCCGTCGTGGTTCTCCACCCAGATGTCGCGGAATCTACCGACGAAAGCCGGTTGCTCGAACACCGGCAGAATCTTGGCCGCGCGCAACATCTCGTTGCCGTCACCGAGGACCGCGTTATAGAAACCACCCATGAGTCACCTCCAGTCATGCTCGCAGACATAGGGGTGGTGCGTGCCTGCGGGAGACCCCGAGAGGATTACTCTCCCGATCCCGCAGGCTTTAGGCGATGCCGTGTCGTCGACCATCGCCAGGGCCGCGCACCCGGCCCGAACTAGGTCACTTGCCGATCAGGGCAAGCAGCGAGCGCGCGATGATCAGCGGGTTGGTCACCGAGTCGAAGGTGAGCAGCCGCACGTGGCTGTTGTTCTTCGCGATGTCGGTGTACTGCTTGACGGTGCGCTCGTACGCCTTGCCGTGGCCGATGACGGCGACCACGATGTACGTGCGCTTGCCCTGCTTGGCCAGCAGCTCGGCGAAGAGGTCGCCGTCCTCCGCCGCGCCGTCCGTGATGATCAGACCCGCCAGGTGCGGCTGGTCCTGGATCGGCCGGTCGCCGAACTCGTCGTCGTAGTGCCCGGCGATGGCGTTCCAGCCGCCGACGATGACGGTGCCGCCGCCAGCCCTGGATCGGATCTCGGCGCGCTTGCTGGCGACGTTCTTCGAGTTCAGGTCCTTGAAGTCGAAGATCTGGTCGGAGAAGCCGATGGTGTAGATGCCACCCTCATCCTCCTCCTCCGGGTTCTCCTCGTGCTCGGAGTCCTCACCCTCCAGCGCCTCGACGATCGTCGGCAGCGCTTCGAGAACCACGTCGATCTTGCGCGGGGAGTTGTCGTCGGCCGACGCGCCCTCCATGACCATCGAGCCGGACAGGTCGAGCAGGAGCATCGGCTCGACCTTGCCCTGCGTCAGGGGCGTCACGTCGTTGAGCGCCGCGATCTCCTCGCGGGTGGGCTCGTGGTAGTCCTGGATATCGGTGTCGATCATGTCGACCCTCTCGTCATCAGGGAGGGGGCTGCAATGCCCCCTTGCGCGCTCATGCGCGCTTGTGAGCATTGTAGCACATGCTTAGGGAACCTCGCGAGGGCAGCGCCTGCGCCGATTTCGAGACCCCCTACTTGAGGATCAGCAGTTTCGTACCGGCGATCAGCTTGCGGTTGGGCGCGGTGGACTGGACGAACGTGATGTACTTCTTGTTCGGGTCCGGCTTCGCCCTCACCTGCACATCCGGCAGGCCGATCAGGTCGCGGGCCTGCTTGCCGTTGTAGACCTTGCCGGTGGTCACCTCCAGGAGCGCCACATCCTTCTGCGGCTGGATGGTCTCGGTCTTCATCAGCTGGTAGTAGTACTTGCCCAGCCTGAACTTCAGGCCGAGGTCCTCTACCGTCTCCTTGATCGGACCATCCTTGATGATCGGCACCAGGTCATACTTGGAGGGAGGAACCGGCTTGAGGCCAGCGGCCTTCACGGTGGTGGCGTTCACCTTGTCCTCGCCGGTCGCGAACAGGTTCTGACTGCTGCGCACACCGGCCGCGCGGTTGGTCATGTACGTCTTGGTGGCCGCGCGGATCGCCTGACCGGCATCCTCGACGCCGCGATCGGAGTTCGGACTCCACACCGCGACGTTCTGTGCCGGGAAGCCGAAGCTCTTGGCGGTGAACACCCCGGAGGCGTCCGGCACCAGAGCGCCGATGGTCCAGTTGTCCGGCAGCTTGCCGAGGCGCAGGGACAGCGCGGGCGGCCCATACTTGCGGCTCATGTTCTCCCGGCCATCGGTCAGGATGTAGGCCAGGAAGGCGTGGTCGCCGTAGCGCTGCGGGAACTCGCTCATGTCGTCGAGCGCCTGCATCGTGGCGTCGATCAGCGCGGTGTTGCCGCACGGCGAGTACACCGTGGCGATCGACGGCAGGCGCAGCACGTCCTTGTCGTAGATCACGCAGCGCACGTCGTCGGCGAAGGTGTAGACCGTGACCCGGGTCTCCTGATTCAGGGTCTTGGACAGCTCCGCGAGGTCCGCGATCAGCGCGTCCGCGACCTTGATCACGGTATCGGTACGGATGTACATCGACGACGATGCGTCGAGGATCAGGCCGATGTGGTTGATGTAGTTCTGGGTGCGATCGCCCATTTCTCACTCCCTTGCCAGTATTCGACGGACACCGCCCGCCCCGGTGAAGGCCGGGGCGGGCGGGTACTGCTAGACCGCCTCGGGGACGATCAGGTCGAACATCTTGTCGCCGTAGTTGTCGTGCACCTCGACGTTGCCGATGCGCTCGTCCAGCAGCTTGGCCAGAGCCGTCTCGATCTCCGGCTCGGGGATGCCCTCGGAGGCCTTGCGCAGCAGTTCGAGCTGCGGGTGCAGGGACTGCGCGGCGCTCACCAGGTCCTTGGTGGTCAGCACGTAGTCCGGCTTACCCTCGGCCCGAGTCAGGGCGAAGGTCTTGGCGCGATCCGCCGTCGCGCGGACGAAGGCGGGCTCGAACTTCTCCATGTTCTTGTAGACCTCATCGAAGTCCACGGTCGGGTCGAGCTTGCCGGGAGCGACCACGGCGCGCACAAGGCGCTCGGTGCCGTTGCGATCCAGCGCGGCGATCTCCACCACGAAGTCCAGCCGACCGGGCCGCATCATGCCCGCATGGATCTGATCCACGTGGTTGGTCGTCATGACCAGCATGACCTCGGTGCCCTTGGCGGTGATGCCGTCGAAGGACTCCAGCAGTTCGGAGACCTCCTGCGGCTTGCTGGTCGAGGACTGGGTGTCGATGTCCTCGACGAACACGACGGCGGGCTGGTAGAGCTTCGCCGTGCGCAGCACGTCCTTGACCTTGTCGCGGCCGGTGCGCGCCATCAGGAACGTCCAGCCGTTGGACTCGGCCACCTGCGCCGTCATGTTGCCGATCGACGACTTGCCGGTGCCGTAGGGGCCGTAGAGCAGGAGCGAGCGCTTCAGCGGGATGCCGTCCTGGCGGAACTCGGGCGAGAACTTGAGCGCACCGAACAGACCGGCGTTGAGCGTGGCGGTCACCTCGTCCGAGAAGACGATCTTGTTCGCGTCGAAGGTGGAGGTGTCCAGAAACTCCAGCTCGTCCGCGCCGACCAGAGCCTTACCCCGGTAGATCGAGTTGTCCTTGAGGTACAGGTCGATCTCGTCGAACAGACCCTCGATCTCCGTCTTGTGCTTCTTCGGGCTGGAGACCACCACCGCGAAGACCGGGCCGTAGTCCGGGTCCATCGTGCTGGTCAGGGTGATGTCCGCACCCTCCAGGATGGGGATGCCGATCTTCTCCCACGGCACCTGCTTGGTCTTGTTGTGCGCGACCTGGATGGTGCGGATGACCGGCGGGCGGGTGCCGAACATCATCTGAGTGCTCTTGCCGATGGTCAGCCCGTAGCGGCTCTTGAGCACCTCGGCGGCGGCGTTCGCGCCGTCGTCCGGACGGAACCGGAAGATCCGCTGGAAGCTGATGACGGTGTTCTCCTCCTTCCGCTTCGCCTCCAGGATCTCGATGGCGCGGGTGTAGGTGGTGCCCTCCGGGAAGGTCATCCAGGGGAACTGGTGGAACTTGACCTCTTCGCCGGTGATCACGTCACCCTTCAGGCCGAGGTTCTGCGAAGCCAGGGCCAGCATCAGCATCTCGTTGGAGATGCCACCGTTCTTGTCCAACTCAACCCCTAGGTTAATTTTGTTAGTATTTATGTGCATGGCCCCCCACCTATCCGGATAAGTGAGGGCTTTGACGGAAGATCTAGTCCCCCGACCCATGGCCGCATGCCCAGCCATGTCAATGCCTTGCTTTCAGCGCTTTGATGTCCTGCGCTTGATGTTGAGTAGCGTAGCACAATCCTTTGAGCGAGCGCTACTCCGCTGCGCTGAGAAAATTGCCGAGGGCGAACAGTTCTTCGACCAGTGATGAGGTCATCTCGGGTCCCAGCGCATCGCGGATCGACTTATCCAGAACGCGCATCCGCCCTTCCGCCTGGCGCAGGGCCGCGAGTCCATCGGTCGTGATTTCGACCGAGAGACGGTTGCCAGATCCAGGCGTCCAGGAGCGACTTACAAATCCTGCGCGCTCTAGTCGGTACATCACCGGCAAGATGCTCTGTGCTGTGACCCTCAGAGTGCGCGCTATCTCCGCTGCGGTGATGTCGCCGACGTGATCGATCAGTTGCATAACCTCGAACTGGGCCTGAGTCAGCCCGCAGTCCGTCAGGACCTCATCGCAGCGCACACGCAGAGCGCGAGATGCCTGCATCAGGACGCGCGGCAATCTACCGCGCGCCGGATCGTATTCGTGCTTGGTCATCTATAGACCTTTCCGTAGTGCTTCTCGCACAGCCCGTCGTAGACGTGCGTACGCGCACACCGCAATCGCCAGCGCTGATATATGCATCTGCCCTGGTTCGCTTCCGACTCGCTCAGGCCTAGCGCCATGTCGTAGCGGCAGCACGCCCAGGAGACGATCGGGCCCGGCATCAGGTGGATGTTGTGATGCCATCGATGCCGGTAAGCCCTGCGACCTAGACCGGTCGGCTCATAGAGGAAGTGGCTGAGCGAGTCGATGCGGCCCCACAGCCTCGCCCTCACGGCTTCAGGCCCGTGCAATGACGAAGGCTGATCAGTCCGATGACGTGGGCCAAGCACGTCTCATACGAGCCGAATCCGACGAACACCGGATCTGCTTTGGGGTCATGAGTATCCACCTCAAAGAGATTCCAGTGATAGCCGGGATGGGTCGCGCGGTCCCGGTCATGCTTGATCTGATAGCGCCTCATGGCTCACCCGTACCAAGAGACGATCCACCAGCCGGGCTGGTTCTCACCCTCGGGAGGCTCGATACCGTTGCGCTCCAGCTCCTCCTCCAGCCTGTCCTCCCAGGCCAGCGGTACGGAAGTGCTCGGTAGCGGCTTGGGATAGCCACGCCACGCAGTCACCTTGCTGTCCTCGATGGCCAGGTAGCGCATGGGTGATGCATCAGAGCAGTGCCAGCTCCACTCCACACCGTCGATCGGCTTGGTGTTATGACCGGCCTTACGCTGTTCCCCCTCCTCGCCCCAGCAGTAGCCATAGAAGACGATCGCATCAGTCGAAACGCTCATTGCAGTTCCTTTCCTAGATAGAAGTGCGCGCCGGTGATCGCCGCCATGTTCACCAGGCCGTTGACTGTCATGCCGTCGTCGATCATCGATGCGCCGAGGGACGACAGGATGAGCAGAGTCGCACCGATGTGCTCCGGTGGAATACCTTCCAGCTCCTTACTCATCACCTCCATGCACGCGCTGCCGATCAGCACTGCACCTGGCTTGGTGGCGCGTTGCAGTGCCAGTTGCTTGTCGGCATGGGTTGCCAGCTGGTCCAGCAGTCCCACATCCATGTGCGCTCCTATGTCAACTGCGGCGCTGCGCGCCGAACGGGTGAGAACTTGCGCGCCAACTTCTTCAGGCGCTTCTTGGTCTTGTCGCCACCGCCACCGTTCCACCACACCCACAGATAGAAGGCGGTCCAGATCGCATCCCACACTGCGCCCCATCGGTCATGCTCCATGACCGATGCGATCAGGAAGTTGCCACCTGACAGCGCGTACCAACCGCACGCTCGCCAGAAGCCGAATCTGCGCAGCCATATCAGTAGCCCGATCCACTGGCTGAGCATGCCCGCCCACATGAAGATCCCTTCTAGGGCATCTTTCATGGTTCGACCAGGTCGATCACGACCTTGCGAGATTTGCGACGGTAGATCTCCAGTCGATCGTGCACGCCCCACCAGGACACGTGGGCAGCGCAGTAGTCCTCCAGCTCCCAGTTCTGCTCCAGCTCGACGAACAGGTCGTCATCGCCGCAGCAGCCCTCCATGCCCTCGCCGATGTAGACGAAGGTGTCACCCCCGTAGATCTGGAGCGCCTTCGTGGCGTAGTCAGCTTCATACACCGGCCAACTGATCATCAACGCGCGGTCGGGATAGCCCGCAGCGACCTGCTGGTCACCATCTTTCACGGGGTGGTAGAGCTTGTGGGTATTGAAGCCGTTTCCTTCACCGGGCGGCCTCGGATCGTAGGCGTCTACCTGCATGCCAGCTTGGGTCAGCTGCCACGCCCAGTAGCCGGAGCCTGCCCCGACCTCCACTATGTCCTGACCCATGAGCCTGTCCTCCAGCCACTTGATGTCGCCGCTAGTCGGTATCGCCCAGCTGTAACGGGCGCACAGGTGGAAGCGGGTCAGCCCGGCATTCGCCGCTTCTATCATCGCCTCGGGATGCAGAGTCCAGGACCAGTAGCCGTCCGGCTCGATCATCGGGTTGAACAGATATGGCCGTCCGGGGATGCGCCGCACGATGTCCCAGTAGGGATTGTCGATGCCATTCGGAATCGGCTGGTCGAAGTCGGAACGGATGATGGGTTTGTTCTCGTAACGCGAACCTGGTGTGAAAGCACCCAGGAACGAGGTTCGAGAGTCGGCCCGCTCATACGGTGCGCTGGCCAACCTGTCCGCGAGGCGTATCAGTTGCTCCTCGGGAAGGTAGGCCAGCGGGGTGCCGTCGAGCAGGTAGGGCTCCCCTTCGCTCATGCCGCCGGACACCAGACGACTTCGCACGCGTGACGCACCGGGTCCCAGATCTCAACCTGAGTGCGCAATCCCTGCGCGCACCCCTCCAGGAAGTACTGGTCCTTCACCGCCTCAGTCTTCGCGACGCGGTGATGGGAGCTATGAGCGCCATCGTCGTACGTGGAGACCATCCAAACCGGGTGCATCACAACTCCATTCCACATGGCGCGACTTCGAGCATCGCGCTGTCGCCTATGCGCATCACGTACTTACCGCCGGGTAAGCCGCCGGGTACCTCGTCGTCTATGTAGTAGGCCGCAAGGGCTGGGCAGGGATCGTCCAACGTGCAGCCGCAGTCCGGGTTGGGTCTACCGGCGGACCATCTCTGCCCATCGTCATCGCCGACTTCCAGCTCATGCCACAGACCAGCCATCAATCATCCGTCTCATTGATCAGGCCGTTGTCGTCCAACAGCCAGAAGTCGGTGACCAAATCGGCAATGCGCGCCGCCTTCAGCCCGTCGCAGGTTCCAGATTCAAGGGCGCGGAGATCTCGGGCCAGTCTTATCCGGCGCACGACGTAGCTCACCGTTCCTAGCCCGTACTCGATGAACAAGACGATCCCCAGGGTCGCGGTGGCGATGCCGATGCAGGCCAGAAGCCCGATCTCGCCCTTCGTCAAGTGCGCTCCCAGTCTCAGGAAGTAGTAGATCAACGACATTGGTGCTCTCGCATGGGTCGGATTTTGAGTATTGTAGCATGTTCCCGAGGGCATGAGCAATGCCCGCGTAACCCATGACGAGCCCGCCGATGATGGCGACCACTGCCACCGTGATGGTCAGATAGACCATCTGGTGCTGGAAGTTGATGAAGACGCCGTAGTGCCGCACCCTGGGAACCATCTTGATCACGTCAGTCGCTGAACAGGGTCGAACTCTGCGCAACGGATGACGGCTTCGCGCCAGCGGCGAGGTTCAGCTTGACGGTGTTGGACAGGTTCTCCAGGCGCGCGTCCGCATAGAGGACCGGGCCGTCCCAGTAGATGTACACGCCGTCCGGGGTGAAGAAGAACTTGCCCATGTCACCACCCTCGTTCTTCCCGAACGAGAGGTCGTCACCCGGCAGCTCCACCGTGAGGTTGCCGCCGCCGCTGGAGCCAGTCGAGGAGTACACCCCGACAGCGGTGGTCATGGACGACTGGGTGGAGGAGACCTTGCCGAGGACCGGCACCTCCATGATCAGCTCGCCGTTCGGGCTGAACAGATACGCCCAGCCGGTCTTGGTCTTCTGGTTGAACCGCAGGAGCTTCTCGCGCTGCTGGTGAAGCTCCAGCGAACTCTTCATCAGCGAGAGCGGGTACGCCTGGCTGGGGTCCGCCTTGACCTGGTTCCACGCCTTGTAGGACAGCTCACCCTGCTGCACTACCAGGTCGTTGACGCTACCGGCGTTCTGCGTCAGGTCCGTGCCGGTGTTGCCGCCTGACGAGCCAGAGCAGGCTGCGGCTGTACTACCGAGCGCTGCCACCGCTACCCCGCCGGTCAGAAGCTTGCGACGATCCATATTCCCCTCGTTATCCCTGTTGTCGTTACTGGCACACGTCGACGCTGAAGCTCGGCGGATCGTCCGCCGGACGCCAGTCCTTCATGTTCATGTCGCCAGCATCCTTGTTGTACTCCTCGACCGCCTGAGTGCAGACGCTCTTGTCGAGGGCGAGCTGGGCCCTATCACCGGTATCGGTCGGCCGATCTCCGAACTGATCCTTGTCCGAGCGGATCTTGATGATGTCGGCGGTGATCTCGCCGTTGAGCTGGTTGAACGCATCCTGCGCCGTGGCGCGGTTGGTGGCGTCGTTGTTCTGGATCTGCTGCTGAGCCGCACCGCGCGCCGGAGCGAGCGCGGCGTCGATCTTCCAGCCGATCAGAGACAGACCGCCAGCCACACACATGACCACCACCACCGCGATGATCCATGCGGTCACCACGCCTACGGCGTCACGCAACGCATCGAACAAGTTGACCCCCTGCTGGTATGGAAATTCGTTGAGGGACCACGCGGGCGCGTGGTCTCATCCGGTTCGCGATCCTCGCCCGGTCGACCATGATCGACGCCAGCTGAGCGGGACTCACCGAGCCGATGCCGAGCATGCCCGCGTCGTCGTAGAACCGCTGGACGAACTGTTGCAGTTGAGCCTTGCGCCTCTTCAGCAGCTCCAGCCAGTGCCTGTGGAAGTCGTACTCGAACTCCAGCAGCCACTCATACACCGGGTGCCCCGGAGCGATCATCTCGCCGCGTACGGTGAAGACCCTGACAGTACTCGGTTCCGCTGATGGCACATGCGCCGGGCTAGCGGTACCGTCCTCGGGATGCACGTAGGCATGACGCGCCTGGTGCTTACTGCGTCCCCATCCCATTTCTTTCACCCTTCCAGTCGATGCGCCGCTGCGCCCGGAGCCTGCGAGCAGCGTAGCACATTGCGCGCGCTATGGCACGCTGTTGCTATGCGGCTTTCCTAACCCCACAGAGTGCAGACCCATTCGGGCTTGCTCTGCGTTTTGCCGTTCACCAGGGTGGGGGCGTTGCGCAGTTCGATCTTGATGCAACGCCCCCACGCCGGGTCTGGATGCAGCCGGTACCAGGTGCCATACGCGGCCATTGCGATAACGAACGTCATCATCATCACTCCGCCGAGGGCGGCGAAGAACCTGATGCCGATATCCAGGCGGAACGTGAAGAACGAGCCGATCGCAAGCCACGCGGTACCGACACCGACCAGCACCCAGAACAGGGTCATGCGATCTTCACGCCCATGTCCCACAGCGCGCGCAATTGACCGGCGGTCATCTTGAACATGGTCGTTATGCATGTCGCGATGTGCTCCGCGCCGCCCTCGACGGCCGCATTGAACAGGGCTATGCATGCGTCCGGATCACGGTTGGCGTAGGCGATGCCGAAGCGTCCTGCGAACAGGAAGTCCTCGGGCGGGTCGTCCATGGCCTTGCCCGTGGTCGTGTCGACGACGCTCTCGAACCCGTAGAAGGCACCCTCTGGCAGCTTGCCGATCGTCTGCCTGTAGTACGTCTCGGCGATACTGCCTAGACCGAACAGGCAGATCAGACCCTGGGCGCTGCTGTCACCCAAGGCCTCAGCCAGTGCGTGACCTCCACCCTCCAGGTTGCCGGATGCCGCCATGGCGACTGCGCGGTGCACCTCGCGGATGCGCTCGCGATAGCCAGAGACCTTCTCGCACGGGCCGTTCTCGTCACACATCGGCCGCCTCCGATGATGAGGAGCGGCCCAGTACGGCTGTGACCTGGCTACGCGCAGCGCGGTGCATGGTGCCGAGCCTGTCCTTCAGGACCAGCTTGCCGTCCTCGAACCGCTCGATGATGCAGGTGGTCTCGTGCCGGTCTCCATTGAACTGAACGGAGACCTTGTCCCCCTGCGTGAGGGATTCCAACTGAGTTGATGAAAGACCGCTCCCCATCATTGGGGCTACTCCCGTTCTATCGCTGGGCGCACTGAGCCTGACTGAAGCGGATGGTGGGACCGAAGTTCTCGATCACCTTCACGCCGTCGTGGAACATGGCCATGTAGATCTTGTACTGGCCGGGCACGCAGTACGCGAATGTTGTGTAGTGGCTGGTGTCCGGGAATTGCAACGGAGCGCCCGGGATGACCTTGATCGACTCCGGCGCCTCGAACCAGATGGCGTGCGTGACGTTGAAGGTCCAGATCGACAGCTTGAACGTGACGCCGGTGGGTGGGGTGCCGGTGCAGTATCCGAACACGTCGGCATCCACCTTGCCGCCGCCAGCGATCAGGCCGCTGACGCTCTCCAGGTAGAGATTGCAGTCGTAGACTCCGACGCCGATGATGATGTGGTTCGGCAGGTTGGGTCGCGGCTCGGCGTCGACCTTGGGACTTGGTGCGGAATTGCCGCACGGGTTGAAGCTGTAGCCGCAGTCACTGCCGCCCGAACCGCTGTTGCTGCCGCTGTTGCTGCTACCGCTGCCGCTCTTGCTGTCGCAAGTCGAAGCCATGGTCAGCGGTAAGATCGCGCAGGCTGCGATAGCCGCCAGAGCGCGCTGGTACATCTTCATGGTTCCCTCCTTCTACATGAGTTCGTGCGCCGGGCTCGGGGGAAGGCGAGCCCGGCGCGTTCGGTCGTTACTTCTGCGACTCGGTCTGATCCGCGCCCGACTCGTCGATGAACTTCTTGACGCTCTCGGCCAGGGCGGTCATCGCAGTCGCGACACCGAGGCCGAACACGGCCGGGTGCTGCTTGTCCTTGACGACCTTGACCAGCCCGAGACCGGTGCTGATCAAAGCCACTCCGGCGACGCGGATCAGCTCCAGCGTCTCCCTCTTCTTATCCACGGTCCTCCTCAGTTGTGGTGCCACCCGCAGCGGATCGTGCGGGCTGGTGCCGGGGACGGGGTTCGAACCCGCACTGGGGCTGTGGCTTTTGAGACCCGCCGCCTCTGTTAGTTGGGCCACCCCGGCTGCCTGGCTACAGGGCGATGAGGCGCAGGTTCTCTACCTCGCGACGCAGATGGCCCTTCGCGAACAACTCCGTAGCCAAATCATCATTGGCGAACGTGATGATGAAGTCGCCAGCGCCGAGGCAGCGGATGATCCGGATCTCGAAACCGATCGAGAGTTCCTCCATCTCGTCGGCCGTCTCCGGCTCCGGTACCGGCCTACCGTCCGAGTACTCGATGCGCGCCAGCACCATGCTGTCGATGGTGCTTGCGGCGTCAGCCCTCGCGAGTAGGGCATTGAGCCAATTGGTGGTGTGCGTGTTGAATCGCTCGGCCAGCACCCTGCGTCGCAGGCCCATCTCAGCCGCCATGGAGTACCCCTCTCTCATGAGCGCGCTCGCGCTCTTGCGAGCATCGTAGCATAGCGCTGAGCGGAAGGGCACTGCTAGCGAGCGCGCACGCGGATCTCTATCCCGGTCTTGGGCCAGCGCACTCCCTCGACGTAAGACACCCTCAGCAGGTGTCTGGAGTTATCGTCAGGCAGGACGCCAGCATCGACTATCCCGTCGATAAGCGGCTTGGCCGAACTGGAGTAGTTGCTCGGGTCCAGACGGCGGGTGCGATTGCCGGGGTGCACGATGACCTCGATCTCCGCCTTCTCCAGCGGCGGTATCTTGCGCACCTTCGCAAGGGTCATACCCGTAAGGCGCAGAGCTTTGACCCGCTTCATCTTCACCGCCCAGTGCAGCCTGTCATTGCTGCTCAGCAGCGGCATCTGCGGTACGGCTAGAGTCCACTCACGCACGTATCGCCACCGCCAGGGATAGCCAGCGGTCTTGACCCCATTCCGTTCCGCAGGTGCGGCAGCGGATAGAGGTCGCATAGGGGCTGGCCCATAGCGGAGTGCCACATGGCTTGCCGCTTACATCCTCCGGGCACAGACCGATCTGACGCGAGTCGCCCTTGCCGTCGATCTCGGCACGGCACGTCTGGTGCAGGTCTCGTATCTCGCTGACGAAGTCCTGCGGGGCGGGATGCTTGTCTGCCGCCCATGGCCAGTTGGCTCGCAGGAACTTGCACGCGCCCACCACGGACTGCTCGATGGTGCCACGGAACGGTCGCCTAGACCAGGCGAGGATCTCGCGCCAGTCGTCCTCCCAGGAGTGCAGGATCGCAACCATGCTGCCGCCGGATCGCAGGGCGAGAGGGCCGAGGCGAACGGGTAGCGGAGGAGTCTTGGAGCCGGAGACCCTATCGCCCGAGCCCGAGCCGGGAGCCAATACGGCTTCGAGAGAACGGTAAAGCTCCGGCAGCTCGGAGATGTTGCGGTCCGTCACCTCGGCGCAGCGGTTGCAGATGCGAAGCCTGCTCGGGCGAGAACACGAGAGGCAGGAGGTGACCAGTTGGTCCATAAGAAAACTCCCCGGTATGGATGACCTCTCACGAGAGTACCGCCATACCGGGGAATATCTACCAGTTGGTCTCTGGATCTATGCGTCTGGGCTGTATCCGGCATCCTTGGCGAGGTCCTTTGCGGCGGCCTCGGCGGCTGCCCACGGGTCCTCATCCACGATGTGCTCCTCGACGACCTCGCCCTCCATGGTCTCGGTCACCTCGATAGGATCAGCCTTCGGAGTCAGATCCAGGCGCACGCCGCCATCCACGGACATGCCGATCATCAGCTCCGGCGACTTGGGCAGCAGCTTGGCCAGGCGCAGCACCGTGGTCTTCTTGGCCATCTCGTCGAAGTGGTCGCGCCACGGGCCGAGGATCACGCCCTCCTTGGTCTTGGCCATGGCGAACTTGTCGCGGTGCTTCTCCGCATCGGACTTGCTCAGCACCTCGAACTTCACGCCGTTCGGATTCATCTGCGCCACCGAGTAGTACGCGATCGGCTCACCGCGATCGCCGAACAGCATCGGCTTGTGCTTGAGCTTCGGCTTGAGACCGTAGTCCACATCGAACTTGTCGTTGGCGTAGACGGTGTACGCATCCAGGGTCGCGATGCGACTGGAGCGGTACGCCAGCTCCGCATATCCCTGATAGCCGATGATCAGCTGAGCCTGGAACGAGCGCGACTTGCCGTTCCATAGCGGCAGCAGCCATGCCTGGCCCAGTACAGCCGGACGCAGGCCGAGCTGCGCGCAGGTCATCAGGCCACCCATGACACTGGTGGCGTCGCACTGGGCCAGCTTCGGAGTCTTACTCAGGCACGTCAGTGCATCGCGCACAAGCTGCGCTGCCTCGAATCCGCGCGGCATCGCGGCCTGGAACTGCTCGGTCATCGTCTGGATCTGCTGACGCAGGGTGATGGTCGGGCGCTGAGCAGGGTCTGACTGAGCCGCCACGCGAGAGGCGAGATCGGTACCCATGATCCTCCTAGATCTTGTGTGCGGGAAGGAAACGTCGCGACCGGAAGGGAGTGACCTGATCGCCTTGGGCAGAGAACAGCGCCGCCGTGTCCAGCGCGGGGCGAAGGATCGTGTAATGATCCGCGACTTCCGGCAGGGCGGACCGTAGAGATACCTCATCCACGGGGCCTGTATTGCGCCAGGAGACCACGGGGCGGCTCTGCCATGTACCGATCACGGCATCGCCGAGTTCGGCCGCTACGCGGGCGCGCAGCTCCTCTCTGGCGGCACCGATCTCCCGCATCTGCCTGGTCATCTTCTTGTACTCCGCCAGAGCGGCATAGGCGTCAGCGGACAGCTCCACCGATGCGTTCGGATCGCCGTGCGGGTGCAGATGGTCGAGGATCGCGCTGTCCAGCGGATGCGATCCCAGAGGGGGAGGCGTCGCCGTCTCGACCAGAGACCAGAACTCAGCCTCGATCTTGGTCAGGTCATCGATCAGGGCCTCGTCACGCTCCACGATGCGCATCTGCGGCTCCTGGCCCCAGATGCCGACCACCACGTAGGCGCGGCGCTTACCGGTAACGGACATGCCGTGCTGGACCTGAAGTTCGGCATGGTCGGAGACCTTGCCGTCCCCCCATTCCTCGGCGTTCCAAGGGCTGGTGGTCTTGAACTCCACCAGCGAGTCATCCTCGGCCAGACGGTCGGGGGTGTAAAGCTGCCAGGGCAGGTCGGGGTGGCCGAGCATGCCGCACCGATAGGCGGGAATACCGGTCTGCTCGGTGAACCAGTCCGCCAGGGGCTGCTCCAGGATGTGACCCCAGCGCATCTGCGGAGTCTCTTCGACCTGCGGAGCATCGGGGTGGCCGACCTTCTCCAGCCATACACCCATGGGGGAGCGCCACGGGCTGAGACCCGTGACTGCGAGAGCATCGGAGCCTCCGAGTCCCGAGCGGCGCAGCTCCAGCCACGCCGCTCGGTCAGTCTCGGGCTCACTCAGGACGCGTACGCCCTGCGGTATGAGAGAGACGGGGTTCGGCACACTACTCCTCAGTGCCTGGCTGCAAGCTCGACGCGCCTGCGGTGATTCTGTCGCAGGTCAATGCCGGTTGTCAGCCGGATGTCGCGGATGGTGTTCTGTCGCCATCGCCAGTCACTTGGAGTGTACGGCAGGGTACCGACGCGCCGATCTCCGATCCAGAGTCCATAGTGCGTGCCGCCGTCGATGCGCGCGTCTATGCCAGCACCGCGCAGCACTCGTATGAACTGCTTCACATCGCTCCTCCTACTCGTGAGTACCACCTCCTCGGTAGGAGCATCGTAGCATATTGCTACTCGGTCTGCACGTTGGGCGTGCTCTTTGGGTTGTTGATGTCCACCCCCTCCCATGCCTCGGGTCCGAGCCAGCCGAGCTTGGCGGCGCGGGTCGCCGTCTGCGCGTCCGATCCCTTGCGGTCCTTGTGCTTGGCGTAGTACGCGTCGATCTCTTCGTCGCGGGCCTTGAGTATGTACCGCTTATGGCCGCGCCGCACGTCGCTCATGTACCCCTGCGTCGCCATCGGTATGTCTGCGGCTATGGTTCGCAGGCTGTAGCCCTGCACTGCGAGGGCCATCAGCTTCCGTCGCGCTCCGGCGGCGGATCGCAGTGCGCCGATCGGCGGCTTCTTGATGGCCAGGATCTTGTCCTGGGTCTCCCGCAGGATCAGGTCGCGATCACCGCGCTCGATGGCGCGCACGACGGTCGGAGCGACGCCGCACGCGTCCGAGATGGACGTGCTGTTCGCGCCCTGGGCGATCAGGTCCTTGATGTGGGCTTGAGTCCTATCCGCCCGGACCGTCTTGGATCTAGCCATTGATCGCTCGCTTCGGCAGGCTCGCCTTGACGCGAGCGACGACAGCGGCCAGTGCTTCGAGGGTCAGATGATGCCCTCCCGTTGTAACCATCCTGGCGAAGTCCTCTTCCGTGAAACGATGTCCGCTCTTGGAATGCGCGGGTTCACCCGTGAACGCGGTCATGTCCCGATCGAACCGGACCTCGCCGTTCGCGACAGTCCAGGTGCCCCACACCCTGCCCATGGTGATCGGGTACTCGTTATAGTTCCCGTCATAGAGCATGCTCACCACCTGGCAGTGCAGATCGAGGAACGGGAAGGCCTGCGCTATCGCCTTCCAGTCCTCCGTGATCTCATCGCAGCTCGGCCACTTGCCGATGTTGTAGTCGGCGCAGCCGATCTTCCCGTTCCAGTCGCACCAGCCATGCGAGCCGCCTATGTAGGAGGTGGCGATGCGGCTGTTGTCCAGGTAGTGAAGGCGCAGCATGCCCAGCTCATCCATGGACCGATCCTGCCGGTCGAACAGGGAGGAGAGGTAGCCCCTCTCGTCTCGCCGCCCATCGTCTAGCTCGACGAACGGGTCGAATATCCCCAGAATCTCGCGGGCGGCCTTCTCCCACTCCTGATCGTTGCAGTGCAGGTAGCCGCCGTTGGTTCGGATGATGATCTGCTCGGCCTGGTCCCTGGTCACATCCTTGCCATCGACCACGAGGCGTGGCCACTTGTCGTCGTAGTGATCCGGGCGAGCGGGTAATCCGCTCATCAGTCCCCCTCCTTCCGGTACGGCCAGTGCGGATCATCGGTGAACAGCACCGAGCCGTACGTTTCGTTACCCCAGATGGTGACGTGCTGCGAGCCGCACCGGCAGTCGATGATCGAGCCGGTAATGCCGACCACATCATCCTCGCTGGTGATGTGACCCACGCAGTCATTGCGCATATCCCTGTCGTCGCATGGCGTCAGCTTGAAGCCGCCTTCACGCAGGGTCCGCAGAGCCGCCTTCACCGTCTCCAGCGCGTCCAGGAGGGTCGGCTTCGGCTTCATGGCATAGGTTCGCGCCTGCTCTAGAGTCAGCCCCGTGATGCACGGACCGCCAGCCTCGTGCCGGATGCGGTAGGTGCCGTAGTCCGGGTGTGAAGGATTGCGCACGCGGCTCTTGTGCAGGATGTAACCCCTACTGCGCACGAGGCGTCGGATTCGGGCCTCGTGCGCAGTAGGGGAGACGGTCTCAGCCACCGATCGCCTCGCGGATGTTGCTCAGGTCGGTGAGCAGCTCGTCTCTGACGCGATCGACAAGGCCCACCGTGTCCGCCCCCTTGCGGGCCAGCAGCAGCGCCTTGCCGTAGTAGCGCTGGGTTGCTACACCCATCGCCACCGCGAGCGCTGTGGCCACCCGATTGACCTGCGGCTCGTCGGTGTTCAGACCCTCGTCATCGATCCACATATCCAGCTCGTCGTCGAGCTGAACGCAGTCCAGCAGGCTGCATTCCAGGTAGCCGCGCATAGAGGCGAGCTTGTTGGCCTCCTCTACCTCGACGGTGCTGACCGCATCGAAGTCGAGTGTCGGATTGATCAGGATGCCCTGCATGGTTCCTCCATCTAGATGTGTACGTCCACGGCGATGAGGATTGCATCGCCGGGTAGGTTCTCCAGGTACTCGTTGACGAACCTGCGGAAAGTCTCGCGACTGTCCTCGGTGTCGCTAGACATGCCCCACCAGCCCATCTTTCCCGCCTCGCGCCAGACGCCATCGGTACCCAGAAGCGCGAAGCCGGGGACCGCCCCGGTCCTCGCGATGCGCTCATGCTCGTATCGACTGGCGCTGAAGGTGTCCAGCGGGCACTCCAGCCCGTAGTACAACTTGCGCTCCCTCAGCTCGGCCAGTAGCGGCTGCTCACGGTAGGCCTTGCGCGCCGTATCGATATCCAGCTCGTTGGAGTCGATCATCTTGCGGAAGTGCGACCAGGGCTTGCTATCCGGGAACTCCCTGGCGACGGCATGGAACTGGTCATACTCCGCAAGCCTCTCGGCGGCTACCCGATCGCGCTGCGCCTCGAAGTCCAGCAGGCGCCTCGGCCCACCGTCGCAGCGGTAGGGATCGGAGTTCGCCTCGGTCATCAGGCCTGGCGAGCCGTAGATCAGCTCACCGGAGCCCAGTGCGGACGGGATGCAGTTGAAGTATCCAGTCCACCGGCCGCCGATGCTCCACCAGTCCCACCGCGCCCCGGCGATGATCCCGCTACCGTCCTCGCTGGGCACGTCACGCGGGTAGGTGCTCCAGGTGAAGGCGCGAAGCCCATCCCCAGTCACTTGCAGCCCCTCCTCCGGGTCGTCCTTGCAGTACTCCGAGTTGTACGCCGCCGCCACCTCGTGCCAGGTCAGCGTGCCGCCACGCAGCTTCCCCGCCTCGCGCAGTTCCTTCACGCACCAGTGGCTGTCCGCAGTCCCGCCCTCGTACTCCTCGTACTGCTCATCCCGCTTGTTCTCGTCGAACGGCGCGAGCGCCTCGGTGAGACGATCCTCGACGGGAGTGTCGTCATCCTCGTCGGTGACGGGTGGCAGGCAGACGATGGTCACTGAATGGGACATGCGGACTCCATTTGCTACGTGGCGGGATCACCCGCCTTCAGATAAGGGGTGCCGAGAATCGGCAGTAGCTTGTCCAGGGATTCACGCAGACCGTCCATCCGTCCGCTCACATTGAGCGCGAGGAGCTGGCCCGTGGTCCTGGTGGGGTTGGCCCTGTTCTGTTCACAGAGCCACAGATAGTTGACCTTGAGGCGGTTGAATTCCTCGATCAGGTCCCACAGGGTCCTGGCGGTCAGATCTTCGAAGACATCGAAGACGTAGGTCTGGTCGTTGTACTCGCTCTCGACCTTGCCGTCCGTAGCAAGCTTGGCGTCCATGGCTCCCTCTCTCGCGCGCTCGCGCTATTGAGAGCAGCGTAGCATATGCCAAGCGCTTGACACACGCGAGAGAGGGTCGCCACTAACGACCGCTTCTTGCCGCTTCCATCACCTCGGTCCACAGTCCGAGATCCAGATCATGCTTACCGCCATCCAGGTCCTTCATGTCGTCATCGGTGAGGTGGGGAAGCTCATCGAAGTCCCAGAAGGCGATCAGCCGAACTGGGTAGTAGCGATCTTCCTCCTCACTTACGTTGCTCTCCTCTCCGCCGAGGAAGGCGAAGCGACCTGCTGCATGGGGGGTTTTCTGAAAGCCCTTATAGACCTCCAGGATGCGCGCATCGAAGTCGACCAGGTATCCCCACTCGCAGAACAGCGAGTCGATCGGGAAGGTGCTGGCGTCCTCGTAGAGACCTGCATCCAGCATCGCCTGCGGATCGCCCTGGGTGTGGCGCAGCAGTTGGTACCAGCTGATGCGCCCGGTCGGAGTGGGACCTCCGACGCCGGGATCGAGATACTCGTGCAGACACCGAAGCTCCTCGTCGGTCGGTGGGGTCTCGTCGTCTACGGCGCGCAGGGCTGCCGCCGCGACCTTTGCCTGCGCAAGATCCGCAGTGCGCAGCCATCCCAGTACGTTGCAACCAAGAAAGCTCGGATACGAATCGTAGTGGTTGTATGCGATGGAGGTCTTGCCATCGGCCGTGAAGCCTAGGAAACCGCGAGTACCCATATCAGTCCTCACTCTGGGAGATGTTGCGCGGGCTGGGCAGGACTCGAACCTGCCTAGGCGGGCCGTCGCCCTATTTGGCCACCCTGGTAGTGGGGAATCGAACCCCTCCTGCTCGCCGAGAGCACGCCGGAATCGAACCGGCTACCTTTCCATTCAGCCCTAGAGCCCATGGCAGGATTCGAACCTGCGATGAGGGGTCATGACTTCCCTCTCGGCACCGGGGACCCGATGCCCGACCGCCTGCGGTCCATGGGCGTGAATGCGCGCTGTTTCTGCACACCGCGCTCCTGGCGGGATTTGAACCCGCGGCCACCGCCGTGACAGGGCGGCGCTCTGACCTCTGAGCTACAGGAGCAAACCTTTGGGGCTACTCGCCATTCATGATGCGCTCGATCTTGGCGGTATCCTCGACGCTCACCCAGTCATCGCCGAACTTCACGTACATCAGCTTGCCCCTGATGCGGTGCTCGTGATCTCTCGCCGCCTCCTCGATGAACGCACGGGCATCATGACCGGTCCTGCGCTTGCCCGGCGTGGTCGCGTTGGGCGTCGATTTGTTCTTTCCGAACATAGTTCACCTCCTGCCAGCGTTGCATGGCACTTCCAAATGGTCGGTCAGATCCCACGCATGGGTCCGATCACCCTCACGGGCCATCGGGTCGCGCTCACACGCCTCGATGACTTTGTGATAGCGCGTCATAGCCTCGACGCGCGAGTCGAATGCAACGATGATCGTCTCGTGCTTGCCAGCCCCGAGGGCGACCAGGGCGTAGCCGGGACCGAAGCCCGAGTCGAAGAACGGATGAACCCGCAGATCCGCATAGACGTGGCCGCTGGCCTGGTCGAATGTGACGCTGCGGGCTATCGGTGAGGTCCTGCCGACCGACAGCATGATCCACTGCCTCTCGACTCCATCGATATCCGGGGGCACGTTGGGGTGCGATATCAAGCGCTCCATGTCAAGCTCCTTGCATCTGCGAGGCTTTCCTGCATGTGAGCATCGTAGCACATGCGCGCGAGAGAGCGCTACTCCCAGAGCGCTTTGTATGAGCCCTCGGATGTAAGGAGCCTGAAACCCTTGCCGTGGATACGGGCAGGTATGGCTCGTGAGTCCTGACCTGAATAAAGAAGGTAACCGTCCTGGTATGCCTGACTCCTGTTGGATTCCAGAGCGCCATGGCAGCCGGTGGTACCGCTGCCGCATACCAGCATCAGGTTGGAGGGATCATTGATCATAGGATCGGACGTGCCGCCCATCCTTCGCGGCTTGCGATGGTGGACGGAGACCATACCGATGTTCACGTCCTTGCCGCATATCTCGCAGCACCCCATCGCGCGTCCCCATACAGACGAGCGCACCACCTGACTCGGCCCTGTGGGTGCCTTGCGACGCCTCAGCATGCGGTCACCGCGCGAGTGCCGCCCTTGCGCTCGCTACCGCGCCATATGTGACCGCCAGCTATCCCCTCGAAAGCGCGGTCGGCCTTGGCCCAGGCGTAGCACTCCCTGCGCACTTCGCAACGCGAACACATCTCGCGCGCCTGGACGTACATCGAATCGGTCTTACAACTCGGTACATCGAACATCTCCGGATAGGCGATGCCCGCGCACGCCGCTCTCTCGCGCCAGTAGGTTCCGGTCATTACTGTCGCAACCTGGTCGCGGGATAGCGCGTGCATGAGTTCTCCTAGGCCGTGTACCGCATCTGCCTCTTCGCGCCGCGCACCGCCTCGCGAGCGGCTGCGGCCATCTGAGAGCGGAAGTACGGATCGGCCACGGAGCCATGCGGCGGGGGCGGGCGGCTATCGCGTGGCAGCGGTACCCGCCAACCCTCCGCGCGCATGGCATCGATGATGATGGTCGCCCGTCGACCCGGTTCGTCCACTCCCCATAGATCGTAGACTTCTTCGAGGTGACGAGCTAGAGCGCCCCATGCGGCCTCTACCTCGGGAGCGCTCACACCATTTCCAGCCCAGCGGACTTCAGTGCGGCCTGATACAGCTGGCCGTATTCGTCGCGGTGGCGCTCACGCAGCTCGGCGAGGGCGCGATACTGGGCAGCGGAGCGAGCGGATCGCCGCTCGCGCACTTGATCATCGGTGGCGTACATCGCCACCCGATCGGCTTCCTTCGCCCGCGTCTTTACGGTGGAGGTAGCCTTCCGGCGGTTGCGCTGGTGCTCCTGCTGGCAGGGGATGCACCACGAGTGACGGCGAACCTGGCCGGTCTTGCGGTCCTGAATGGTCCTGAACATCTTGAGCGGCTTAGGGTCGCCGCACTTGGTGCACTTCTTCTTCGCGCCCTTACTCTGACTATCAGTCAGATCCTGGGTGCGATCCAACACTTCGGTCATACGGCCTCCTCGGCGGTAGGTAGCCCCTCCGAGTAATGTAGCTCATTATGATCTAAGTCCGATATCTACCTTTCGATCTAGCTCTCTCGGCATACCCGGCAGACCCCACTGGCGGGACCGATGCCGTCTACGAACGGAGCCTCGCACTCCCGGCAGAGAGCGCGAGCCCTAGGAGCCACGCTGAGGGGCTGGCAGCGCTGCCCCTCGCTATGCCCCGCAATCGCTGCCTTGAAGCGCTCAGCATCGCTCTGAGCCGCTCTCTTGGCAGCAGCGCGGGCGAGCCTGCGCTCTCGGCAAGCGGTGCAGGATTCGCCGGGGCATCGGCGGGTGTAATCCCACTGGAGCCCGTCTTCGCAGCCCAGGTCTGCGCACCCATCAGGGCGGCGAAGGGCGAAGCGCAGGAATCTTGCCAGGCCATCAGCTCCGGGCTTGCGGTACAGCTCTCCGCACTCCAGGCGCAGCACCGCATTGGAGACCCGGTAGACCAGGCGTTCCACCGGGGTACCCCGATCGATCTCGCGAGCTATCCAACCGTTCGCGCAGCGCCCCATACCCGCAGCCGCGACCTGCTCCCCGATGTTGGCCCCGAATGCGCGGCGAACAGAGGCGACATCCTTGCGATCGATCGATGGCATTGCCCGTTCGCCTCGCGCACGCGTCCGAGAAAGCGCACCTGCGGTGCGAACGGGACCATCGCATCCATCCTTAGAACGAGAGAGATCATCAGAAGGTGAGATAGAGCTATCTAGGGTGTTGTCTAAGGCTCGTGCACCAGCTTGCGGCATCTGCGTCTCCACCTGCGCGTTTGCGGGATTATGCTGCGGAATCGAGCTACTAAAAGCGTGGCTAGAAATGTTCTGAGCCCTCATCAGGGCGGCAAGATCCGAGGCGATCCATCCGCGCTGAGTCATCGATGCCAGGCTCTTGGCGACGGTCGCGGCAGACACGGAGCGACCAGAGCAAGTGCGGGTGAGTGCCGCCATCGCCTCGCAGTCCAGGGCTGGGGCGCCCGCCAGCTCGCGATGCAGGCCGATGGCCAGAAGAAGATACTCGCGAGGGGTCAGGGCTGGGGCGTCGTCCGCTCCACCGAGCGGACCGAACGGCAGCGGGCACCAGCGCTCGGTGGAGGCGACGCGCACACCGTCATCGCTGATCTCTACGTAGGGGGAAGCCAGTGCCGCACGCACCAGGGGAACGGATACCTTCAGCTGCCTTGCGATCTCAGTCGGTGGCAGCGAGCACCAATCACGAATCCACTTGCCGCCGCTGCGGACGATGGAGCGCTGACCGATGAGGGCGAAGACCATCAGAGCGCCCTCGGGAAGATCCCGGTCGTAGATCGCAGCGGTCGGAGCCTTCACGAACCGATGCGACTGGTAGGCGTCCTGACGGTAGCCGCACTTGGAGTACCGGGTCCTGCGGTCACGCAGGATGGACACCCTCCGTGGTCGACTCGCGGCCACGGGAATGGATAGTACGGCGGGGACTGGAGGTGGAAAGGGTCTGCATGCTAACCTCCGATTACACGTTTGGTTGCGCTCTCCGTTGGGCTCGGACAGTGCGCGGAAAGCCCCCTGGCAATAGGGGGCTTTCTGGTGTCTGGAGCCGGAGCGCTAAGCGAGCATAACCCGCTGAGCATCAAGGGCGCACTCTCCACCCCCTTCCATGCATTTTCGCAGGTGGGAGCTTGTTTTGGAGAGTGCGCCCTAGCTTACGCCGCCTCGGCCTCTCGCGCCAGGCCGCGCTCATTCCGGCCATAGACGCGCTGAGACTTCTTCTTGGCTAATGCCCTTAGCCCATTGGCTAGGACCTCTAGCGCTTCGGACTTGCGGCTTGCGGGGCGGCAGCAGCCGTCGCAGCCGTGGACCTGCCAGACATCGCGCCTGTCGTACCGCGCGAGCCAGTCCAGAGAGTCCGGGTCGGGATGACCCACCCCGTGCGGGCAGATGCGCTCGCTCAGGGTCAGCTTCATCCCGTTGCGTACCACCTGGCGATCCATGCGGTGAACCAGCGGCCAGTGGTTCATGTGGTGATTGGAGGGATTGTGGATGCAGCATCGCTGCCCCGCGCAGACCGAGGGGCTGTGGGTGTGCAGGACCGGACGACTATGGATCTCCTGATCCGGACCATCCTTGCCGAGGATGGCGCTGATTTGATAGTCGTCGAAGATCATTGCATTGGCGATCCTGATGCCATCCCATGAACCGGACATGCTCACTGCCTGCTCCCCTCCGCCCATCGGCGGACGTTGCCGAGGTGCTTATCGGTGATACCGGTGCGAGGACTGACCGGCTCGTAGAGGGTCGGCGCGATCATACGGTCCCGCATTCCGGCCTCGGTCAGATCCATCGGGGTGAACTCGTCATCCAGCCATGCGTACGGGCGATGGCGGACATACTCCTCCACGCTCGGCCGCTTCCAGATCCGCAGGGGATCGCCCCGCTGCCACACGCACTCGATGGTCGGTAACTGCGGCAGACCCAGGATGGGGGCGATCAGCTTGTTTGCCAGATCGTTCCACGCGGTAGCCCAGACTAGATCCACAACGTCGGTCAGCTCAAGAAGCTGCCTGCCGTGATCGGGATTGAGCCACACCCGGATGCCACCCTTGACCCACGGGCGGCCGAGTGGATCGGTGAATGCCCCGCTGAGCAGGCGGTGCGTCTGGAATCCCGGCGGCCTGCGGGTCGGCTTGGCCGCGTAGGGGTTGAGCGGACCGTCCACATCGATCAGCAATAGCGGCTTGTTCATCTCAGAAGTCTCCGTACTCGACCTGGTGGCAGGGCAGCTTGTAGACCAGCCGCCACAGATCGACCACCTGGTTGCGGTCGTCATAGACGGCCTCGACGTTGTAGCGGCCTCGGATGTTCTGCTCGAACAGCTGCGACTTGACCACGAAGTCCGGCCGCCTGTCCCCAGTGGGGCGCATGTGCAGGTCGCTGTACTTGATGTTGTGGGCTCGCAGCCACGCCTCGGTCTGCCTGCGGTACTCCTCCTGGCGGCCGGACAGAAGGATGATCTTGATCTCGCCGTCGACGTACGGGTAGATGTCGATCAGATTGGCAACTGCCTCGTTCAGGCTGTCGGTCTCCAGCTCCTCCAGGTCGTAGGGACCCCTATCCGCATGCTTCGCCAGGGTGCCGTCGATATCGAACAGCACGCACCAGGGCAGATCATCGTCGATAACGCAGGGCTGAACTGGGCGGATCAGGTCACGCCACTCGTTCATCCACTCATCGGTCAGCTTCCAGCCGTCCTTGCGGGTGGACTGATGGCGCTCCCACATACCCCGGATGACCGACTCGCCCACTCGCTCCCCATCGCGCCGCCCGGCGTCCACGGCGATGCACTCCTCGACCGTCATATCAGTCAGGTCGTGAACCCGGAAGATCACATTGCGGGTGGAGAGGGTCGTGCGGTACCGATTGGGCAGCTTGTAGCCCATGTGGGTGTTGTCGATCACCACGTCGTATCCGGCGTCCACCGCGCTCATGACGCCGCGCAGCATGGCCTTCTGAACCACCTTCTCGATGGCGTCATCCCATCTGGGGATGCTCATCATCCGGCGGTAGTCGTCCAGATTGAAGCGCATGGCCGAGATGCTGCGAGCGTACGTGCTCTTGCCAGAGCCGGGCAGGCCGTGCATCACATGGATCACCACCTCCTTACTGGATGGATCGTGACGCGGATCAGCCGCGAGATCGTAGACGCGCATAGGTGTCTCCCGTCAGATGCAAGCGCTAGAGCGCTCCTAGCTTTATATAGAGTATTGTAGCATGTGCTTTAGATGAAGCTTGGATGTGCAGCTGCCCCGCTCTCAGGCCTGCGAGAGCGGGGCAGCTGTATCAGCTCTGTTAGAAAGGCCAGCTACCATCACCGGCAGACAGCGAGGCCAGCATCGTGAACACCTTGTCGGAGAACCCGCCGATCTCGTACCGGTTCGGCTTGCTCGTGTCGATGCTGGATGCACCGTAACCCGAGGTGTTGATGCCGAACATCGGCACGCGGTCCGGAATGGCCTCCGACACGCTCATACCGCGCACCTTGCCGATCGCATCGTAGTAGCCGACCGAACCACCACCGGGGTAGTGGAACGCCTGCATGTCCGAGACGATGACCACCCGATCATGACCGGAGTAGCTGGCCTTGAGGGCGGCGACCGTCTCGGTACCGTGACCGACCGAGCCGACGCGCTTGCTGAATCCCTCGATGTCGCGCAGCAGGCTGCCGCCGTTCTTGAGCGGGTACTGGAAGACTCCGTTGGCGAAGCCGACCAGGTCCACATTCTTCGGACCGCACTTACGCGCGATCGCCACGCCGATCAGAGCGCCGATATCGACATGACGGATGCTCGACTTGGCCGAGACGTTGCTGTGCATCGATCCGGAGGTGTCTACCAGGACCAGGGTGCGGCCCGGCAGGTTGGGGATGTTGGCGCATGCGTGACCCAGCGCCTCCTCCAGCGGCTGACCCCAGCGCAGCGAGTTGAGCGAGCGGTAAGCCGACAGGAACCGGTACGGGAACTGGCGGGACTTGGCCACCTGAGCCGGGTCGCTGATGCGCGAGGCGACCTTCTCGTAGACCTCCTTGCCAAGCTTGGCCTCATCGAAGTTGCGCAGGTTGCGCAGCAGCGCCATGTAACCCATCGACGGGATGATCGCCTCCCAGGCGATGCGATCCATCGGGCCCTGGAGCCAGCCGGACAGCGCCTCCCAGGTGATGCCAGCCTCACGCAGCCGCTCCGCTGCACCGGAAGCCTTGACAAAGCTCCGGCGCTCAGCGAGGGGGAGGGACAGCAGCTCCTTGCGCTTGCGCAGCATCGTCAGCGACTCGGGGATCTCCTTGCCGCGCCCGTGCCTCTCGTCGATGATGTGCTCGAACAGGTCCCCCTGCTCGGGCGTGACGAATGCGGCGTTGAACCGGTCGACAGGGTGCACCATCTCGATCACGTCGGCGAAGCGCACACTCTTGTCCGGCGAGTCGTACTTGGAGTACGAGTACTCGCTGTAGAGGCGGCGCACCGCATCACCGGTACCGCGCTTGATCGAGATCGGGATGCGGTTGCGGCCATAGTTGGCGATCCAGTAGGCCAGCAGCTCCCCCGGCTCGTCGGCGCGAGAGCACGCCAGGGAGATCAGGCGGCGGTTGATGCCGACCGGCACATCGTTGCGGATATCGGTCGGAGCCATGAGCGTGCGGGTACGCACCGCCTCGGCGGCGATGACGATAGACGCGGTGCGCATGTTGGCCTCGTTGCGCAGCCACGGGATGAAGCCCAGCAGCCACTGCGGGTCCTCGCGCGCAACGGCGGCGGCCAGCTCCTTCAGGCGCTTGGCCTGGTCGCTCTTGGACTCGTAGAACTTGTCCTCGCCCATGTAGGTGACGGCCAGGATGAACAGGTCGCTCTTGGCGTCACGCTTGAACGCCGCCCCACTCTCGAAGGTGGTGGTCTTCTCCCCCGTGGTGCGCACCGGCCCGAGGGTCGCAGTGCCACCCGAACGCTTGTTGAATCCAGACATGAAAAAACCCCTCTCGTCTTGACGGAGGGGAAAGGCATGGTAGCGCCCGAGATCAGAAGTCGGTGGCGGTGTTTTCAGTCTTATGCTCTACCTGACTGAGCTACCCCACCCGAAGGCGGGGGCAGGATTCGAACCTGCGACCGTAAGATTAGCAATGAAGTATCCGTCACCTGCGCTTCGGGCGCTGCCAAAACCTTTCCCGAGATCAGTGTGAATGGCGGTATTATGCCTCGAACTACCATGTGAAGGTTATTGAGAAGTAACCGTCATTCTGCGCTTCGGGATGAAGCCTTTGGTCCCTCCGAGATCAAGATGGCGATGGAGAGCGGGACTTGAACCCGCAGAATTCCGTTGCTTAGACAGAATCATTCAACCAATGAAGTAACCATCACCTGCGCTTCGGAGGGTGAAGCAGTAGATATGGACATCCCCGAGATCGAGTCGACCAAGGTAACGTTAGGCGCTTTAGGCCACTAAGCTACCCCCGGATGAGCCCAGGGGGCAGGATTCGAACCTGCGATCTCCCGCTCCCAATGCGAAGTAACCCTATGTCTGCGCTTCGGGAATGTCCATAACAAAGCAGGGGATGCGGTCCCGAGATCAATTCGGCTGGGAGGTGTTTAACGTGCTGCCATTGCACCACCGGCCCAGGAGTGGACCGGACAGGATTCGAACCTGCATCTCTCCATTAGAAGTGAAGTAACCCCTTATGCCTGCGCTTCGGGGCCGCATCTTCTCATTCTCTATTCAGTTGTGAAAAGCATCCCGAGATCAAGCCGGTGAACGAAAGCGCATTGGACCACTCTGCCACGACCTGCCTGCACTAGTCAGACAGGCGCTGGGATTCGAACCCAGGTTCTCTGTGAGAAGTAACGCTCAACCTTCGCTTCGGGATATGAAGTTTGACAGCTCCGAGATCAAGTCGATGCCAGGCGTTGGTGTCTAATTTACAGTTAGAAGTAACCCGGCTTCTTCGCTTCGGAACTGAGACTAAGCTACCGTGCTCATCGGCTAAGTGCAAGTCCTAACTGATGTGCCTGGCGAAGAACGCGGCGATCTCGTGGGTGTCCTCGTCCGGTACCGACGCCAGGAAGCATCCTGCCACAGTGAGGGCTGAGTCCAGATCGTCATTAGCCAGAGCCGTGGCGATCTCGTACCCGGTAAACGAGACTCCGTCGATGCTCAGACCCCCATACGGAGCGGGCCCCGAGCTGGCGATCGCCGCCTTGGCCAGGCTGATCAGAACGCCGAGCTGGGTGTTCATCAGCCCGTCCGTACCAATCAGCGCCCTCCAGATCTTCTTGAAGGACTCCATGTCGTCCTTGGCCGACACAAGCTCCTGGTAGGCGATGTTGGAGGTCTCGGCGGAGTTGTGCGCGACCTCCTCCATGATCGGGCGCAACATGCTGATCAGCGCACCGAACAGCAACCGGGCGTTACCCTGCGGGTTGGCCTCGACATACCGCCAGATCATGTCGCCGAACACCTTGCTGTTCTCGGGCGAGGGCGTATTGCGCGCCATGTCTAGGAACGGCGGCACGTCCTTGGCGATCTGCGAGTAGTGCGCCTGATCCTGATTCAGGAACTCCACCGCCTTCTCGTTTGTATAGTCCTTGCCGACCCATACGCACAGCGCGCCGATAGAGCCCATGACCTTGAACTTCGCGGCCGGGTCCCCCTTCAGGGCGTTCGCCTCATTCAGGCCCCACCATGCAGAGCAGGCGAGCATCCCTTCGTCGCCGCTGTAGAAGCGGTACATGAGAGAACGTATCTCTTCGGCGAGATCTCCATGCGTCGTCCCCATGAGGACCCATCCTTTCGAAGCGCGGCGGACCGATGCGTACACCGGTCCGCCGCAAAGCCGGTGCCTACCTGCGAGGCTGGGGGAAGTTGTCGTTGGACAGTCCACCCTGCGGGAGCTGGAGCTTGTACCGCGACGCCTTAGAGCGGTACGCGTTCCATGCGTAGATGATGAATGCGATGTACACGTCGGACGGGATGCGCCGGTGCTCCTTCTGGCGACGGTCGTTCTCGCGCCGGATGCGGTCGCGCAGCACCAGGATCGGGTGATTGGCCTCCAGCCCCGCTCCGTCGCACAGGCGCTCCAGGAAGTACGTGCCTTCCACGGGATTGCTGTTCATCAGCAGCCAGTGCACGAAGGACAGGATGGAGGCGTGCACACCAACCTTGCGGTAGTTGGTGATGCCGTAATCCACCGACACCCGCAGGTGCGGGTACCGGGCGAGCACGTCCTCCAGTTCAGAGTGGCTGGGGCGCAGGCCACTACCGCCCTGGACGTAGCACCCAACCTCCCATAGGGCGATACGCCGCAGCGCCGCCGACAGGGTGGAGTAGTGCGACTCGCCAGCCAGGTTCAGCTGGTCACGGAACGCCCTCGGGCGGCCCGTATCGATCACCTTCTGGTCTTCGATCGAGGCTCCGTAGTGCACCAGAAGCTCTACGGTCGCACCAGACTGCGCGATAGCTGCCAGCCGGTGCTGACCATCCACGATGACAAGGCCGCCATCCTGGGTCCTGGCGAACTCGACGGCCTTGGCGATGCGACGCCAGCGACCAGCGAGCATGTCGCGGGCGTACTGATCCACGACGGACTGGGAGATCGTGCGGTTGTGGCCGTTGCGCGTCTCCAGCCACAGCTTCGCCATGGCGGGAGTGACCTTCACCCACTGCGGGGCGGTCGGAGGTTCAGATTGAATGGCCTTGGGCACGTCATGCCTTTCTAGTGATGCTCTCGGCAAGCTCAGCATGTCAATCCCTGAGCATGTGAGCATCGTAGCATAATGAATATCACCGGGCAAACATCTGAGCGCATCTTTATCTCTAGCTATTGATATCGCAAGGTGTGCGCTATGCGCGCAATGTGCTACGCTGCTCTCAGCGCTCCCGCTCATGCTTCCCCGCCCCCCAGCGGAGCGGGGGCGCGCTGCCTCCGCCCTCGCTCGTTGCCCCACGCTGCGAGCGAGGGCGGCTCCAGGGCACCCGGGTTCGAGACCTAATCGCCCGGGAGATCGGCCGTCGCTGGGGGCGGCCGATCTGCGACCCCGCCCTCACCGCACTGGGGGCGGGGTCGTCTGCATGTAGGCTACAATGCTCATAGCGATCGGAGAGGAGGTCTCCATGTTCCACCCACTATCCCAATTCGGCTCCGTGGTCGGTGTCGACTGCGACGAGATCACTGTCGCAACCGATGCAGCACTACATCCCGGTCGCGGGGTTCAAGGGCTGGCATTCCTGGCCAGCAATGGCAAGTACGGTCTCGCCCTGCGCGCCATCAACCCGAGAGATGGGTCCGATCGCACCACCGTGGCGGAACTCAAGGCCATCTCCTACGCCCTGGAGAAGCTGAGCAAGACTGCGCGCATCACGATCCTGAGCGACTCGCGCAATGCGTTGCGGATGATCGAGCGCTGGATATCCGGCGAAGAGGTCTACCCAGACGGTTACCACGCGGGTATCCGCGAGAACGGTGACCTGCCACGGCTGGTGGAGATGCGCGCGCTGATCCTGCGCGACCCTTCTCGTCTGACCCTGATCTGGCAGCAGGGGCATGAAGGGCACCCGCTCAATGAGTTTGCGGACTCGGCAGCAAAGCTGGCGCTGCGTACCGGCAAGGACGCGTCGCGCCTGGATGTGAAGACCCTGCCGAAGATCTGGGCCGCGACGCGCCTAGCCGATTGGCGCGCGCTACGCTCTGGAGCATGCCGAGCCGCGTAACACAGCCCCTGCTGGATACCGAGGATGTCTGGTACCTGGAGTACTTCGACGTTCAGGTAGAGGAGTGGACGGGGCTTTACCCATACACCGAGTACCACTCAGAGGTCGCGGCGTGCCGCGCCCACCTGGAACACAAGAAGAAGGTGCCCGGCGGTAACGCTCGGGTGGTGCGCGAGACCCGGCAGCGCTATCTGGTGACCGGACCGCTGCAACCTAAGCGGCCGTTATCTCGCCGTAATCGAAACGATAGGTGAGGCAGGTAGCATGAGCCCATGGCTACCTTCCTTGGGTTCGAGACTCTCAAGCTCGACGAACTGATTCCCTTCCCCGGCAATGCGCGTCGCGGTGACATCGACGGCATCCGCTCCTCGGTGCGCGCTCACGGCCAGTACCGCTCCCTGGTCGTTAGGCGCACTCCTGGTGGGGATGTGGTGCTCGCTGGCAACCACACGCTGCGCGCCCTGATCGCCGAAGGATTCACCGAGGCGCGCTGCGAGGTCATCGAGTGCAGCGAGGCTGACGCTATCAAGATCAACGTCGGAGACAACGGCTGGGGCGACAAGGCGACCAATGACGAGAGCGCGCTGGCCGACCTGCTGGAGCTGCTGAACGGTGACTTTGAGGGCACCAGCTACACCCAGCAGGACTTCGAGGACATGCGCGGGCTGTGGGATGCGGATGAGAACTCCACGCCCGATCTGGACAAGCTGGCGGACGAGCTGGGAGATCCGGTCGACTCGGATCTGTGGCCCACGCTTCGCTTCAAGGTCCCCCCGCAGGTGCGCGACGACTTCTATGACCTGACGAACAATTGCGCCAATCCGAATGACGACAACAATCGGTTCATGCACCTGATCCAGAAGGTTCGGAGTGCAGAGTGACCTTCAGGTTCCTAGTCTCGTTCCACTATCACGAGAAGACGGACCTACAGGCGATCGTCGATGCCTACAACGGCCCATGCGAAGTGTTCGCCGACTCCGGCGCGTACTCCGCCGCCTCTCTCGGTGCGACGATCAAGCTCGCCGACTACGCCGCATGGCTCAAGGATTGGGAACACCTTCTGACCATCAAGGCGACGCTGGATGTGATCGGGGACCCGCAGGCCACCGCCCGCAACACCCGCACGCTGGAGCGCCAGGGCATCAACGTGCTTCCCGTCTTCCATGTAGGCACCCCATGGGGCGAGCTGGAGAAGATGGTCAAGCAATACGACTATCTGGCCCTCGGGGGAATGGTCCCGCACAGCGGCAAGGCCGATGCGGTGATGCGCTGGCTGGTGAAGGCGTTCCAGGTGGCAAGGGAGACCGGCACCGTCTATCACGGCTTCGGTCAGACCAGACTGGAGACCATCAAGAAGCTGCCGTTCTATTCGGTGGACTCCTCGGCATGGTCATCGGGGATGCGCTACGGCACGATCGTCCTATGGGATGAGAAGTCATCGAACTTCATCAAGCTACAGGCGTCAGACCCGGCTCAAGCGCGCCGCTATGCAGCTCTCTTGCGCTCTCATGGCGCTAATCCGTCCCTGGTCGCGAAGCCAGGCTTCGCGATGCTCTCGCGCCGTACGCCGGAGCAGTTCAGGCGTGAGGTCTCGATGATGCGCGGAGCGCCCGCCATCGCCTATATGCGCATGGGGGAGTATCTGGCGCGGCGTCACAAGGTGCCCAGGCCCGCGAGCCTCGGCGATGGAAAGAACGGTACTGCCGTCTATGTGGCGGACGCCGCGATGAGGCATCTGGTGGACGCCGCACCCATCGTCAATGACGTTGGAACAGCTGTGTACCTGGCTGCGGATACCGGCGGCAGCTGCATGAAGATGGCGCTGGACCATATGCGCGATACCGGTACGCATGTCTATCTGGCCAACACGGCTGCCATCAATCTGCGCGGCGCGGCAATGGTGGCGGGTGGCGTAGACGCTAACGAGGTAGACAAGAGTGTCTACATCGACGAGATCCGAAAGAAGAAGGATGGGGAGAATGAGTAAGCCGCTTGCGGTGGTGTCCCTCTCGGGCGGGATGGACTCCACGACCCTGCTGGCCCACCTGCTGCAAGACAATGAGGTGCTGGCTCTATCGTTCGACTACGGACAGCGCCACCGCAAGGAGCTGGACGCGGCCAGGGATGTCTCGCAGTACTACGGCGTCGAGCATCACGTGATCGATCTGACCTCGGTGGGCAAGCTGCTGACCGGCTCGGCTCTTACCGACAGCTCGGTAGAGGTTCCCGAGGGTCACTACGAGGCCGAGAACATGAAGGCCACCGTCGTGCCGAACCGCAACGCGATCATGGCCAGCATCGCCATCGGTATTGCCAGTTCGCGCAAGGCGAAGTTCGTGGCTCTCGGCATCCATGCCGGTGATCACGCGGTCTACCCGGACTGCCGGCCTGAGTTCGTCGAGGTGCTGCGGGAGCTGGCCTCTGTGGCGCTGGACGGCTTCCATGCCCCACGCATCGAGACTCCGTTCGTGCTGTGGTCCAAGACTGGCATTGCGCGTGAGGCTGGACGCCTCGGGGTCCCGATCGAGCGCACGTGGAGCTGCTACAAGGGTGGCGAGAAACACTGCGGCCGATGCGGTACCTGCGTCGAGCGCATCGAGGCGATGCGGGACGCAGACGTGGCAGATCTGACCGAATACGAAGATAAGGCGTTCGCCGAGGGGGTGCTGGCCTGATGTATGAGATCGCGGTACGGCATAACTTCGAGACCGCACATCGGCTACCGCACCTTGAGGGCAAGTGTCAGTCTCTCCACGGGCACTCCTGGTGGGCTGAGGTCACCGTTGCCGCACCTGTGCTGCGCGGCGGCATCCTAGTTGAGTTCGGACCGTTCAAGAAGGCCCTGCGCGAGTGGATCGACACCAACCTCGATCACGGTGCAATGCTCGGCTTCGATGATCCGCTGCTGCCGATCCTGCGCGGCCACGGCAGCAAGGTGTATGAGTTCACCCACTGGCCAACGGTTGAAGAGGTCGCATCCGAGATCGGCTTCAAGGCTCAGGAGATACTCACCACAATCACGCGCGCACCGGGAGCGGCGGTCATCCGCTGCGATGTGCAGGAGACCCACGTCAACCGAGCATCTTGGACGCCGCCGCATGATGCCTGAGAAGTCGCTGATGGTCAGCGAGGTATTCGGCCCCACCTTCCAGGGGGAGGGGCCGAGTACCGGACGTAGGGCGGTATTCATCAGGCTAATGGGCTGCAATCTGACCTGCAAGTGGTGCGATACGCCGTACACCTGGGACGGCAAGAGGTTCGACCTGCGCGCCGAAGGCAAGCGGATGCAGGTCGCTCGGATCATCCGCAAGATCAGCGGTAAGCCGGAGCTGGCGGTTATCACCGGAGGCGAACCTCTGCTGCACCAGGAGCAGAGTGGCTGGATACCACTCCTGGATGAACTGGTCGCACATGGCCTGAAGATCGAGATCGAGACCAACGGTACCCAGCTACCCACGACGCAGACGGAGATGCGGGTGGCCCGCTTCAATGTCTCGCCGAAACTGGCGCACGCGGGCGACAAGGAAGATAAGCGCCTGAAGTACGACGTGCTGCGCGCGCTGGTGGTGACTGGAGCGGCGATCTTCAAGTTCGTCGCGCGCACCGCCTCCGATCTGGACCAGGTGGAGCGCATCGTAGAACGGGCTCAGATCCCTAACGAGCTAGTCTGGATCATGCCCGAGGGTACCGATGCCGAGACCCTGACCCGGGGCATCCAGACGCTAGCGCCGCTCGTCGTGACGCGCGGATGGAATCTCACTACGCGTCTGCATGTGATCGCGTATGGCGATAGAAGAGGTGTATAGATGACCGATACCGCTGCCGCTCAGGCTGGCGTGCGGGCGCTGCTGCTTGGCATCGGAGAGAATCCGGACCGGCCTGGCCTGAAGGAGACTCCGCGCCGGGTGGCGAAGGCGCTTATCGACTTCACGACACCTACCGGTCCAAGTCCGCAGGAGCTTCTGGCCGTCACATTCAACGACGCCGATCCCGCACCGGACCAGATGATCACAGTAGGGCCGATCGAGTTCGCATCGCTCTGCGAGCATCACCTTCTACCATTCACCGGGCACGCGTATGTCGGCTACATCCCCGGCGCGGCCGGGGCGGTGGTGGGCCTGTCCAAGCTGGCACGCCTGGTGGACTGGTATGCGCACGGCCTCCAGATCCAGGAGCGCCTTACCGCTCAGGTGACAGGGGCGATCGACAAGTACCTCGATACCCTCGGCTCGGCCTGCACGATCCACTCGTCGCATTCCTGCATGACCTCTCGCGGCGCTCACAAGCCTGGTGCGATCATGCGTACCACCTCTCTAACTGGAGCGTTCCGGGATCAGGATGCGACCAGGGCAGAGTTTCTAGCCCACACGCGCTGCTGCTGAGGGGTGTGCCCGAGCGCGCTCTTATGCTACGCTACTCAAGGCAGATGCACGCGAGATCTATCACCCTCGTGAGATGCATCAACACATTGAGTCCCTACCCCCGGGAGAAGGGAGTGGCATGGCCAGCAAGCTTTACCGCGTCAAGACTCTGACGCTAGGCGAGGTATCCATCGAGGAGGGTTCCGAAGCCAAGGAGCTGGAGGAGGCGATCGCCAAGGGCGAGGAAGCCGTCTTCGACCTCTTCAACGAGTACGAGATCGGCGTCGATCTGGATGACGCAGAAGTCGTCGGCGTGGAGATCATCGACGCCGATGGCAAGGTCATCGCCAAGAGAGGCCAGGAGTTGCCCGGAATCGTCCGGGTCTAGAACGGAGCAACATGCCCAGGCAGAAGAGGTCGGTATCCCCGAATCCGGGTAGGCGCAGCGGCGAGCCGTCGAAGCACCAGCGGCGCGTCAAGGCGAAGCTGGCCGAGCGCACCGCGCGCTACGAGGCCGTGCCTGCCCCGATCAAGGGCGGCTTCAGGAAGCCGGGTTCGCAGAACCTGCACCACCAGTAACCCCTACGCGGGAGGGAGTCCACCACCCCCTCCCGCACCCGCCCCTGTCGCCCAATTGGCAGAGCATCCGGTGCACCGGAGATCGAGGTTCAAGTCCTCGCGGGGGCTCTCTGCGGCCGACCGGCCGTGAGAGGAGGAGGTTGTGGATCTCAGTGGGGAGGCCAGACGCATCGGAGACGCACTCCGGCTGCACTGGCCTGAAACGAAGTTCTACGTCTCAACCCAGCCGTCCGAGGGTGAGCATTGCGCTCTGGTGATCGTCGAATGGGAAGACGCACCGCGCGCCACCATGGTGCGACATGTAGCCAGGGAGGCTGCTGACTTCTCCACCAGCAAGAGGCCGGGATGGAAGATCGCCTTCCGTCACCGCATCTCCCGCGACCTGCGCCTTCGGGTGCGCGAGGTGATTCTGGCCCAGTATCCGGGCTATGACTACATCACGCAGACCGGTGATCTGAATCCGGATGCCGTCTGGCGCTACCTCGCACCGCCGATCGTGATCCCGGTGGATGAACTCGGTGAAGAATCCACGGTCAAGTGCAAAGACCGTGATGGCAACTTCCTGATCAAGGCGGTCGCCTATGCGATCCTGCGGCGCGAGGGCGCGAAGGATGTCTAGCCATATCCGGAGGGGGGTGAAGAAGGGTGAGAAGACCTAACTGGCTCAGGGACATCATCGAAGGCATCCGGGAGGGACTCGAAGAGGGTCACGAGAGCGCACATACGCGCGTGGTGATGCAGATGCCGCTGGATTGGCCGTGCACGACGTGTAGCGGTAGAGGTAGCGGGCCCAATCAAGATGCGTGCACCAGGTGCGACGGCAGCGGCTATGCGTTATCACCGCGCGGCGAGGAGCTGGCCTCCTTCCTGAAGCGGCATGGTTTCACGCGCTCGATCCGATAGAACCCCGCGATGCAAGCGGCTGCGTCACAGGCGCAGCCGCTTGCTGCTTGTGCGCTGATCTTGCGCACATGCTACGCTACTCGCGCGCAAGAAAGCGCATAGAGAGGAGCGCACCCATGGACGAGATCATCATCGGGGCGGGCTGCAAGATCGAGTGCGGCGAGAGCTTCGGCCGGACGATCATCGACCTGATCTATCCGGGCGACACGGTGACCCTCAGCTTCGAGGGTACCGACGAGGAGATTCGCGACTGCGCCATGCGGCTGACCCTGGCTGCGGCGGAGGTCTACAGCGACGCCAGTCGGCGCATTGCGGGCCGTGGCTGATGTTCATCGAGCGCAGCGGTAAGAGGGGCAGAGAGCCGCAGTATCTGATCTGCTACCCGTCCGTGACCGACGTGGGCGATCGTTCGATCCTGATCGACAACCTGCGCGCTATAGAGGCTGGCGAGGTGGATGTCGAGCCGACCGTCTATCACTCACCCTCGGGCAGCTCCGAGTTCATCGAGGTTGAGTGCAAGACGAGCCTGATCGATGACCAGCCAGGCAGACGCGAGACCAGAGTCAAGACCCTTCAAGGGGATCTTGTCGACGAGCTGGAGTGGTGGATCGAAGGGGCTGGTAGCCCGAAGAAGGCTGGCAAGAGGAAGATCGGAAAGAAGCCGTGGCGGCCCAAAGCGACCTTCTATCTGCTAGCCGAGGTCTTTCCGCTTCCCGGCGGCGAACGGCGCTTCACGCCGATCGGGATCTTCTTCAAGCTGGCCAAGGCCCAGGACTGGGCGCAGGAGATGACGAAGGACTACGAGCAGTCCGCAAGCCAGTTCGACGACCCACCACACCCCCTGGAGTTCTGCTGGTCCACCGATAAGAAGACCGGCGAGATGTCGCTGCGCACCTCGATCAACGGTATGGGTGTAGGCATCGTGCAGTTCATCATCCAGGGGATTCCCTGCGATCCTGCACTGCGCGACACCTATAACGAGATCAGGGCGGTCGCAGCAGAGCGCGCTCGTGCGGCAGGCGACGAGAAGTCGGCGCTGGATATCGAGGCCAGCAAGAAGGGCCGCAGAAGGGTGCATCGTGGCGACTGACGGTCCGGATCGAATCACCGTTTGCCTGGACGCAGACGCCAGGGCCGCCCTGGCTCGCCTGCTAGGCCGTACTGATCACTCCAAGACGGAGGTCACGCAGCGCGCGCTGAAGGTCTACGACCTCGTGGACGATTCCATCCGCAAGGGCGGCAGGGTCTACGTCGAGGATGCAGACGGCAAGTTCATCGAGGTGAGAATCCTATGAGCGACGTGGCCCAGGCGCGGCACGTGATCGACCATTGGGATACGGCCGCCAAGATAGGCGATGACGAGTGGGAGCTGGACGGTCACGAGTTCACCAGGCAGGAGGCGCTGGATAAGGTCGCCAGACTGCGCTCGATCGTGCCAACGATGGATCACCGCCCTGTGCACGTGACCGGGCACATCCAGTTCACCGAGGAGGCTCCGTGAGCAAGGAGCCGCTGCAAGGTGAGACTTCCGAGGACTACTGGGACCTGATCGCGCCGACCGGCATCGGCGGCGGCTGGGAGCTGTTCGGTAAGAGGCTGGATAAGCAGTCCGCCAAGAATCAGGCTGCCAATGCCAACGGCATGTTCCCGCTTGCCGATGTGCGCGCAGTGCACGTCACCACGTCTATGCGCTTCACCGAGGAGGACTAGTGGAGCCTCTATTCGAAGTCATGGACTGGGTGATGCTCCAGAACTGCCCCAGCCCCGGCATGGTGCTGGACCGCCAGGTGCGCGAGGGTGACTTCCATTACCGGATGGACTGGCCGGATCACCCGAAGGATCACAAGTACTACCCGCAAAGCGATCTACTGCCGACCCGTGCGCCCAGTGAGCATGGGGCGCAGAGTGATGTCGGATAACGAGAGGAGCAGGTCATGAGGGGTTTCTTCGCAGCACTGATCAGCGGTGCAGTCGTGCTCACCGGTCATGTGGTCGGGTTCCCCATGTGGGAGGACTTCACGGCCGGAGTCGTGCTGGGCTCCCTGCTCGGCGGACCGACGACCACGATGCTGTGGGATGACGGCCATAAGCGCAAGAACAAGAGACTGCCGAAGTAGATGGCAGTCGACGGTAGACGACGATGAAGGGATCGAATGATGGGGGTCTTCCAGAAGCGGGGCGGCTCGGCATGCATCGTGACGGGCTGCACGGACCCGATGCTGGCACTGGTGCTCGCGATGGCGCTGGTGAAGGTCGCGCCGAAGGTGCGCAAGAGGCGGGCGAGGTAAGCCGGGAGAAGACGAAGCTGTCGCCGGAGAGGTGGGCTGCAACAGTCACTTTCGTACTGGCGAATCAGCCGGAGCTGGCTGGCGTGACGGTGCAGGCGATGCAGGAGGGAATCCTCATCGCCAATGACCGCCTGCGCGACCGCGTTGCTGCCGTCAGCCTGGGGTTGGTCGAGGCCATGAACACGAGGCTGACCCACAAGAAGCGGCGGCATGACGTGATCATCCGCGCGATCAAGGCCAGCGTCGTGTTCGGCTCGAAGTGGTCCGACGACATGATCGCCAGCGAGAGCGAGGCGCAGAAGGAATGAGCGCCGCAGATCTCGCCAGGGCTCATCCCGCAGCAGCGCAGGTCGTCCTCGGGGTCTATGTGACCTTTCTGGTCGGCGCTGGGATCTGGTTGGTTATTCAGTTATGGAGGCGCAGGTGAGCGACCAGCCAAGCTTGGGGCCGGAGCAGATCGACAGGGTCGGCTGTACCTGCTACGGGTGCATCCTTGATCGGAACGTGCCCTTGGATCGGGCGACCGTGACGCAGGTGCACGACATGCTTCAGGGTCGGCTCATCAATGCCACCGGCATCGACAGAAGCGAGTTCCTGACCGTCTGTGACGGCACCGGCAAGGTCGTACGGGTGATCAAGCCGGAGAGCAACGATGAGTTTCTCGACGCGATAAACACGAACAACTGGAGGATCAGATGATGGACGAGCAAGGACCCGCCGAAGTCTCAGTCGAAGATCCGGATGAGCTGGACTGCGCACCGCCCGGCGCGAAGCTGGTGGTGTATCCGATCCGCTTCCCGGCCGATCGGGTCGAGCAGCTGCGGCGGGTCGCGGAGTCCAGGGATGTCAAGCCCACCGTCCTGGTGCGCGACTTCACCCTTATGATGCTCGATGTCGTCGATCGCAAGGGTGCGGAAACCAGGTGAGCGCACTGCTCGGCGGTATCATCGATGCCGCTGCTGGCGGCCTTGGCGGTTACGTGTTCGGACGCATTCGCGGTGCGATGCTCAAACCGAAACCGAAGCCGGACCCGACGCCGATCTGTCTGTGCAGTCACGCCATCTCGTTCCATGAGGACAAAATCGGGCGGTGCATCAACGTCGACCTGAAGAAACTCAATACCGAGGTGGCCGCCCTCGACGGCAACGGTGACGTGATCTTCGATGATGACGACTATCCGGTGTTCAATGTCACCGAGTCATTCGTCGAGAAGCCGTGCGGCTGCCTGCACTACGTCGGTCCAGATCCGATACCGACGATGATCGCACTCTGAGGGGGTGAAATAGATGAGTGGACAACTCATAGAAGGTGCCGTGATCGCATTCGCGGCAGTCGGCATCGGCTTCAGCCTGCCAAGTAGGCGCAGGAGGCCGAACCCGAAGAAGGCGATCTGTGGCTGCACACACCACCTGGCCCTGCATGATCCGGAGACCAGGGAATGCAGCTCCACCGTACCGGTGCCGATTTACGACAGCACTGGTGAGGTGAGAGGCTACGAGCGCAAGCCATGCGCCTGTAGGCAGTACATCGGGCCGCCTGCGGCCTAGAACGACAAAACAGCCCTCCGGCCCCGAAGGACCGGAGGGCTGTTGCCATCTCCCGAGATGATCTTAGTTGATGCCGAGTGCCGCACTGGTACGCGGACCGGCGATGCCATCGGCCACAAGGCCTCGGGTCATCTGGAAGTGCACTAGCGCAGTCATCGTGAGCGGGCCCGCCATGCCATCGATGGCCAGGCGCGAGCCGTGCCCATTCAGAGCGCCCTGTACGAGCTTTACGCGGGCCACCAGAGCACCCCACGTATGCGGGCCGCAGATGCCATCGGCAGCGAGCCCATGAGCGCTCTGGAAGGCTCGCAGGGCTGCCAGGGTGCGAGGCCCGAAGGTCCCATCCTGAGCCCCCGGAACCTGCCCGGCGAGCATGAGTGAGCGCTGCATCAGGATCACAGCGGCTCCGGTGCTGCCCTCGCGCAGGATGGGCAGATTGGCGGGCTGCGGCACGGTAGAGGCAGCGGGCCACTGCCCGTACTCGTCGGTCATCGCTTCATCCAGATCGACCTGCACGCCGCCGATGTAGTTATCGACAGCCGTCTGGCGGATGGAAGCCGACCCATGCCACTTAGTCGGATTGCCGGACCAGGCGAAGGTCTGCCATGCGTACCTGAATCCCGCTGCGAGGGTGGCTGCAACGGTGTCGTACCCACCATAAACGCCGACCAGATCCTTCGATCCCTCGGCGTCCGCCACGCCATGAAGATAGTCGAGCACCGTGGAGATCTGGGCGAGAGTGGCGTCGAAGTCGACCGAGTAGTAGATAGGCACGCTTGCCGGGGCTCCGAGCGCCTGAGCCTGTGCGCGGGCCGTCCTGCCATCCGCTAGGCCGCCCTGATAGCCGCGCAGAGCCATCTGGGCGGTCGTCTCCCAGTTGAGAACGACCGAGATGCCAGCGCCATGCAGTGCGGAAAGCTCAGTGGCGGTCAGATTCTTGGAGGGGTCAGTCGACAGGTAGCGGCAGACAAACCCGATACCGGCGGACTTCAGGGATGAGGTGTCCGGATGGGTGAATGCGTAGTCGGCACCGGCAGTGGTCATGAGCTTGCCTCCGGGGGAGATGGGGCTAGTTGAGATAGGTGCTCGATGATCTTCTCGATTCGGTCATCCTGAGCGGTCAGATGCGACTGTATCTCCAGAGCCTCGTGCAGCGCGGCGGAGGCATCCTTGAAGGTCTGCTCCGCTCGCGCGTCCGAGGCCTGGGCCTGCACGTTCTGGCCGACCATGATGATCGAGAGAAGGACCAGCTGGAGGAAGGTCTGCGCGATCCACGAGATGATCGCAGCCGTGCCCAGCCGGATAGCGGACGGTAGGGAGATGCAGTCGAACAGCGCGAACGCATAGGCGCACCACATGCTGCCGACTATCTTGGTGATCACCAGGGCAAGGCGGGTGTTGAAGCGGGTGATCACACTGCCGGTCGGGTGCTGATCTGCGACCTTGACCGGGCCCTCTTGCCTGCGCTGTTCGATGTGAGGGTGCGGCATGTGCTCATAGGTACTCATCGGTGCGTCACCAAGAGTGTGACGACGATGGCCATGGCTGCGATCAGCAACCCAGTGGCGGTACCGAGGATCGTGATCAAGAACCGACTGCGGTTGGTGTCCTTCTCTTCCACTCTCTCCTCCGTCTCCTTCTCCTTCGTGATGGCGTTCACCTTGATTTCGACTGCACCGACGCGGTGCTCAAGATTGTTCACGTCAGCTCTATCCGCCTTACCGGTCAGGACGTTCATCATCAAGTCCAGCTTGCCGTCCAGGCGCGATATCAATTCCTTGACGGAGAAGACGATTGCCGGTTCCTCAGCCACTAGTGACCTCCAGTATTCGGCCATGGGCATCACGGGCGCCGTCCGCCACACCTGATAGGGCCGCTAGGGCGAGGATTGGCATCATGCGTCCTTGGCCGGAACGAACTCAGCGGCGGGCTTGGCCCCGGCGCGATGCCAACGTAGGGTCTCCCAAAGGGCTGAGGGAATGACGTGAACCCCGTAGTGCGTGCGGTGGTGGTTGGTGCACAGGACTTCCAGGTTGCCGGGTGACTCCACCCATGCCTGGAAGTCCTCATCGTTCTCGAAGTGCAGTCCAAGCCCCTGCTCGACCCGATGAGAGTCCACCGCGTTGATCTGCGAGAACTCCACGTGGCTGTGATGCAGCTCGGGTCCACCACCACACAGGTCGTCGTTGATGATGCACTTCCACAAGCCCTGACGCTTGAGCCGCGCCTTGGCCTGCTCGAACAGATGGTAGTGCGGGTCGTCCTCGCGCGGCTCATGCTCGGGCACATGCGCGAGGATGTGCAGGGTCATCGACTGATCATGCTCTGCCGTCATAGCTTCTCCTAGACCAGAAGGGTGATAGCAAGCGATACGTGACCGCCAGTTACGTTCACTGCCGCAGCGGCCTCTGCGTATGCGCCTAGCTGGATGAGGTCGCCAGCATTGAACTGCTGGATGTCCGCCACCTGGCAGTCCCCACCGTTTATCACGATGTACTCGGAACCCCGAGCAAAGACCGTGCCGTTCTTAGTGAGAACTGGAGCCTGGGAGAAGCTGGTGGATGCCAGGGTGGTGCCGATGGTCCCGTGAACCAGCCAGTACCCTCCGGAGAAGGGGATGGTGAAGCGGTGATTGGCGGCGGAGAACATGCCGTGCGGATCTTCTCCGGTCGCAACGCTGTTGAGGTTTAGAACATCGAAGCCGGACTGCCCCGAGCGGGATGTGAGCGTCTGAGATCCAGTCTGCGTCGCCCGGCCGTGATAGTTCCCACCCCCATGACGCCACCACGTGCCAGGCGTACCGGCAACCGCACAGATCCACACGAAGCCGTCTTGCGAGATGATCATGTCGCCTTGCAGGAATGTCCCCGATGTAGGTGGCCCTGCGGTCGTGCCGCCTACATATCTAGACGCAGAGGGTGCGCCGACAGTTACGGCCTGGATGCCATTGGAGACCGTTACCTGAGTCGTAGGATCTGAACCATTGAGCAGGTTGCTGACCTGATTGATGTCCTGGGCATTGAGAAATGTACCAGTCGAGACGGTATACAACGACATAGCGCCCCCTAGTTTCCCATGAACGTGCCCTGAAGGACGTTGTCGGTGTAGCCGAGAGTTACCGAGTATGAGCCCTCGCTGTAGATACCGAGCTGAATGACATCACCGACGACAGTGGTCACCAGAGAGGAGACCTGGACGCTGGGCGTCCCGTAGCCGAGGAACTGGGAGCCAAAGCAATATGGCTGACCGTTCTTGAGCAGCAATATTCCGATGTCCTCACCAACGGTTCCACCGCCTAGCGAGATCGAACCGGAGAACAGGTAGGTGCCCGGATACTGAATGGTGATCGCCGATTGAACGGCAGAGCTGCCGGGGAAGTTATGAACCTTCTGCCCGATAACCTCATCGAAGTTGACGATATCGAATCCGGTGCGACCCGTTCTCGTGGTGAACACTTGACCGGTATTGAGTACTCGTATACCACCAGCCGTATTGCCGCCGCCGATGCGGTACCACGTGCCGGGGGTGCCAGCTGAGACGCAGACCCAGAGGCACAGCAGCACTGGATCTGTCATCAGATCACCGACAGCCCAGGTGCCGGATGTCGGAGGCCCACCGGTCGCCGAGCCGATCGCTGCCGACATTCCTACTAGACCGGTCGCAGCAGTAGCACCCGTAAGCTGGGCGCGGATACGATTGGCGATCGTTATGCCGCCCTGCATCGGCCCAGAGGTCCCGCTCAGCAGCATGATCGCCTGGTTCAGGTCTTGCGCTGCGGGTGGATAGGTGTTCTGCACCGTATATAGCGCCACGCGGTGCCCCCTATTCGACGTGCCAGACCGAGATGTACGTACGATCCGGACCCGACACGTCTACATTGAAAGCCGCCGGGGCGGATGCAAGCGGACTCATCGCGAGTTGCATACCTGGTCCGGCGTTCATGAAAGCGCAGAAGTAGGTGCCGGTATACTTATGCGTATTGTCCTGCACCGCAGAGATCTGGATACCGGCCGGGCCGACGGTATTCATGGCTGTGAATAGCCACGAGACATTCATCGAGTTGACGCCAGAACCATGCACTGCCGCTGCGATACCCCAGATGCCGTCGAATGGGATCTGGATTGCGATACCAGGGCCGAAGATACTCGGCCTGATCATCCCTCGCGGATCGAAGTCGACAGTATCACCCGTGACGTATGTGATCAGAGTCGTAGAGACTGACACCGCAGCGGTCTGATGGATGCGGCATACGTATCCAGATACTCCCGTGGGGCTAGAGTCTAGCCCCTCATTCGTCACGTAGTTGTATACGCCGATTGGGCCGCCCGTGCTGGCCCAGGATAGATCCCCGTTCTGATAATACGTACCCTGACCCATTCCCTGACCATCGAAGTCAGTCGGGAATGGAGAATCGGAGAACGTTGAATAGTTGAAGTTGAATGTCGGCTGATTCGGATATGGGGTACGGCCGCCGACATAACGCAGAGGGGCTGGGGCGGGGGAGAGCTGGGCGGAGATGGGGCCATTGACCGTCACCTGGGTATTGGTCGTCGTGCCGTTTAGCAGATTGACTACCTGATTGAGATCGGCGGCGCTGCTCGTGTTGCCCTCGGTGATGAGAGTTAGCGCCATCGGTCACATCCACCCGTACAGATAGAAGCGCGATCCGGCGACGAAGTTACCGGATGCGGGGTACAGCTTGAGCGAAGTGACCGGACCTACGTTGGTCGTGCTACCACCGAACACGCCCGCAATACCCGTAGCGGAGTTGCCGAGATTCACGCAGGTCGCCACGATTGGAATATAGTTGGTGTCCTGCGCGCCATTAATATCGACAGTGCCGCTTCCGAAGTAGTTCGCGTTGCTGCTGGTGCCCGGTAGCGTACCGATCAGAAGATTTGCAGTAAGCGACAGAGCCCCGGCGACGGTGCTGTTGTTGGCGTCGATAAACTGCGACAGGTATGAGCTAGAGGTGACTCCGTTCACCTGCATGTTCATATTCTGCGTCACAGTGGCAGCATCCCCCTTGGCATGCCACTTGAGCGTGAGACAGTTGAACGCTGGAATGCTTGAGAAGGTGATCGATGCTAGTGAGCTGATCAGTGTCTGCGAGCTGATCAGCGTCGGGCCGGTGCTCCATGTGCCGGGACTGCCACCAGCCGTGCACACCCATTCCACCCCGAGGGTGCTATCGATGATGAAGTCACCGGCGACGAAGGTGCCGGAAGACGGTGGTCCGCCAGCGATCTGTCCGACGTACCCACCGGAACCGGCCGTAGCACCAGAGAGCTGGGCGCGGATACGACCGGAGTTGGTGATCTGAACGCCTGTAGTCGTGCCGTTAAGCAGGTTGGTGAACTGATTCACGTCATTTGGGGAGATGACGGAAGCGGCCTGCACCGCATATAGAGCCACGGCGGACCCCCTACTCGCTCAGTACCGCGACGCGACTCTCCAGCTCGGCGATCCTCGCCTCGGCGGCCAGGAGCTTGTCATGGACATCGTTGGTCTCGGCTGCCCGCTGCTGGAGAACCTTGGTCAGTTGCTTGATGTATGCCATCGCCTTGCCGAGTTCCGCATAGGCGGTGTCGACATCCGGCTGGAACGGCGGGACGGCGGGGGGCAGATCGGTCATCGACTACCTCATGCTGATTGCAGGGTCATGGAGAAGTTGAGCGTGGCGGTCTGAGCGCTCGTCTTGGTCACCGAGGGCGAGAGCAGCGCGTGATCAAGCAGGGTGCCGGTGTTATAGGCCACCGTCGTGCCGATCGCGAACGAGCTGACTGCGGTGAACGAGCTGACGTTGATAGTCGTCGAGCCTGCGGTAGTGATGCCGGAAGTCACCACGCTCTGCGTCTGTCCGGTGCCAGCGCCGTAGTTGATGATCAACGTAGAGCTGGCAGGGATAGTGGCAGTGGTGGCGCTGACGGCGAGCGAGGTGTAGGTCTGGTTCAGCGTGAGGCCGCTAGAGAGAGTGACTTGCTGGGTGGAGGCCTGCACGAACACACCCATCTCGGTGACCGTGCCGTTGCCTGCGGTGGTAGGAAAGAAGAACTGATACGTCAGCACATTGGCGCTGTCGGTGCCGGTGGTCACCAGCTCTCGGCCGATCTCATTACCGAGGGCGATATCCCCTGCTACCGGAGTGGCTACGCCAGTGCCGACCGCGCCATAGATGTCGCCGAGGTTGCCAGAGGTCGAGGCGAAGGGGCTACCCCATCCGCTGTTGTAGTTCTGAATGAACGCCCAGTTCAGCGCAGAGGCTATGACGTTGAGACCGGAGGTGACGATCAGGTTCTTCGAGGAGCGCGAGTCCACCAGATCACCGGACTCGGCGTCGAAGACATCCAGCCGCAGAACGCCGAACATGCCGAAACGATCCCGATGGCTCATTTCCACTGGAACGTCCCCCATTGCGTGCTCGTGCCGTTATAGGTGGCAACCGTGGGAGCAGAGTAACCCGGATATGGGGTGATGCCGTACTGCGTCGCTCCACCGCCATACGCCTCGGCGAGCGCATCGGAAGCGATGCCCCAGTTGTAATGCGTGCTCACCTGGGTTGGCGTAAGCGGCTTGCGGTAGATCGCCACCTCGGCCATGGACATCTGGCATGTCTGAAAGACGCCATAGTTTCCAAGGACCACATTATTGGCGGTGTTGGACGGTACTGTCGTATACGTCTGGCTGCCGACCTGCGAGCCGTTGATATAGACCTTGATGGCCTTCGCGCTGCCATCTCTGGTCACTACCACGTGATACCAGTTGTTGAGCGACATGGAGCCGGAAGCGAAGGCAGCGAGCCCGTTCTGCGCGAAACCGATCTGACCGACCCCAGAGTTGTTGTATAGGTATACCTCGAACTCTCCGGTGGAGCCTCCGGTGTTCGCCTCCTTCACGATCAGGGAGTACAGACCGCCAGTGGTGTTGAACGAGGTGAAGAAGACCCAGAACTCCACCGAGAGGTCGCCGGTGATCTGTAGTGAGGAGTTGTTGTTGAACACGATATTGCTTGCGGTGAAGCTGGTGAACTGGGACGCATGAGAGTGGGCGAGAAAGCTACTGGCATTCTGAGTGATGCCAGTCATAGACGATGATGCGATGCGCGGATAGATCGAGAAGTAGCCCTGATTCGAGTCGTACGCCACGCCACCAGAGGACTCGGCGAGACGCCAGTAAGAGGTTGGCATGTCTCCGGAGGCGTTCGTTGGATAGATCGTCGAGGTGGTGAACGTGGGCGCAGAGCCGCTCACATTGAAGTTCAGGGCCTCGATATCCGAGTAGAACTGATTGAGGACCTCGGTAGAGTCAAGCGGGATGTTCTCGGTCGAGTTGTTCGCGAGCTGGGCGAACAGATCCTGCATGGTCAGCGCGCGCCCCGGAGTCGGCATCGCACCCCCTAGAAGATTCCGGCCGGACCGTTGGCCCTGGCGGCAGTGATCTGGTAAACGCGATATCCAGCGCCCTTGTCGGATGCCTGGATCGTAAGCTGCACCACGATGAAGGTGTCGTTGATGCCGACCGAACCGCCGTTATAGAAGTCCGGCGTGGAGGAGTTGATGAACGTGAACAGCTCTCCCGCTCGGATGTGACCCGGCCAGTCGTCAGTGGTGTAGAACTGAACTCGATCCTCTGGATAGCCGAAGGTGTGCACCTCAGTCTGGCCGCGAAGCTGCGCGGCCTCCAGCGACTGAAGGTTGGTATCTGCGATGTAGACGGAGAAAACGCCCCGGTTCGGCAGGGACGCGTACTTGGCGATCGAGGCTGGGGCGGTGACCTCTGCGATGTTCGGAGCCACGTACTTGTACTTTATCACGATCGAGGCACCGGCTCCAGGGATGGAGCCGAAACTGCCATTGACCTGGAGGAACCACTGACCCGACAGGTTCGGCTGAATAACGAATGCCGTGGTCTGGCTGGTGCCGAGCTGAGCCGATACCGTCTGGGTTACTCCCGCGACCTTGAGGTTGATGCTGGAGATGGCAGTAGTATCGGGGGCCTGCGTCAGAGGCCAGGCCGTCTGTGAACCATTGCCGACGAATGTGTCCACCTGTGCCACGAAGTACGTCGAACCGCGCACCACTGCGCGGTTGCGCATCTGCGTGGCGTCCCAGCCGTACATGAAGTTGTCCACGTCATAGAAGCCGAATGTCGTGGAGACTGGGCTATTGCCGCCGATCTGCGCGGTGAGGTTGTCGCTGAAGGTGATACCCGATACCGGAGCATTGGCCAGCGGGTAGAAGTGCAGATTGCGATTCTCGTCGATATACCAGCCCCAGCTGGTGTAGGTCGCAGCGAGCTGGACGGTGTTGGTCAGTGCGGCCGAGAGGGTGTTGAAGATGTACTTGGCGCGCACCACCAGCGGTCCCGGATAGACGAATCCGGCCGGAGCCAAGGCCGCATTGATGCCGCAGTTCGCATTGGCCACTGCGGCAAGCACGATCTGGTCGGTGGTCATATTGGAGGTGTCGAGCTGAACCAGGGCGCGATCAGACAGATACGTCCAGTCAGTGCACTGAAGCTCCCAATAGGCCAGGTTTGGACCGGGGCGGGTCAGCTCTGGGTATGTACACAGCCCGGAGAACAGGGTCACGCCGAGAGTGTTGTCGACGAAGACAACCTGAGAGAGGGGCTGGACCGTGAAGGTCAGGGAGACACCGCCCTCGGTGATCGAGGGGTGCTCGTCCACCAGATAGAAGGTGGCGGTGTCTCCCTGGCGCGACCACTGCTGCGTGATGGTCCAGGTGTCCTGTTCCAGATACTGAGTCAGATCGACTCCGTTGACGAGGAACTGGACAGTATTGGCCATCACGATCTCCTAGTAGGTGGCTCGCGGGATCTGGATACCGGCAGTCGGCACTGCCTTCTGCACGAACTGCTTGTTGATCTGCTGCATGATCCAGTTGATCGAGTTAGGACCGGCGATCTGCGAGTTGGGGAACGAGAAGTTGACCTGTACGTTGCCCTGATTGCGCGCCGATGCCACCGAGGACAGCGAGCTATTGCCGCCGCTGACCACAGGATTGATGGAGGTGGTGACGGTGCCAGTGACCTGACTGAGCTTCTTCTTCAGGGTCTCGATCTGAGAGTCGATACCGGTGATGAAGCCCTGCATGACCAGCTGGCCGTTCTGCACCAGAAGGATCTTGTCCTTGCTGGGCGGGCCCTTCCAGCTGGTGATGGCGCTGGTGATATCGCTGAAGAAGCCCTGCACGTCGCCCCACATGGACTTCAGGCCGTTGATGAAGCCGGTGAGGATGTCCCGCCCGGCGTTGTAGAGCCAGGTGCCAGCATCCTTGAAGAACCTGATGAACGTGTTCCAGAGCTCTATCAGGGCGTTCCAGACCCCACCGAGAGCATCGTTGATGCCCCTGATGAACGATCCCCAGATGTTGCTCACCAGACTGACGACGAAGTTGCCGATGGTCGAACCGATCGACTTGAGGAACGACCAGATGTTGTTCCACGCGTCCTTGAAGATCTTTTCGAAGTCACCCCATAGCTTGCCCCACTGACCGGTCACTAGGTCGGCGAAGAACTTGAGGATGTCCTTGACGGCGTCCAGCACGGTGTTGATGGTCGTCTTGACCGCTTCCCAGACGATCTTGATGACCGCAAGGATGGCGTCCCACGCAGTCTGGAGTACGCCCATGATCACGGTAAGCGAGCCCTTGATGATCCCGTAGATGATATCCCAGGCCATCTTGACTATTCCGGAGATCAGATCCCAGGCCACATGGAAGATGCCCTGGATGATGTCCCAGCCGCCCTTGACGTAGCCGGAGATCATAGTCATATACGACTTGAACCAACCGGCCATCAGGTTCCAGACCAGGCGTACGCCATCTTTGATCTCATCCCAGTGGCGGGCGATCAGAGCGACCAGCTTTCCACCAGTCGCATTCCAGATGGTCGTCAGCGAGTCCCAGATCGAGGACAGATCGTCGGAGATATGCTTCCACTCATCAGTCAGAGGCTTGGATATATCTCCCCAGATACCCTTGAAGAAGTTGGCGACATCCTGCGCGCCACCCTTGATGTCCTTCCATAGCCCCTCGAAGAACGCCTTGACCTGCTTCCAGTGCATGACGATCTCAAGAACCAGCGCGATCAGCATGCCGATCGGACCGCCGAGCAGGGCCAGTGCGCCTGCGACCATGTTGACGTGGGACTTGATGAAGTTCCACGCCTCCTCTGCGGTCTTCTTCAGCCAGCCCCAGAACTCCTCGATCCACTTCTTGACGGTGGACCAGTGGGTGATGATCAGTAGGGCTACGACGGCGATGAGGGTGATTGCTGCGACGACCGGATTGAACTCGGTGGCCTCGGTGATCGCGGTGAAGGCGATCCACGACTCCTTCAGCAGGGTGATGACCTTCATCACCGCGATGAACGTGGTGATCACCACGCCGATGACGCCGATGATGGCAAGGAGCGTTGCTGCCAGGGTCTTGTTATGTCCGATCCAGTTGGCGATCGGCTCCACGATCTTCATGACCCAGTCCAGCAGCTTGGTGACCATCGGCAGCAGTGCGGTGCCGAGCTGGATTGCGGCGACGTTGGCGGAGGCCTTCAGCTCGGCGAGCTTCTGGTTCATCGTCTGCTGGATCAGAGCCCAGCCGTTCACGTCGCTACCGGTCTTCTGGGATGCGGCACCGACCTTACCGACGATCGAGTTGAGATCCTGGCCCTGATTGGCCGTGAGCATCAGCGCGGTCTTCAGCGACGTGGAACCGCCAAGCATGGTCGATAGGGCGGCATTGAAGGTCATGGCGTCCGGATTACCGGCCTTGAGCATCTGGTTGAAGCCGTTGGCCTTATCCGCAAGCGTCATGAACTGCGTCATCACATTGCGCTGGAGCGGCGGCATCGCGTACAGATCGTTGCGGTATTCCTTCGCCGTGATCGATCCGTTCATGAAGGCGTTGGCGACCTGCTGCATGGCTGGTGTCATATCGCCGAGCATGACCTTCAGGTCCTTGGCTGCGGCCGAAGAGTTATACCAGTCTTGCAGCATGATCTTGCCGTTGTGGGTGTTGTTCGCGATGGCCTGGAGCAGGGTGTTCATCGTCCCCGTCAGGCCGTTCTTGCCGAGGTCGTTCGATAGCTTGTTGGAGTCGACGCCCATCTGCTGCATCATCTGGATGGCCTGCTGGTTGGGCTTCTGGAGCTGGCCGATCATGTGAGCCAGGTCCTGCGTGGACTGCTGAGCGCTCATGCCCTGGCGGGTCATGGTCGCGATAGCGCCACCGACCTGCTCGAAGCTAAGGCCTGCGGAGTGTGCGATCGGTAGGACGGCGGAGAGGGATGAAGAGAGATCCTGCGTGGTCATCTTTCCGTTCTGGACCACGGTGATCATCTCGTTCATGGCCTGGATAGGACCACCCTTGATCTTGTCGCCATAGTTGACCATGATCGTGGTCAGAGCATTGGCGACAGTGCCAAGGTCCGCATTTTCGGCCTTCGCGCCCTGGGCTGCGGCCTTGAGGGTGTCGTACTGCTGCGAGGTCTTAATGCCAGCCGAGCCGATCTGGTACATCGCGTTGATCAGCTGCTGCGTACTGGTGCCGGTGCTAGCGGACAGGCTCAGAATGTCCTGTCTGGTCTTCTCGATCGTCGCCTGAGTCTGACCGCCAGAGGTCATCAGCACGGTGGTGGCAGCTTGGAAGTTCGCAGCCGACTTCACCGACTCATAGCCGATCGCGGCGACGGCTACAGAGGTCGCCATGGCGACCTTGCCGACCTGGCTCAGGCCTATACCGGTCGCATCGCTCTCTGTGGATGCCTTCTTCTGGGCGTCCGCCATATATGCGGCCCGCTCTGCTACCGAGTCTTCCGCCTTGCGCACCGCATCGAGGGCGGCGACCTGATCGGCTGATGCGACCTGAACGATCTTCGCCGCATCCGATGCGGCCTTGGCGTCGGTCATATCGGTGGCGGCTAGCGCCTCCTGGGACTGGCGCAGGGAGGTGCTGGTGATTCGCAGCCGCTCCATCGCGGCATTCTGTTCGTCGAGAGCGGCGCGGTGGGCGTCCTCGGCTGCGATCGCCTTGAGCTGGGCGGCCTCCAGCTCATCGCCGGTAAGGACTGCGGTGCCGCCCATCTCCTTGATCTTCGCGCCGAGGTTGTCGAGGGTCTTGCCGAGACCGCCGATAAGGCCGCTGGCCTTATCCATCGCCTCGATCATCAGCAGGACCGTGATCTCCGTCCTCGTAGACGGCATCGTGAACGCCTCCCTGCTGTCGCAGCGCCTGGAAGGCCGCCTCGGTGTCATCTATGGATTGCGACGAACCAGAGGATGATCCGCTGTTATTGAGTGCGGCCTCTATCTCCCACAGCTTCATCGCCCGCTCGAAGTCCGCATGCGTGTAAAGCGCACGAGCCTGCTCAGTAGTCAGGCCCGTGCGCGTCCACCATGCCTCTCGCATCCATAGATCCATGATCAGCGGATGGTTGGTCCGCTTCATGCGGACTGCGCTAGTCGCCCGAGCTACGAAAGTCGGCCTTGTCATCCGACCCCTTGGAGTCGTCGGCATTCTTCTCGACGCGGGTGACCAGCATGTCGTACACACCCGGCGGTAGGCGCTTGATGGAGCGGCGCTTGGCGTCCAGTGGCGCTAGCGGCAGCTTCTGATCCATCTCGTCGGTCAGATTCCAGTCGACGATGGCAAGCGCCAGAAGCTCCAGCCGGTATGCAGCGGTATCCATGCGCACCTGGGTGCGGGTACCGGAAGTCTGCTCCTCTTCCGGCTCGACCGGAAGGCCGAGCATCTGGCGCTTCGCGCGCTCCTTGGCGGCGCGAACGGCGCTTGCATCATCGTTCGCCATTGCGGTCATCTGGAGCTTCTTGCCCTCGGCGATGTCTAGCTCGGCCCCTGAGAGCGTCTTCTTGATGTCAACCCACCAGTGCCCATCCGGGTCTGCGGGTTCGGTGATGTCGATGCGGACCGTGCCGCCGTAGAGCGAGAGAAAGCCCATGAGCGATCCTTACAGGGGAAGGTAAGACTGGTTGATGATGGTGGCGGAGATGGTCTGGAGAGTCGCGAGGTTCAGGAACACCTCGTACTCCAGGGAGGTCATGATCACGTCTTCGAACTTCACCGAGTCGGCAGCCTTCTTCAGCAGCACCTTCGGCATCGTGAACGACACGGAACCGCCCGATGCCGGATGGGTGAGGCTGAGGGTCAGAGTGCCGCTGGTGCCAGCGACCATCTGGTTGAAGTAGCCCCAGGTCGCATCGTCAAGCGAGGTGAAGACCACATCGATCTTGCCGGAGACGTGCCGGGTGACCGGAGTCAGGAAGTTGAGATTGTGCGTGGTGTTCATCGTGTACGTCGACTTCAGGCCGTTGTCGATATCCAGGGTGAAGCTGGAGGCCTGGAGGACGTTCTGGCCGAACAGGGAGACGGACGCCTCGGCGAAGACGAACGGCGATTCGTTGGTGATCGTGATCGCGGAGGGGGAGGCCAGAACTGCGACCGACTTGGCCACCGCGTCCACCGACATGGTGGCTTCGGCATCCGTGGATGTAGCGGCGATCGACAGCTTGCCCACGCGGGAACCGGCGAACTGGAGCGACTCGAAGGAGCCAAGGTTCTTCTCGATCGTGAACGAGGAGAGCTGGTTGGCCTGCTGCACCGAGTGCGTATACGGAGCGACGACTCCGATCACATTCACACCGGAGGCATGGTTGTAGCTTATGGCGGAGTCGATGGTGAGCGTATTGGTGACGATGTTGGTGATCTTGCGGCACTCGGCCGTCGTCGGACCGACAGTGTTGTTCACGTCGATCTGGATGACCTGCCCCTGAGTGAAGCCAGCGGCGGAGGTGACATTCACCGTGGTGGTACCTGCGGTCAGGGTGCCGGAGGTGGTGGTGGAACCGGTACCGACCGTCCCGATCACGCCGAAAGACGCCTGCGCGTCCGGACCGATAGCGCCAGGGATGAACAGAGCACCGTTGGTCGGGAACAGGGCGGCCGCCAGACCGCCGGAGTTCTTGTACTGGCCGAACAGCGGGAAGGTATTGACATCCCTCTGGCCGAACATGACCTTCGGGCTGAACAGTCCAGGGTCCAGCTGAAGCTCGTTGCCCGTCATGGGCAGGAAGGTTGTAGGCACTACGGGAGTACCGAAGGTGGTAGCCCCCTCACGGGCGGCACCGGTAGCGGACAGGGACCCGTACCGCTCAACAACGGCAGTAGTCACACAGCTCCTATGGGGTTAAGCGATCACGGGTGGCGAATCGCGTCCTGGTCGACAGGTTCGCCGGCATAACTGACGAATCGTCCAGTACGCAGAAGAGACTCGACGAGATAGTCGGGAGCAGCGACGATTTCGCCCGCGTGCAGCTCGCCGAACGGCGCAATTACCAGATCGTCACCCCGGTACGCCAGCAGAGTGCGCGGCCCCTGCTCGCTGGGCATTTCCAGCGAGATCTCGGGTGCCTCGGGAGCGCTCGGAGCGGCCTCCTGAGCGCTTTCGATCATGCCTTCGGCATCCGCGCTAGCTGCGGGTGCCTCGGGCAGCTCAGCATCGCTCTGCGCGCTTTGCTTACGGGTGGCGGGCATCGTCAGATCCTCTCGAACAGCGCAGCGAACGACGAGGAGATCATGGGGAGCATCTTCTCCATCGCCTTCTGGTGGAAGGGGTTGGCGTGCGCGCCCTTATGGAAGGTGTGATTGCGGAAGATCATCGTTCCGCTCGCGTCCGGGAAGTGCAGCGCCAGACCGTTGGTCGGGGTGATCGCGTGCGGCCTGGTGCCTTCGATCACATACTTCGCAGCCGGATCGGTGCTGTGGAAGGTCAGAACAACTCCGCCGACAGAGGTGCGGCGCTGATAGTTGATCGAACCTTGCAGGCGGCCGGAACCTTGACGGCCCCGCTTGTCCACGGGAGCCTGAGACTTGAGTTCATGCTCCATGGCCAGGCCCACCTTGTCGGCCCAGGAGACCATTCGCAGGGTGGCGTTGAACCTTTCCATGCGCGACGCAGCACCGGAGTCGCCGCCCATTCCGAAGGACAGCAGCGGATTGGCCATGGGTTCTCCTATGCCTGGATGATTTCCTTCACATCGACCGTGAGCCTGGCGGTGTAGCGCAGCATGCGCTGGTCCTCCAGTGAGTGAACGGGGGCATAGTCCCAGCTCATAGTCTCGCCGATCATCTCCACCGTGGACTTCATGCCGGTGACCGGATCGATGATGGGTACCTGCATTTGTGTGTCTCGCAGAATCGCCATGACCGAATCGATGACGGCTGGAAACGACGAGTCCACAGCCTCATCATCCGCATAGGCGCAGAAGATCAGCCACAGATCGATCGTGTGCTCGATCCACTTGAAGCCGCCGGAAGAGTAGTTGCCTGGCGCGTGGCGAGGCATGCTCTGGCGCTTCTCATGGGCCACCGATCCCCAGATGTAAACGGTCGGATCGATGCCCTCGCCGGGATCTGGCGGAGTGATGAAGGCTTGAAGGGTGCCCAGTCCCAGCGGGAGCTGGGCACCGTCCAGGAGGCCCTTTACGTAGGTCTGAATGCTGGCAAGCGGCATTAGACGACCCTCCGGTACGGATGCAGTATCTCCCTGGCGGCCTCGATGAACTGCTTGGAGCTTGCACCGGGGCCGACAGAGGTACCGGGCACGGCTTGAACTGTGGTGGCGGTAGCACCTCGGGTCAGAGCCTGCGCCACCGCGTAGAGGATGACCGCCTGCTGGATCGAGCCGGGGATGGTGGAGACCATCGTGCCGTAGCCGTGCGCATAGCTAAGCGCCCTGCTCAGGGTCAGAATGCCTGGACCCGAGATCGCGGACGACGCAGTGCAGGTGATCGTCTCCTGCTGACCGCCGTCGTATATCACCCCGGTCGCACCTGTGATGCTCGTGCCGGTGGGAGCCCATCCGGTGCAGTCATCGATCTGTATCGTGCTGGAGCCAGCCGATACCGGGGCGGTGAGCGACCCGTGCGGCCAGCCGTTCACGTAGGTGATCTGGAGGTCGTACGCATTGCGGCCGAATCCCCAATTGGCGATACCAGGAGCCATCACCACCGTCTGACCGCCATCGCCGGAGCCACCGGGGGAGGTGGTGCCATACACCCCGATAACCGGCTGGTATACGCGGAACTGATTGGCGTTGATCGTAGTCCACTGCGCCGGGAAGGCGGTTGCGGGAGTGATCTGGCCGCCGAGCACCGAGACGATCGGAGAGCGCGAGAGCAGCAGCCATGCTCGCTGGTTACCGTTCTGGAGCTGAAAGCGGAAGTCTCCCGGACCGGTGAGCTGCTCGGTATCGATGGTCGCATGGATGGGCTGATTGAGGTATCCGGCCGCCATGGATGACGCGCGCTTGCAGATGTTCAGCTGCTCGGAGTACTGCTGCTCCACCGTGGGGCGGGAGTTACCCGGACCGCCGACAGTGGACCACTGGATTCCGGTTGCGGCCGACAGCAGGATCTCAGGGGTGATATACGGAGTGCCAGGTCCGATTACCGGCACATCCTCCGGCGAATAGACCGGCATGACCTACCCCTTTCGCGCGCACCTGGTGCAGATCTCGGCTCCGGCCTCGCTGTCCCACACCTTGTGTCTAAGGCATACGGGGGACAGGCAGCGGTGGCAGTATCCGGCGATGGCTGCCCGGCGGCCCGCGCGTCCCCGCTTAGGGCCTCCGCAGAGGGCGCACACGCCGCCGGGACGGCCCATTACGACTGCTTCCGAGGGCGACCCGGAGAACGCTTGATCGGAGTCTGCGGCTTGTCACCATCATCTGCCGTTGCATCCGAGGCGAGACCGGCCCGCTTGAGCAGGGCGGCGAGCTGATCCTGCGGCAGATCGTCGAGGGCGGCCAGAACATCCTCCGTGGCCACCTCGACCTTCTGCGCCTTCTGCTCGACCCTGGGCTTGTCGACCATAACCAGCTCGGCGATCTTCTCGCCGATAGCCTTGGCCGCGAGGGACTGGGCCGTAAGACCGGTAGCCTTGGCCTCTTCCAGCGCTGCATTCTCATCCACCGTGAGCTTCACTCCGTGCGGAGTGCCAGCCCAGCCCAGCGATGGGATGTCCAGCAGAGCAATGGCGCACATCGGGCAACTGATGCCCCTGCCGCCAGTGTCGGCCTCGATGACCTTGTGGCTATCACCACAGCCGCCAGAGACGGTGATGCTCTGCACGTCGGTAGGTGCGTACGCGGCAAGACTTGCCATTAACTTTCTCCTTCGATGGTTGGCTCGCCGCAACGCGGACAAGTCACGCTCCATGCATTCCAGGCACGCTTACACGGGGTACACAGCTTGGTCTTCTTCGTTCCGAAGGAGAGGGACTGGGAGTCCGCCATGACGCCGCTCTGTCCATACCAGCTCGTCTTCAGATACTTGGCATGCTCGCTGGACATCTCCACGCGGCCTGTACCGTCCGCGTTGTACTTGGTGCCATCGGCCATATCGAGGCCGGAGCAGCCCGAGGGGAGCGTGACCTTTGCCATACGCGGCCTTTCAGGTCTGGAGCACGGATACGACGCTGCTGGTTGCGCAGACGGCGTAGATGGAGTCCCCAGGGAACAGGGGGACGGTGAAGTACGTGGTCGCGGAGGTGGCGACGGCTAGGCCATTGGTGGTCGAGACGTTCGCTCCGCCGAGATAAACCGTCGCGCCAGTGTTGTTGATCACCACCGAGCCCACCTGGCCGTAGCCAGGGGAGCCGGTGGTGGGTGGCGCGGAAGCGATCAGTACGGCGGTGGTGGTCACCGTGTACTGCGCAGATCCGGCAGCCATGATCAGCCCACGCGACGGCAGATGATCTGCGCGTTATACGACGAGGATGCGGTCGCGCTGGCGATCGCCTTGATGTTCACCGTGTCCGCGCCGGAGAGGTTGAGAACGACCGGACCGAAGGACCAGCCGACAGTTGAGCCAGTGGTGCCGGGCACCGCGATCTGAAGCACCTGGCGTGAGGTGCCGGTCTGATGCAGGCCCATGTTGTTCGAATCGGTAGCGGCGACCGTAGTGCCGGTGATGGCGATAGAGCCCTCGACCTCCCACAGCCCTGCGGTACCGGGAGTGCACGTGGCTACAACGGTGCCAGCGGTAGGGGCCGCCTGAATACCGGTCGCCTGAACCGTGACGACGGAATCGCGGAAGTTGGCGGTCTGAAGGTTGGCGACGCCACCGGAGGCTAGAGATGTCGCATAGGCATTACCGGACGGGTCTGCCGGAGTCTCGATCTGCTCGGTGATGCCGGATGCGGGCTGGGCATAACCGCCGGGGACCGGAGTGCCCTGCTGACTGAAGTTCGGATTGGGCATGGTCTCTCCTTAAAGGGGAAAGCCGCCCCGAAGGGCGGCTTTCCAACTACGACAGGGTGATCTCAGTGAAACACTGGATGTTGGTCACCGGGGCGTTGAGAGAGGCCTTCAGGTTCACCAGCTCGGCAGCAACGAAGTCGCGAACCAGCTCGCGGGCGATCTTGATGCCCGACTCGGGCCACGAGATCGTGACGGCTGCGCTTGAAGCCGTAGCGGTGGCTGCGGTCAGAGATACGGCCGGAAAGACTGCACCGTTGAAGGCTGCGGCGATCAGAGTCGCATCACCGTTGGTGTTACCCGGCGCGTTCAGGGTGACGTAGGTGTAGTAGGTAAGCGTACCGGCAGGAGCCGCCACACAGTCTCCTCACGTGAGGGAGGGGGGCGCTTGATAGCGCCCCCCAGCCGATTAGGACCAGGTGCCGGTAGAGCCGGAGCGGTCCGACTTCTGGATGCCCTGCATGATGCCGCAGTACTGCGGGGCGTTGGCCACCAGGGCTCCATACATGAACATGGAGAACCGGAAGGTGGCGTCGATCACGGGCCAGCTGATGCTCAGGTAGTCCTGAACGGCCACGAACTCCCACACGTTGGACACGTTGGACCAAGCGAACGGGAGGGTGTAGCTCATCGCCATGACGGTGCCCTGCGGCAGCCACGGGTGGACCAGGAGCTTGAGGATGCTGCGGGTGATCGGGTTCTGGAACTCGGAAACCGCAGCACCGGCGCGCACGCCAGGAACCTCGGACTGCTCCACGAACAGGCGGTAGTTCGTGGTGGTGCCCGAGTTCACGATGTCGTTGCTCAGGCGCATCAGGTCGCCACCCTCACCGATCAGCTCGGCGGGGTCGGCGCGGTAAGCGCCGGGCGCGTCCCACAGGCCCTGAAGCATCGTGTTGATGTTCGAGATGTGCAGGGTGTCGCCGACGTTCTGGTTGACGTAACCGCCCTGCCAGTTGGCCGGGTAGACCTGGCCGGAGCCCTGAGAGTGACCAGCGAGCACCGGGATGATGCCCTCCTGGCCATTGGTCGAACCAGTACCGGTGTCGGCGGCCGGAACGACGGTGCCAGAGGTCGGCAGAGCGCCCTGGAGGGTGAAGTTCAGACCACCCACCTGCGACTGCATCAGGTAGTAGGTACCGGCGGAAGCGCCCGTGGTGACGTACAGGTTGTACCACTGCGCGCCAGGGACCGGAGAGATGGTCACGTCCACGACATTGCCGTTGGAGGTGGCGACCGAAGCACCGGATGCGGCGGCGGTCTCACCGAACCAGTTGGCAGCGGTGACCTTCACGAACACGTTGGTGGTGACGCCGGACAGACCGGTCTCACCCGAGTTCGCGGAGCGCGCCGTCAGAGTCGCAGTGGCAGGGGTGCCGAGGTTCGTCGAAGTGGAGGCAAGGTGCATGGCCTCTTCCGACAGCATGAACTCCTGAAGCAGGATCAGGTTCGCCAGGGCCGAGATGTCCTCGAAGCCCTGACCACCGAACTGCGCGAGCCACGAGAGCGACTCGCTCAGGCCCCAGAACTTGTACGGGACGTTGAGGTCCACGGCGTCCTGAGCACCGCTGCCCGGCAGGTTGAGCGGCCAGTTCTGCATCGAGCCGGTGCCGGAGACCAGCTCCGGAATACCCAGGTTGACGAACTTGCCGCCCGAGGTGCCGGTCTGCGAGCCGGAGATGCCGGTCACGACCTTGGTGCGGCGGGAAGTGCCCTGGCCCGGAACTCGCGCCAGCTTGTTGCGAATCGGGCTGTAAACCGGGTAGATCAGGCGGCTCGGAGCCACCAGGTCGAACGGCACCAGGCCCGACGCCAGCGGCGAGGGCAGGGTGAAGTTCTTCGACACGTCCTTGCCAAGCAGATCACCGATCTGCGAGGTGATCGAGCCGAGGAACTGCGTCATGGCGTAGTTCTGCGGCGTCGAACCCAGGAAGGAGCCGAACTGGTTGGCGAACTCCGGAGAGAGGCCCTTGATGACCTCTGCGGGCCGGTTCAGGCCGTCCTTGACGGCCTTGGTCAGCAGCTTCTCGGCGCGCATCGAGCGGGTGAAGACCTGCTCGTCGTCCATAAGCGGCTGGTTGCCACCGGCCTTGGCGTAGCCCACGCCCTTGACCAGGGGCTGCATCTTGCCCGCGAGCATCTTGTTGATGCCCTCGGGGTTCTGCGCGGCGGACTCTACGTCAGACCACGCACCTGCGAAGTACTGCTCATCCGCGACATCGCGGACGTTATCAAGCACGGTGTTACCCACACTTAGCCCTTTCGGGTAGGGGTTGTCAGGAAGCCAGCACCTTTTCCAGGACGGCTGCGGCCTTCTCGCGGTCTTCGCCGCGAGGAGCGTGATCGCGCGCCTTTACCAGGTAGGCGATCAGATCGCGCCGCTCCTGGGCTTCGATGTCGATGGGTGCCTTAGCGGACTTCTCCACGGGAGAAATCGGTTCGGCGGGCTTCCGGACTGCACCCCTCGGCGGGGCCTGAGTCTCATCGGCCTGTGAACCCAGCTTGTCGATCTCCGCCTGCATCTTGGAGATCGTCTGCTCATACTCGCTGCGCAGGCTGCTGACTTCCTGCGCCACGAGAGACTTGATCAGTTGCGGATCGACCGTCTTCTCTCCGGGGGCACGGCCCTGGGCCGGAGCATTGACGGGCGTCGGCGTTGCGCCGCTGTTCATGCCTGCGGGCGGAATCGGACCGGAGGCAGGGGCCAGCGCGCACATGTCAGGATACGTCTTCGCGATCTGGTCGTGAAGATTCTGGAGGGCGTTACGCGTCGCTTCGCGAGATGCGGACGGGTAGAACCCGCGTGCACCGCTGTGCGCCCCGAAGGTCGGATTGTTGCCGCTCTTGTTGCCGGGGCTCGGGCGCTCCTGGCCAGCGGTGAGCGGACCACGGGAGAAGTCGTCCGGGTCCGGGGTGTGAGTGCTGGACGGGATGCGCGGAGAACCGCCGGGCTTCATCAGAGCGTGACCGGTACCAATGAACGGGCGGCGGAACTGGCCCGGCTGCGGGGGGGCGGCCGGAGTGAGGTGGATGTTCGGGTAAGAGTCCATGAACATCTTGCTCAGTTCGGCGCGCGCATCCGATAGCAGGTCGCGATCAACGCTCTTGATTGCCTCGGCGGTGTCGGCCAGAGAGCGAAGACGTGCGGTCTTCTTGGCCTTACCTGCACGATCGGCCTCGGCTGCGGCGTCGCGCCAGAAGTTCGGGTCGATAGCATCGGCGATCGTATCCAGCGACGGGTAGACGCTCTTGACCGAGTTCTCGTGGTACGCGGCGCACAGGGCGTCGTGCATCCGGCGAGTGCCATAGCTCGGCCCGCTCTTGACTGAGGCGGGTACCTTGTCCGGCGTCGGGTCCGGATCGGTGGCCATGCCTGCGTCACTCTCGAACGGCTCCACGGTGCTGGTCCCATCCGGCTCGCGGTGAGTACCGGCAGGGGCGATAGCCGGGTCGGTGTTGCCACCCTGCTCGCCGAGACTGACCGGCTTGGTGTTGCCCGGACCGGCATCCATGGCGGAACCCGGCATCAGGGAGTCGCCCTTGGCCAGGGCGCGTGCATCCTCGATGGACACAGCGCCTGCGAGGATGTCAGCCAGGAGCTTCTCGGCCTTGTTGCTCTTGGTGGCCTTCAGCTTGGTACCGCAGCTCTCGCAGCGCTTGGCCGGGGAGTCCGCATCGTAGTCGTGACCGCACTTCGGGCAGTCCTTGGCACCCTTGGTGGCGGCAGGCTTCTCGTCCACATCCTTGCCGTCGCCATCAGAGTCCTTGCCGTCAGCATCCTCCTTGCCGAATGGCTTGGCGGCACCGTTGAACGGCTTCTTCTTGCCCTTACCCTTGGCCTTCTCGATCTCTGCCTCGTCCATCTTCCAGGTATCGGGCAGCTTGGCCTCGAACGCCGCGCCCTTGCGCTTGGCGATGCGGATCAGGTTGGCCTTGATCTGCTCAGCCGAGTAGTTGTCGCTGCCAGCGCGGCCCAGAGAGCGGGCGGCGTCGGCGATATCCTGCGGAACGACGATCGGGAAGGAGCGATCCTTGCCAGCGAAGTCCTCGGCCGGGATCTTGTCGCGGTCTACGCCGCCTCCGACATTCGGGTCCATCTTTCGCTTGGCGACCCAGATGGTGAAACCCTCGTCATCGCCACGCTCGAAGCCGTAGTCCTCACCGAGCTGCGACCACTTCTGCCATGCGGCGCGGGCGATCAGGTAATCGGTGCCGGAATGCGACTTCTCGCTCGTCGGCTCAGAGTCGAGCCAGACCTTGCGATCTTCCCAGTACATCTCTCGCGCCGACTTGAGAGCCACACCTGAAGCGGGGACCTCATCCTGCGGCTCGGCCTCAGCCTTGGCGAGCATGTCATCGAGATCGCCATAGGTCCACTCGTCATCGCCGAGCTGCTTGTCGGCGCTCTTGACCAGAGTGATACCGCAGTTGCGGTTAGCCGGACGGTCCACCAGGGAGATCTCGCAGATCTCGGTGTTGTCGCCGAACTTGATGACGCCACCACGGGCCTTGCCGGAGATGTCGCGCTCGATGATCGGGTGGGCGATGCCAACCGAGTAGGCGCGCAGGACCCCGGCCTTCACGAGCTTCTTGGCGGTGTCTTCGACCACCAGAGACTTCACGAAGTGGCCATCTGCGGTGGTCTCAACCTCAAGACCTCGGCCAGCGGGGTAGAGCTTCGGGTTGTGCTGAACGCGGACGTTGCCGCCGGTGTCCAGCCACTTGCGCAGTGCGTCCGCGCTGCCCTGCGGATCGACGATCTGGAGGTCTGAGTCGATAGAACCATCCGTCGCCTTGCCGTAGACGATCAGATTCCCATCTGCATCCTCTTCGGACTTGATGATGGGAAAGGACGCGTAGATAAGGTTGTCGCTGGTCGTAGCCACACCACTCCCGGGGTGTCGTCTGCCGGTGGGAAACGCGCCGCATACTAGGCCTGGTTGACAAGCGCGGCGCGCACTAGCTCCCAGTCGTCGAAAATCCACACTCCGGGCGGAGGGTGGGAGGGGGTTTTCGGCAGGTGCGGTGTCCACACGCTGATACCTGGGCCTGCTGCAAGCCACTGCTGCGGCTTGTCGTCTATCAACACTGCCGGATTGTCCGGTCCATACCTACCGCGCACCCAATCGATCTTGCGGCCCCTGCCGACCAGGGCCAGGCCATCACGCGGTACGTTCCAGCGATCCAGCCAGTCATTGGTTACTGGGGTCAGAGACGGATCACGCGCGCTGGTGATGTGCACGTGGTAGCCGATGCGCTTGGCGAAGCCGATCACATCTATGGCGTGGTAGTTCGGTGCGATGTTCTCGTAGATGTCGCTCTTACTCATCTGCACGGAGAGCCACTGTCGCTGGGTGCGGTCAAGGATCATGTCCCATTGCGCACCAGCGACATCGCTCGCCTTGTATCCGGTATCGAATGCTGCATTGATCGCAGTCATGGCCGACTCGCTTGAGAAGGCGATGGTGTCATCGATATCGACTATGAGGACTGGCAGCGCGAGAGCGGCAGCGAACTGCCTGCCGGGATCGGAGACCTGGACATCGTGGTAGGTATCCACCATATTGGCCAGAGCCTGATCTGGCAGGATGCCAGATGCAGTCGCGGCGTCCACTAGCTCGCTCAAAACGATATGCCGACCATCTCCATGAGAGTTGGTCGGCATATGGCAGCCGCAGTCGAGGCACATCTATGCCCCCTAATGATTGAGCTTGGCCTCGTTCATGATCTTGCCCCACGGTCCGGTCTCCGTGGAGACCTTCCCGATCCAGGCCTTGATGCTCTTGGCGCCCGCGTCATGGAAAGCGGCGAGGCGGTGATAGCCGTCAGCCACCTTGTACGGGGGGCTCGATGGCGTCTGCACCAGCACTACCGGGCTGTCGGGTGGGGTGCCGTCCTTGATGGAGTGGACCATCATCGACACCTTCTCCTCGTCGCGCGCCCCGCCGGGGCGGCGCTCGAATTGGATCTCCGAGAGATCTACCGACACCGGTCCGCGCCAGACTGCACCCTTGACCCACTCGATCACGTCGAGTGGGTAGTGGCGGGCCAGGTAGGCGTAGACATGCTCGGTCTCATCCGGCAGGTGATGATCGCCATGATCTTCATGGGTGACCTCGGTAGCGGACCCCTCTTCACTGAGGGCCGGTGGAAGCTCCGGAGCCGGATCGGCCTTCTTACCCTTCTTCTTACCCTTCTTCTTTTTCTTGCCGAGCACTGCGCGCCTAGCCTCAGCCATACCGCCGTGCTCGGGTGCGACGTGGCCACCCATTGATGCGACATCGCCGTGCAGGCGTTCGGCCACACCGGATACTCCGGTGGGCATCTCATCTTCGGCTGGAACCGCGTCATTAGGTGTAGAGGCCAGGAATGCCTCACGGGCTGCGCGGATGTCCTGTGCGATCTGGCTTGCGCGGTTCAGATCATCGCCGAATAGATCGTCGAGGCCACCGCCCGACATCGGGTTGATGCCGATCGAGCTTTGATCGCCCTGCACTGCTTCCAGGTAGCACTTGCAGTTCGGGCCGCCCATGCATAGACCCATGCCGGATGCGGACATACCGCCGAATCCACCATCCCCAGGCCAGCCGGGAAGCGTTGCAGCACTGTAGACCTGCCCGTCACGCGGTGCGCACAGATCACACGGCCTGGCTGAAGTGGTGTGCCAGATGATGTATGCGTCCGGATCGGCCGCGAACACGCTCATGCCGAAGCCCTGCTCGAACGCCGAGCGGACCTGAGCGCCGTACAGGCCGAAACGAGAGAGGAACGCATCGATCAGCAGGCCAGCCGTAAGCAGGTCCTGAAGCAGACCCTGGAGGAAGTCTGACTGCTCACCGCCGAGCTGATCGGCTAGCGAGGCCAGATACTCCCCATAAGGACCGTCAAGGATCGACTCGATGTCGTAGTCCTCACCGTCATCCTTGGTGACCGGATGGGCGGGGGACAGGGCCAGGCGTGCACCAGCGAACAGCCCAGAGCGGATGCCGCTGCGCATGAGCGCTGTGCCCTTGTCGATGAACTCCATGTGACCGATGGTGCCCTGCCGCACGCTCTGCGCCAGCGAGCCCAGAGTGCGAGCCAGGGAGGCGGCCTCTTCGTTCACGACGGCATCGCGAGCGGCCAGGCGGTCTGCGGACTTGATCATGGCCCGAGCCCGGTTGATAGCGGCTATCGGCTCGACGTGCTCGGCCTTGAGAACCTGCACCACATCATCGGGCACGAACTCGAATACCCAGTCATCAGTATCGCGACCCCTGATCATGCGGCGGCGATATAGATCGATCTCCCGAAGGGCTGCGACCTTGCTGGTCGTCTTCTTCGGTGTGACTACCGCCCGTCCGGTGGACTGGGCGGGCTTGGTGCTCGCGCCCGAGGTGGCATGGGCGGGCGTGCCGGTGACTGGGCGGGTGGTGGATGGGGTCTTAGCGGGGGTTGCAGCAGGCTTGGCTGTGGGCTTTGCCGGGGTAGTAGCAGGCTTAGCCGGAGAGCCTGGCTTTGTCGGAGCAGGTGCGGGCCCTTGGGTGGCCACACCTGCCTGAGTCGGCAGGGCAAGCTGCTCGCCCATCGGGCGGCCAGTAGAGGGATCGATCGCGCCGACAGGGACGATGCCGGTAGCGGTAGCCCATACCGGATCGGAAGTCAGAGGCAGACCCCACGGCTGCTCGCCAAGCTCGACCCTGGCCTCATCGATGCTCATCAGGCCATGCTCGACCTGGTTGATGAGGTTGTCGATCAGGGACTCGCGATCCTCGCCCTCCTCAAGCCCTTCCCAGGTGAACTGCATGTCCTCCTGGCCGCAGACCTTCTGGAGAACGAAGTCGAAGACGTTCTCCTTGAGCCAGAGCAGCAGCGGCTTGAGGGACTTGCGCTCATGGATGGACTGAGAGGCCTTGGCCATCTGGTTGCTTGCGCCGGGCGACATCGTGGTGGAGACCTTGGGTGCGATACCCAGCTCCATCGGCATGATGTCGAAGGCCATGCAGACCTGAGTCATGACGACTTCATCGAACTGATCGGCCAGTGGAACCGGCCGCATCGGCTCGATACGACTACCGCCGGGAAGCACGATGATCTTGTGCTTCCATGCCGGGTCGCCAGCCATGGCGTTCAGAGCATCCTGGAGGGTGCGCAGCTGGTTGGGTGTAGCAGTAGAGTCACCGGAGGAGATGAAGATGCCGGGGATGGACCCTTCAGAGAAGTAGTCCAGCTGGTACTTCTGCTTCTGGAGGCCCGAGAGGATCGGGACCAGAGCCTTCTCGATGCAGGCGAATCCGTACGGAGTCCAGTTGCGCTGCTCGTAGGGCAGATACAGGAGCTGATCGCCCCGGTATTCGGCCTCTAGTGCATTCGGGTCGATGTCCTTGATGTCAGCCCCGGCGATCGCGGTGGTCATATCCACGCGCGGGATGCCGAAGTTGAAGATCTGATAGGCCACATTCGGTGGCTGCGGGGTACCGCCCATCACATCTAGCAGCGGACGCACCGTAGAGCCGTCGATCAGACGCAGCGATTGCAGATTGCTGCCCAGCAGCCCCTTGCCCGGTAGACGAGTGGGCTGGAGGTAGACCGAGAGGGCGTCGATGACCAGGATGTCTTCAAGTACCGCAGAGAGCCACGTGGTGAACGAGCGATACTTGCCGGGGTCCGGGTTCTCGAAGAAGGCGATCGCCTCTGCGCGCCGCTTCTCGAAGTCCTTGCGGGCGGAAGAGACGCCGCCGCCCATCTTCTTCTCGGCCTCACGGGTCGGCGCGATGTTCCACGCTAGACCTAGGACCTCCTGCTTGCGTACGTTGATGCAGGCGCGGGCCACCGAGTAGGTATCGGCCATGGCGCGCAGGGTGGCAAACGGTACGAGCTTGAGGCCCTCGTCACCTGGGGTGCCGACCGGCATGTTCCAGGCGACAGGGTAGGTGAAGCGGCGCGGCTCCGGACGGCCGGAGATCGGATCTGGCGTATCGATACCGACCGGCTCGATCGGCGCGAGAGGGCCGAACGAGCCAGACAGGAATGTCTGCCATTCACGCGGTAGCGGGTTGCCGTACGGGCGACCCTGAGTCCACTGCTGATAGCTACTGACCACGGGCGAGGTGCCGCCCAGGTTCTGAGAGCCGAACGTCGACTGCACGCCACCGAAGCCGCCGGGCGACATCGCTCCGGGGTTGAGAGGGGGTAGGGCGCGGGCGACATTGCGGGCGTTGGAGGCCATGGCCTACCCCCTTGCGTCTATCTGGTCATGATCCGTGACGCATCAAAGTAAGCGTCATAGGTATCCGGCAGGGTCGGGCACAGCGCCTCGTGCGCATCCCGAGAGCGGATGCCGGTCTTCCAGCCATCACCGCGATTGACCGTGCGCGTCCAGCCGCAGCGCGCTGCCGAGGAGCGGCAAAGCAGCACATAGGGCAGATGGCGCGGGATGCAGTCCTCATCCTGGATCTGGATGGGCGCTATGGTCTTGGGTCCATGTCCGTTCACTCTTGCCATGTCAGCACACCGGGTACGGGAAGCGGCGCGGCTGCTGATGGGCGAAAGGTGGATCGACCGGTTCGCCAATATCCCACACGTGATTGCGCACCTGGCTCGATGCCATGTACGTGTCATAGTCAGCGCCGAACGTGCATGCGCTGGCGATACCGACTAGATCGTGGCGCTCCTTGAGCTGATCTGCCACTTCCCAATCAACGCCGAAGGCGTGCGCCATCAGGGGGCGGGTAGTCTTGCCAAGCCTGCGACCGTAGATGAGGCCGGGTGGCTCGACTCCCGGATCGGTGGTATGGCCCCAGAACATCAGCTCGCTGGCCTGATCCATCGGTGCGGTCATTCGCTCATCTCCGGGGAGTCGGGGAAGATCACATTCTCGGTCGGCCACTTGCCATCGGGCCAGAATTCGACCTCGGCAAGGGCGCTGTTGTCGTGGTACCGCATGCGTCGCACCCTCGGGCATGCCCTGTTGTGGACGCCGCGACAGTGTGCGCAGACCTCATTGGCCTCGAAGTAGGCCCTGGCCCTGTCCCGCTGCTCGGGCGTCATACTCGGCTGCGCAGGCTCCATGGCCAGGAGAGCCTGATGATATCGGTACGCGGCCTCTCCGATGGGCAGCGCGCCCTCTTCATAGGCCTTGACCCTATCGGCGCTCACACCTAGAAGCTCCGCTAGAACCGAGCGGCTGATGCCAGCCTGATCTCGGATCTCGCGCCGAGTCCTTGCGGGTATGTCTCGAAGCGCATGGACCGCCATGGCGATCTCATGTAGTTGATCAAGCTCGCTCATGTAACCCCTCTACATGGCTCGCGCCAGACGCTACCCGAAGGCCGCGTCTGGCGCGAAGTGCGCCCATGAGGATTTGAACCTCAAACCTCCGGTAAACCGGTGCTCTGGCAGTTGAGCTACAGGCGCTTGGTGTTACGGGAGATAACGGTAGTCCATCTTCCCGTGCTCGTCCAGTTCGAGCTTGCGGGCTCCGCCGATCGTGATAGACGCATGATGAACGGCATGACCGTCCTTCAGTAGCTGATCGACGAACTCCTTGAGCCGCACCTCTGCGTCATAGTCCATGCCGTTGTCATGAACTCCGTGGCCGTCGATTGAAATGTGCCAGTTGCCCATAGTTCTTCACTCTCTCATTGAAGTCCAGCCAGTCCTGGATGCACTCCTGGACCTGATCTAGTCTGATTCCGGTGGCCAGTCTCCTCTTATCCGAGGTTTCCAGCCAGCACAGCACGCCATGAGTGGGATCGGTGTACTCGTGAATGGTCACGCCGTTCGCTTCGGCGAACCGCCTGATCTCGCCCTCGTCTATCACAGATAGAACCCGATGTGCCGCTCGGGCTGTGGATGGTCTAGCTGAGTGTCGATGGTGACAATCACGCGCTCGCTGATAAGACGATCATCCTTGTCGTACTGGCGGTTGATCGTCTCATACTTGACCGCGCCGCCCGGAGGCTCTTTCTCGTTGTTCATTGCGCACCCGATCGTCGCATACCTTGTGACATGGCTGATTGGTCGCCGGATGCCGCATCGATGCCTGGCCGCCGCAGTGCATGCACGGCCCCATCCAGCCGACGCGGGATGTCGGCGCGTGAGACCAGTCCAGCGCCCCCCATGAGGTGAGCGCTGGACCCTCTATGCGCCGATAGGTCATTACATCGTCAGCTGGTAGGTGACCCCAGCGCTCAGGGGTGCGTTATTGGAGACGTTCCAAGTCACTACCGGCTGGCCGATCCAGTGCAGACCGCCAGGGCAGTACGGGGGTGGAACGTTGATCGCGGGCTGCCCGGTCTCCGGATCGCCATAGAGCCTGGTGATCTCGAAGATGCCATCAGCCAGAGAGGGCCACTCATTCAGGCGCTCCACCGCAGCTTCGGCGTCCATCTCATAGCTGTAGGGGCCGAAGACCTGAAGCAACTTGGTGTGCTTGGCGTTCCAGAACAGAACCGCATACTTGGTCACGTTGATCCTCTGCTTATCGGTGGCGGGGGCGGGATTTGAACCCGCGACTTGCGGGTTATGGGCCCGCCGAGCTACCTAGCTGCTCCACCCCGCTTTGACCAGGTGGTATTGCCACCCGCATCGTCAGCGCCAGCGTAGCATAGATCTCTTGGTGATCAACTCTTTCGCCGTTGATGGTGCAGCCGACCCGAAGACTGGTTATCAGGTCTTCAAGCTGAGCGATTCGCCGCTCCAGGAGCCTGATCGCTTCGGCGTCGTCCATGAGACCACCTTGGGTCGTGGAGGCTTGCCCCTTGTGGACCGTCCGGAGTCGAACCGGATACCCGAAGGTGGGGAATCCTAACCCCCTGATCCGTTTGATCTTCGAACCTGCGCGCGGTGATCCGGTTCGGCGATCTAGTGCGACTCTAGCGGATGCGAGGGACAGATCACAGCTTCTCGGCGGCGCATTTCGGGCAGCGCTCGTGCACCTCGCCCATGTACTTGTGGGTGCACTTGTGGCACTCGACGACGCCGTAGGCTCCGAACCAGTCGCCGGAGGACAACGAGTGCAGCTCGGTGATGGCCCAGACCATAGCGTCCAGGCGGTCGGGAGATCCCGGAACCCCTGGAGCCCAGGTGCACATCTGATCCTCTAGCTCGGTCAGCAGTCCCACATGATGAACGCGATTCTGCTCGTAGAGCGCGGAGACCGGCTCGGCCCGAAGCGCCTTACCTCGGGTGGCGTGCACCACCTTGTAGGGCACGTTCGGATCGACCGTGCGCAGCAGGGTGCCGATGTAGTCGCCACCGTTGTTGACCTCACCCACAATGCAGTCTGCCTTGTGGTCATAGAAGGCCCGAACCACCCGCTCCATCACATTGTGCGGCGATGCCACGCGGGAGTAGTCGGCAAGTACATAGCCGTGGCCACCCTTCTCGCCGACCACCACGATGCCGGACTCATCCGAGTTCTCATCGGCGGATACGGCCGGGTCGATGGCCACCACGATGCGATCCAGGTCCGGCAGATCCTTGTAGGCCACCCGGTTTCGGTCGATGATGTCGGCGTTCCATAGCGCGCCCTCGACATCCTCCAGCAGTTCGCCTTCAAGCTCCTGCCGCTCAAGGCGGGTACCCTTGGCGCGGCCGACGACCTCCGCGAAGAAGGCCTCGGACAGGTTGCTGGCGTTATCCACCGTGCGCAGACGAGCCACTGGAACGTTCGGATCGTCCAGCAGCATCTTGACTAGAGCCTTGGCCTTACGAGAGGCCTTTGGAGTTCCAGTCACGACGATCTGGGCCTTGCCGAGGCGTACCGCGTAGCCCAGCGACTCCATCCACGCGATCTGCCACTTGTCCCACAGGCCGATCTCGTCGGCCCATGCGCCCTTGAGGTTCTTTCCCTGGATGCGCAGGCCTCCGTCATCAGCGGAGGCCACGCGGATCAGATGGCCGCTGTGGAAGCGAAGCTCACCCCAGGAGCGGTTCCAATGCGAGACCAGAGGGCTCTTGCGCTGCTTGACATCCGCTGCGGTCGTGCCCAGGGCGGCCAGGATGCCGCTCGGGCCCTCGATGCAGGTTGCCCAGCCGTCCTCGAAGGTGGGTGCGATGACGCCCCACTCACCCGGATCGGGGTCGGACAAGATCCACTCGCACAGGATGTGAGCGCCGCTCCAGGTCTTGCCGGAGCCTCGGCCACCCCTAAGATACGCCGTCCTCCAGTTCCCCTCCGGGGGTAGCTGGTCCTGGCGGGCCTTCAATCTCCAGTGGCCGAATCTCAGGGTAGCCAGCAGGCGATCCTGGTCTGCCTTGGACCAGTTGTGAAAAGACTCTGGCAATTTCGGCGCTGGCTGTTGCCGAGTCAATGGTCGTCACCTCCACCGCAGAGCGAGTCGGCTGATCTAGGCCAAGCAGCTTTGCCCGACGCTCCTGGATGCGAAGCAGCGAGGAGATGGCCTGGAGAGTGGGCCCGTCATCGATGAGGACCTCTTTGGTGTCCGGATGGCGGGCCACGTTGCCGGTAGCAGAGACGGCATAGTGAGGCTTGCCCAGAACCTTCCAGGCCACCCGCTCCATGGCATCGAGCTTCTCAGCCTCAAGGGATCGCAGATCCTCGACCGCAGCGCCCAGTTCGGCGGTGCGATGCTTGAGGGTTCGCTCTATGTCATGCCTGACCTGACTTACGCTCAGACCGAGCTGCCTGGCGATCTGATCGGGAGTAGCGCCAGAGACTCGCATATTGACGACTCTGGCGCGTCTCTCGGCCATCACCGCATCTTTCGCTCCGCGAGCGGGATCACGCGGCCTTGCCATGCGGCTCCTTAGTCCTCGGCGACGGAAATCTCGTGGATGGTGAGAACCTCATCGCGCGCCACGCCAAGAACGATGTGGTGATCTAGAGCCTTGAAGACCACGAATCCCTCAGCCTCCGCAGCGCCGCTCACCGTCGAGGAGCCACCGCACATCCAGTAGGCGGCGTCTATGGTCAGACAACCGCCACTGCGCATCTTGATCTGGAATTTGCGCATCTTCTTGTCGGCCATGATCTTCTCCTTGCTGTTACTGGGTTATCTGGATCTGGCCTACGTTCTCCACGTAGATCTCGGGACTCGCGAGGATCTGTAGCCAGACGTCATAGGTGGTGCCATTGGCGAGCGCGATGGTGCCGCCGGAGGGACCGACGAGGCATTGCGCCACATAGCCCCCCTGTGCGGTCACCGTCCAGCCGCCGGTCTTCCAATCGGTGTTGAGGGGCGCTGAGTTGCTTATCACCGGGATGAAGGCCATGTTGATCGTGAATCCGGTCGGATTCACCTGCACGCCGCCGTTATCCGCATAGACGGGAACGCGCACGTAGGTGGTGGCCTGAGAGCTGAGCTGAGCTACGCCGCCAGACATACCGCCCCTAGTCCGCGATCTCGGGCGCTTGGGTCATCCACTTGATGTAGATCTCACCGAAGCGCGGCATATAGGCGAACGGGGCCTGCGCGATCCACTTGATCACCGGAGCGCCGGTTACGAATCTGATTGCCATCAGTCGAGCACCCAAATCGCGGTAGGGAGAACGGCGCAGTTGACCTTGATGTACTGTCCGGGGCCAACCCGCACCGGGAACGGGGTTGCAATGGTTCCTGCGGCGGTGAAGTCCGCCACGGTACTGACCGCCGGAACGCTAGCGCCACCGGCCAGGGCTGATACCTGAATGGTGGTCACCGTGGTGCCACCGGTCAGATAGACCGTCGCAGGCCGCCATAGGTTGTTCATGACGGCGGTGTTGGCCACCAGGGATGGGGGAGCGCCCGCGACTCCGGGGGAGATCTGCTCCTTGATCACCCGCGCCAGGAAGCCTGTGCCGGTGGTCACCGTGATAGCGCTGGGAGAACCGGCGAGGCGTATCTCACCCTGAAGGGTGTTCAGGGATGCACCGTTGCTCGGGTTGTCGCGGAACTGGAGAGTACCCTCGGTGTCCATCGTCCAGTGCACGATCGGGCCGATGCCTGCTGCGCCCGAGCCGAACACGTTGATATGGAAGGTGCATGCCTCTACGCATAGCTGGTCGAACCAGGAGGCATGCAGGGCCGAGACGGCGTTTGCGCCGGAGTCGTTGTAGTTACCGCATGGGCAGATACCGCTCCAGCAGTACAGGATCGTCACATCGTTGCCCACGGTGTGCTCCGTGGCCACCAGGCCATAGGTGTATCCGCCATTGCAGACGATGTTGTTGAGGTAGTTGCTGGCGTTGTTGCCATTGCTCGGCATCAGCAGGCCGATGCTCAGGCCGCCGGAGAGCAGGGTGACGTTGGTGAAGTCCCCGTTGTTGCCGTTGAACAGCTCGATGACACCCGTGGTGCCGTAGGTGAAGTTTCTGGCATGGAAGCGGGCGACGCCGAACATGTTGGCAGCCGAATAGGTCCATCCCGAGTTGCAGTGCGTGGTCAGGATGGAGATGTCCTGGAAGACCACCATGACGTTGTTGTAGAGGGGCGTTGGAGTACCCACTCCATAGCCGAACTTACCGGTGGGGCCGCCGATCACCGAGGCGTTGCCGTTGCCCGAGATGTTGTTGGACTGGTTCAGGGCGGTGGTGAACACGCCGAACGAGACGATCGGGGAGCCGCTGAACGCGGGGACGGTGGTGTTCCAGTAGCGAGTCTGGCCACCGTCTCCGGTGCCACGAAAGACCAGGGTGATGCCCTGGTTGTGCTCCGCATTGACCGGGATGGTCAGCTGGGAGTTGTAGACCGCATTGACGCCATCGGTATTCTTCAGCGCCCCGCCGACGCCATAGAACAGTCCGACCGGGGCGGGGAAGAACACCTCGGCCAGACCGTGAGCCTGCGCATAGATGGTCGCCGCAGCTATCGCGCTCTGGATTGCCACCGTGTCATCGGTGGCCCACAGGACCTGAAGGCCGGTAGCGGTTAGAGTCGGAGTCGTATTCCATGTTGCGGTGAACGAGGTGGAGGAGTTCACCGTAGTGATCGTTCCGACCGAGGTGGTCTGCCCGCTGGTGCTGCGGTCCTGTAGTGCATTCTTGACCATGACGATCTTGCCGACATCCGCCTGCGTCAGTACAGATTCACTGATGGTCACGGTGGTGGTGCCGTTGGTCGCCCCGGTGTTGCTGATCTTGCCATCAGCCTTGGCTCCGTAGGCCATTACGGTGAAGCGCCACGCCTCCAGCGGGTGCCCGTGACCGCCATCAGCCGATAGGCCGGTCTGACCGGCATTTCCAACACCCTGTGGCAGCAGATCGGACGCCGTGGAATCGAGCCGCAGAGCGCCCTGGACCGCCGTGGTGCCAGTAGGCAGATCTGCGGCGAGGATCGCGCTCAGGGATGCATTGGTGCCGTCGCTGCGCAGATACCTGCCCGAACTCTGAGCCCCGGTCAGGGCATTGATGGCCGCCTGCTGCGTACCGGCCGAGGTGCCGCCTTGGGCGAACGGCAGGGGACTGGACAGGTGGGTGGAGATGACCTGCGGAGAAGAGTTGGTGCCACCCAGATCTCCGCCGATCTGCACTGCGCCAGGCGGTACCGCCCAGGTGCCATCAGCCCGCAGGAATGCGGTGGTGCCACCTGGCGGTAGAGCGATGGTGGTGGTGCCCAGGGCGATACCGGCGCTGAAGGTGTTGAGCTGCGTGAAGACGTTTGCCCCTGCGATCACCGCATACGGGCTCACGTTCGGCAGGGGAGTGGTGACCACCAGGGTGCTGAAGTCGACGCTGGAGCCCAGGGTGTGCGGTAGCAGATATGAGCCGGTTATAACGGTAGGACCGGCCTGGAAGATGATCGTGTAGGTCCAGTTGGACGGTGCGATGTTCGCATTGTCCGTGCACACCAGACCGGAGATCGAGAATGCGCCGTTGACCAGGCTCTGAGTGATCGGCTGCGGAGAGATGATCACATGGCCGGTGCTATCGGTGATCGTCGCTGACGGTGTGATGATGATCGTGCCGTTCAGCGCCGCCCCGGTAGCGCTGACCGCCGTACCTGTCAGAGTAATAGTCGTCAGATCGGCGGGCAGCGCCACACAACCACCATGCTTTCCAGGGTTAGGTTCTAGTCAGTCTCGCCATCTCGTAACGGGAGAGATAGCCGCCAAGATCGCGATGCCAGAGCGCATCAGAGAGGGCATTGTGGATGGATGCCGACTTGTTGCGGATCATCGGTGCCCCGAGGCGCACGCGCTCCTGCTCCAGGTCGAAGGTGGTCATAGGCACCTGATCCGGCAGGTCGGCCATAGTACCGAACAGCTGGGCCAGCACGACATGGTCGTAGGCCGGATACCAGGACCACAGCTGCGGGTTCGGGGTCTCCAGGGTGAACTGATAGACCTTCGCGCGGATGGTCTCGCGATTCCATACGCACGCACCGTACTCGGCGTCGTCCTCGTCCCACTCGAACCAGCGAGGCATGTCGAACAGCGGCTCGTCGTGGATGATGATCGGTAGGTGCGGTAACACGTTCTGGCGCAGCCAGTCATGCCGCAGCGCCCGGCCTATCGCACCCTCGCCGTTGATGCAGTACAGCTCGCGGCCATCCTCGGCCACCATCCCGATCGAGATCAGATCGATGGTGGAGCCGTCCTCGATGAACTCGGTGTCGTAGTAGATGCGCATCAGATCTTGGTCTTCGCGGTAGAGAACTGTCGACGCAGCTCGTCGGCGACCACACTGATCACCGCATTGCGAAAGTCAATGGTCTTGAGGAGGTTCAGGGTGCCCGGCGGCAGCGAGATCGCATGCTCCCAAGAGGGATCATCCCGAATCGCATCGATGGCGGCCCACAGCTCCTCCTCGTTGCGGCGGCGCTCTGCGGGCTCCTCCTGTACCAGGCTCAGCTTGCGGGCTACCTTCATCGACTTTGGGTCATAGTCGAGATCATCTTCGAACTCGAATCGAGTCGCACCATTGTGGCCGTGGATGGCCACCGCATCCTCAAGCGATGCGTAGACGGCAGTGGAGCGGTGTTCGCTTCGCCAGCGCAGAACGGTGGTTCCGTCACCGAATACAACGCCATCGGCCACGTGGCCCGCTCCACTGACGCCGCTGACATCAGTATCGCGCATCAGCTTGAAAACGCGGGGTGCGGTCATGCAATCACCTCGTAGGGGTTCATCCACTTTTGACCGGCAAGGTTTGCGGGGGTGACCTCGCTGGCATCACGCTTGCCGCACATCCAGTCGTACCCTGCGGCCTTGCCCATCATGGCCACGGCCTGAGAGCAGATCAGCTCGTGATCGCCACTGGCCAGATCTGCCAGATAGCGCCAATGGACGCCGATGGCCTCCAGGCCGTCATCGACGATGCCAAGGTCGTTATAGGGCACGCCAACCATCGAGTAGGCAGCCTTCACTATGGCGTCCTGCTGGTCCTTGCCCATCGAGATGCCGGAAGAGATCTTCATCGGCCTACCGGCGTACTGCGAGATGTGGGATCTCTCGACCCCGCCAGGCATGGCCTGCACGATCTCCCCATCCATCGAGGTGATCATGAAGGCATGATCGTACCGGCTGTGGGTGCCCAGCTTGATGGCCAGCGGACCGAGGCCGGGGGTGCCGACGCACACATAGAAGCCAGGGGTGAAGCCCTGCGCCCCAAGCGAATTGGTGAACTTCATGCGTCGATCCTCTCGAACGCGATGATGTCGTAGTCATCCCAGTACAGCGGCCTGTAGCGCAAGGCGGCGGGTAGCAGATTCAGGGTCAGCACGCCATCGGTGAACGAGAAAGATCTCGGTGGCGCACTATCCAGCAGCATCGCGGTGATATTCAGGTAACGGGGAGCCGGTCCGATCACCCTCATGTCCTGCGGATCGATGGTGATCTCGCCGGTCTCGATCTGCGGACCGTCATACGGCTTACCGCTGCGCAGGTGCTGACGTACCTGCTGGGCGATCGTCACTCGACGATGATCCAGTCGCTCGCCAGCAGATCGGTCTGCGAGGCCAGCCATGGCACCAGCTTTCCACCCACCGTGCTCAGGTACAGATAGGGCAGGGTCATCTTGGAGTGCTCATCGGGGACCTGGAGGGCCACCCACATGCCGGTACCGTTCCAGCCCAGGCGCGCGATGCGCTTGCCATCCTTGACCCAAGCCAGGGCCTGCTCGAACGGGGCGTCGATGTTCACCATCAGTTGCTCTCCACGACCTGCGTAGCGGCGCTCTCGGCAGCCTTCTCGGCCTCGCTGGCGACCTTCTCGGCCTCAGTCTTGACCTCATCGACCACTGGAGCCTCCTGCTTGGTGAAAGCATGCTCGAATCGCAGCGCCAGCGACTTCACGTCATCACCGAGACGGTGGATCAGATCGGAAAGCTCATGCAGCGGGTTAGCCATGGGTTATCGCCTTTCGGTTGCGCGCGGCGCGCTTGGCGGCCTGCGCTGTATTGGCCTCGTCTAGTGCGTCTAGCGAGTAGAGGCGGCGTTTGGGGGCCATCGGATCGGGGACGCTGGGTACCCGGTAGAGACTCACCCAATAGTGGATCGTACCTGGCGCTACTCGAAACAGCAGGGCTGCCGCTTTGACATCTGCGAACCTCGCCGGAGTCAATACGTCCCCCTCTCGATCATCGGGGGAGACGTATAAGCCAATACTCGCAGGCTAACGACCATCTTCTTGGTGATCATGATCGCTGTCAAGCCGGTGATGTGCCAGACTCCTTGCTACAACGCTCTACAACCGGAGGACTCATTGCAGTCGAACCATGAAGTGATCATGGGAGAGATCCGAGCGCGGGTGCGCCGCGCCGGTAGCAAGCGCGTGAGCAGGGTCGAAGAAGACCGCCTCTACCTGCTCGGAGAGGTGGATCGACTCGCTCGCGCCATGGCTGGCGTAGAGGCCGATGCGAACCATCAGGTAGAGACCCAGCTGGCGTTCCTGCGGGGACGGATCAAGACGCTGGAGGCCGAGAAGAGGGAGCTTTCGTCGCAGGCCGAGATCTACCGAGAGCAGCGCGACGCATCGGTCGCCAGCTATGAGAGCCTGTCGGCTTCGATCTCTCATCTGGTAAACGCCTCAGAGGACTTCACGGTCGCAGATCGCATGCGGCTGCAAGCTGCGATGGCCCATAGGGTCAAGCAGATCGAGGAGGCGTGCGCCATCCGCGAGCAGGAGTGCGAGATCACCGAGCGCTACGCCGAGGAGCGCATCAACTCCGTCGAGGAGCAGGCGCAGCGCGAGAAGGACATCCGGCGCAGGGTGCATGAGCGCTTCAAGCGCGTGCGGCGCGATGCGGTGGCGGCCTCTTACGAGATCAACCGGCTGCGGCGAGAGCTTGAGGCCGAGAAGGATCTGGGACGCCAGGCGCGCAAGTTCGCCGCTCTGGCATACCGGGTTCTTGAGTGCGAGGAGAGCGAGGTCGAGCCGACGTGGCCATAGAGACCTGTCCGCACTGCGGCTCGCCACGGGCATCGCGCAAGGTCTCGTGCCCAGATGGGCGAGAGGGTTGCGCGGTTCTGCATAAGAGATTCTACTGCCCCAACTGCGAGGAGAAGAAGATGAAGATGGAAATCGGCGGCCCCGGTGGATCTGTGGTCGTCGATAACGGCAAGGTTTACATCGATGGTGAACGGTGCTATCCGCATGACCTGATCGAGGAACTGGATGAAGCCTGGCATGAGATGGTGCTCTACTACGAGCCGCATGCCGTGGGCGATATCCACCGCCTAGGCGAGATCTCCAGGCGGGTGCGGACCATCCGAAGCATCCTGGGTCTGGCGTGAGGCTGCTAGATCTGTACTGCGGCGCTGGCGGGGCGTCGGTTGGATACCACCGGGCGGGGTTCGATGTAACGGGAGTCGACATCGAACCCCAGCCTGATTACCCATTCGAGTTCATCCGGTGCGATGCGATCGAGGCGATCACGGATATCGCCGATTCGTTCGATGCGGTGCACGCATCCCCACCGTGCCAGGATGTCATCGCGATCACCGCTGGCAACCGTGGTCGGCCCGGATGGAGTGATAACCATCGCAACATGGTTCCCATCACCCGCGCGCATCTAGCAGAGCTGCGGATGCGCAAGGGCATACCGACTCTGATCGAGTGCGGCGTGGGTAAGCATCTGCGCAAGGACTTGCAGCTGTGCGGTGAGATGTTCGGTCTATCGGTCATACGGCACCGCACCTTTGAGATCGAGGGAATCGACATACCTCAACCTCGGCACATCAAGCACCGTGGCAGGGTCTCAGGCTGGCGGCACGGCGAGTTCTTCGAGGGACCATATGTCGCGGTATACGGTGAGGGTGGTGGCAAGGGATCGGTACCGCAGTGGCAGGACGCGATGGACATCCACTGGACCCGCAGTCGCAGATCGATTGCCGAGGCGATCCCTCCGGCGTATACCGAGTACATCGCAACGATGATGATGACGACGATGAGAGGCCGCAATGATCAGTCATAGCGAGATAGCCGCGATGATCCAGGACATCCCGAGCGTCGAGGGATGGTCTGATGAGCGGATGGAGCTGGCGTACTGTGAGCTTGCCGAGCGCATGATCGAGTTCGGCGTACCAGCGCAGCATGCGGCGGACATACTCACCGAGGCGTTCGCCTATGCGATGGCGGAGTTGGCCGCCGAGCTGCGGGGAGAGTAGCGATGCCCGGCATCAACGTCCCGCTGGATGACGGCACGCCCTTTGGTATCGGGGCCTGTCGCAAGTGCTCGATGATCTGGAAGCTGACCGCAGAGGGAAAGCTGGAAGACCACCAGTATCGCGGCCTGCTGGTCGGTACCCGTTGCCAGGGGAGCGGCGAGGAGCCCTGGGACTATAGGGGGTAGATGTGGACGCTCAGATGAAGCTGGCCAAAGTCATCCTCAAGAGGGTGCGAGAGACCGATCCGTTGTCGTGGATCGCCAGCGGCGATATCGACCACATGCGCGAGTGCCAAGATGCATGGGTCGACAATCCGCAGTACATGGAGAACGTGTGCGACTTCGATACCTGCTGGTGGACCGTGCTGGAGGCGATCATCACCTGCCCGCACGGCAAGAGGCTGGAGTTCGTCTACGAGAGCCTCGATACCGTGGATGACCTGTTCACAGAGATGGACCAGATGTGACCGAAGCAGATGAGAAGGTTCAGCGGCTGCTGGTGAAGCTGTTCCGCGATGGTCGCGGCGAGACTCAAGGGGTGCGCGGAACGATCAAGCATCTGCGCGAGTGCGCTACCACGCAAGCCGAAGATGTGGACGGTGGAGATAGCTTCTATGGCTGCGATACCGGATGCGAGTACGTGCGCCTGAAGGCGAGCATCCGGTGCAAGTGCGGTCGAGTCGCCTACTACGAGTATAACGAGTTCGGCGACATGGAGGGGCTGTTCTACGATATGGATCACGCATGACTCGCGACCGGATGATGGGGCGCTACTTCTCGCAGTGCCCCGGATGCCGCTCTCATCGCTCCAGCGGGCCCGATTGCGCGGGGGGCGGCCAGCTATCGCGAGGCCGCATCAGAGCGCGGGAGAAGCGCTCCTGGCGCGCTCTAGAGGGCATCTAGAGCAGCGCGCTTAGCGCTGGCCCGGCAGGGATCGAACCTGCGACGTTCCGGTTAACAGCCGGATGCTCTGCCATCTGAGCTACGAGCCATTGGACTGCGGGCGAGCCTGGTACCAGACTGAACTTTCCTTGCGCCGATGGATCGCGTAGCCCTCGGCGTCGAGGGGTGTTGTATCCGCTTGGACCCGCAGATTGCTAGCTTACTCGTCCCTGCCGTAGGCCTGGTCGCGCGCCCTGCGCAGGGCCTTGATCAGATCGTTGATCTCGCTGCGGCTGAGCACCATGGAGAAGGTCTCCTTCTTCTCGCCCAGCAGATCGACGTGGCGTACCGCGTCGCGCTCGGCAATGGCCTTCTCCAGGCGAGCGCAGTACTCGTCCCAGGTGGCGTCGTTGTACTCGACAAGGGAGACCTGCACGTTGCCGGTGCGATCATGCCCGGCGGCGGCCCAGCGAACGGAGATCTGCGGCCAGGTGTCCGTCATGACGACGCACTCGGGTGGGCATCCGCCAGGATGGCAGTTGCGGTGCACCTGCTGCACGTCGGGAAAGCCGATCATTTCCTTCGGCATCACGCCTCTTTTCCATCACGGAAGGGTCTTGCCCATCACGGGCAAGACCACCATACCGCTAGGAGAGCAGGCCGAGAAGGGCCTGGTTGCATACCGAGCAGACCCTGGCCTTGAAGTGGATCGAGACGGCGTTTCCGTCGAAAGACTTGCGCCAGGTCACCGAGGGCTGCTCGTCGATGATCACCAGATGCCGCTGGAGGATGGGCATGGCGATGTCCCGATCCTCGCCATGAAAGGTGATGTAGCCGGGGTGCAGGGAAGACTCACCCATCTTCTCGATCAGGGCCATATGCTCATCGGAGATGGGTTTGACGCTGTAGTCGATGTTCGGGAAGTCCATGCAGCCACCCTGGCAGCAGTGGCCGGTGCGCACTCCGGCCGCCACCAGCTCCTCCACCAGATCGACCATGCCCTCGTCGATCTTCTCCAGGCGGCCGTCGATCTCGATCAGGCGGTACGGGTGATGGTTGGGCGCGTAATCCCGATACAGCCCGCACTCGCACGAGTCGGTCGATGGGTACGGCGCGCTGTTGGGGTGGTCGAACCTGAAAGCGTGCTGGTGCATCTACGGCCTCTCCAAGGCGAATAGCTCGTACGAATACCACAGGTTGCTGCGGTTGTCCTGGCCCCACTGGTCAGCGAGTTCGCGGCTATCGAACGGGCCGACCACCCTCATGGCCTGGTCGTCGATCTCCTGCATCACATAGAAGATCATCACGCACCATTGCAGGCGCGGGTCCGGCGCAGGCCCATAGCCATGCGGAACGCTCCACTGCATCAGATGATCCTCACCTCGTCGCTGGGTGCGTAGATCTGCTCGATACCCTCCAGCGGTTCGATCAGGTCGATGCGCACCACCTGGCGACCGCCCCAGATCCTCTCTGCCGCCCCGTATCCCTCATAGGTGCGCCCGTTGTCCACGTGGCTCAACTTGCGGCCCTGATACCTGCGCATGGAGTTCAGGTCCATCACCATTGCTGCTCAGATGGGTAACTTGTAGTAGCCATCCTGGCCTTCCATGATCTTGTCTATGCTGTCGATGTGGTCCTCGCACAACAGGAAGACCGCTGTGATGTCAACCACCAGGGGATGCGTACCGGCGTTCGGGCATGGCTCGCTCCAGCCCTGATGGAGGGTATTGGTCAGATCTCGACCGGCCGCACAGGGTCTCATCTCGTCCATACGAGTATTGTAGCATGTTTCATATCAAGCTATCAACATCCCGCTGTGCGCTAGAGTTTTGGTACCGGCAAGACGCGCACGCCGAGCCGCATCGCCCGCACACGATGGCAGGCCAAGGCCCCTCGGGCCCGCGCGCCGCGCCCCTGACACCACCTCCGCAGGGGCGCGGCTATAAATCTACGACGGCGGACATTTACCCCAGATCTCGTACATGACCTGATCGCCCAGGGTGCAGCACAGCTTGCCCGCATCCGCCATCCACTGATTGCGACCCTGCGGGGTGGCACCGTCCGGCATCAGAGCGATCATCTTCTGCATCACCGTGAGGGTCGCGGCAATACCGTTCGCGCCGTAGACCGGACACGGTGCCCAGTGACGCCAGCACCACTGATCGTGCGTCCAGCCTTCCGGGGTGTCGTCAAGAAACTGATCGAACCACTTGGAGGGGTCTTGCCGCATGGCGCACCCGGCCTAGATCGAGGAGTTGAAGCCGATCGAGGCCTTCTGCTTACGCTCCTGCGAGTTCCCCCGCACCAGCGTTGCCAGGCTGCCCGGCTCGACCCTGTTCACCCGGCTTACGATCTGACCCTTTTCGTCCAGTTCCATCACCCTTCTCCTCTCGCTTGTCATGATTCCCGCTCAGCGTCTTGTTCGCCGCGCGGAAGCTGTCGTCGATACCCGTGGCATCGCTCCACTCGAACATGAACGGCTCGGTGCCGTCCCCGATCAGCTCCCAGCCGATCGCCTTGTCATCCTTGAACACCAGCACCATCGCGTACCCTCGCGGGTGCAGGACGGCGGTATTGACGAGCCATAGCAGGCCGCTGGTCGACAAGTCTTCGAAGTTCCTCATCGCTTACCTCTACCAGTCGCCGATGGTCGGTGTGCTGCGCGATCAATCTATCCGCCTGCTCCAGCGCGGTGATCATGTCGTCGCCCTTGTGGAATATGCGGGCCTTGAACCACGGGTGCATGTCGCAGGCCAGGTGGATGTGTCCGGGGCGCTTCTGGCGGGTGATACCCGGCTCGATCCTGCGCCACGGTGCGTCGATTGTGGTGGTCCACATCCGCACGATGTGCTCGATCACAGCGCCACCTGACCTTGAGGACTCTCCCGATGGGCATTCTGCACCAGGGTCATGATGCTCATCGCGATCTTGGTGCTCTTACCGGGGAAGTTGAACACAAAGGTGCAATCGGTGCACCGCAGGTGAGGCTGGCCGCCGATCACCAGCTCCATGTCGTGATCACTCACATCGGCTCCGGGTCTTCAGGCTCCGGCTCCACCCCTGCGCAGTCGGCATGTACCACTACGGTGCCGCCATTAGCCCAGAGGCGACCTTCCCGGCGGTCCTCGGGGTGGAAACCCACCAGGACCATGGTGATCGGGGTGCCTTCAAAGCCCTGGTCGCATACCGGACACGTCCAACCGTCACGGATCAGCCAGTGATCGGGCTGCGGAGGGGGTTTCCACCCGAAGGTGGTGATGGGAGAGTCAGTCTTCGCCCTGATGGGAACCATCGGCATTCTCCTTGATCCACTTGAGCTTGGCCAGACCGCCGTCGTCGATGATCTGCTTGAGGATTTGGGCGACATGCTGCGCTTTGCGCTCGCTGCACTCGCAGTCGCAACCCTCGATCGCATAGGGAGAGTCGCAGCAGTTGCACTCCTCGTCGCAGGGGACCGAGTACTGCTTGCATGAGCACTGCCCGACCCTAGGCAAGATTCATCCCGAGGGGAGGGTGCTGGATGGGGTTACCGGCCTTGGCGTCGCGCACGGCGCGGATCGCGAACTGCTCGGCAACCTCATCACTGAGCGGCGCGGGGCGATCGGGATGATGACCCTTGCCGTAGAACAGGTCCAGATCGCCCTGATGGGCGCGCTTGAAGTACTCGGCCCACAGCCGGGTCTGGGCGATGTCTCGAAGATCATCGAAGCTACCGGTCATGACTCCTGCCTGATCTTGTCGGCGACCATGCGCAGCAGGTAGATGAGCTGATGGTCGTTATAGCACTGCGGATCGCGCTCGATATTGGATGCCATGTACTCCAGGATCTCCGGGTTGCTGCGTCGGCGGATGTGCAGGGTCGTGGCGTGACCCTCACCGGCGATGATGGTGCTCTCGCGTAGGGCATCGGTGCGATCGAACGCATCGGACCACGCGGTAGGCATGGGCTCGGTCGGCATCCGATCATCGGGGGTGTAGGCCATCGGCTCACCCATCGCCTGATGGAGGCGCTCGCAGATCGGGCACCAGATCACCTCGTCGCTCATTGCCTCTCCGCCAGCGTCGTCAGCAGCTTCTCCATGGCCATGCGCTTGTTCTCCATCTGCGACCCGCCGCCCTCGCCGATGGCCACAAGACCGGTCGGCAGATGGGTGATGCGCACCACGTTCTGCGTGGGCCGAGTGATGTTGCCCGCGACCCCGGCGGTGCGGAAGATCTCGATGCGCAGTTGATCCGGGGGTAGTTCGATGTCGTGGATGCTCGGCTCGCTGCGCGACGGGGCGCGCACCTGGATCTTGATGTCACCGACCCACTCACCCTGCGGGTCTACATCTATCCACGGACCCCAGTGCGGGGTGAAACCCGGAGTGCCATCGTCCACGTCATCCCAGACGCGCACCTGGAAGCCTGATCGCTCGATCAGGGCCCGCAGGTCATCGGGCGAGATAGAGCGGCGCAGGTCACCGATGTAACCGGAGCGCAGGTCGCTGTAGGTGCCGTACAGGATCACCGATTCAAGGGTGCAGCCCTCAACGGCGTCGGCCACCAGATCATCCATGGCCGAGGACAGGGCGGCGAACGCCCGTTGGGCCGGGGTCATCGGTACTCCTCTCGCAGTAGATGGGGAGCCTCGGCGCGGACCCTTGCCATCACACCCTGATAGCAGTCATCACAGACGGTCAAGATCTCCTCGCCTGCAAGATTCTCAGCCGGGATGCTGTCCAGCAGTTCATCCCAGCACTCCTGATCCGGCCGGGTCTTGGGGTAGACCGCATGGCAGTTGGCGCACTCAAAGGTCCCGCTCATAACTGACTCCAATGGCCGATCGCGCGTACGACCTTGAGGGATCGCTCCCCTACCGTGCGCACCTGGGCCCACTGCCTGCCATGGCGCACCCAGAATAGAGCGTCGCCATCAGGCTCGGTGAGCACCGCGAACCACTTGACCGGATCTTTGGGGGGCAGGAACCCAACCCCCTCGAACAGTTCGATCATCACTCCGTTCACCTCCAGGCTCATAGCTCATCCCGCATCCTGTAGTACATCCTGCGCGCGACCTCGCGGGCCTTATCCAGGCTGCTACAGGGCCCGGAGCGCACCTCGATCTGGAGATGGTCATCGACCCAGATCACGTCAGGGTGCTTGGTATCGTGATCGCACCAGATGATCGATTCGCGCACCTGCATCGGCATATAGCCGCCCACGCGCAGTTCCAGCGCCGCAAGGTGCTGCTGCACCTGCTCCAGCCCCTCGCACAGCCGAGAGATAAGGGCGGCGGCATCGCGCAGCAGGCCGGTCTGGACGGTCAGAAAGGTGGTCAGCCGCACCACGTCGGCTTGCAGGATCTCGATCTGCGTCGACTGCTCACCCATCAGGCGATCTGGCCATAGCGGGAGATGTCCTCGAACTCGATCGAGTAGTACAGCACCGCCAGATCATCCGCGCACCGGCCGACCTTATCGGCAGCGCACTGGACGGCCAGGTCGAACAGCTGAGACTGGCTGGAGATCTTCTCCTCATCCGATCCGATGACCCCGGCGTAGGTGCTCCTCTTGAAGCCCCCCGCGATGCGATACTCCACGGTCACGATCACATGCCACATGGTCTTGCCCCTCTCTCTGCATTGAGCTTGTAGCTTTATATCATGAGCTTGCCATCAATCGCTACAGCTCATGAGCTTGCTCTCTTCCGCGCGAGCGCTCTAGACCCGGGGAACTGCGGTACCTATAACGGGCAATGATCCCGCAGCATAGGCCGTAAAACAGGACCTGAGAGGGTCCGACAGTCCGAAATAACGGGTCAGGCGATGGCTATAGGGTCGAGGTATGTAGCTTAATCTATAGAGTCCGTTAGAAGGCTCCAGGTCAGGAGATTTTGGGGCTGAGAGGAGTGCCGAGATTACCGGGCTGAGACTGTGGTTGGAGTAATGTAGCATGGCGAATAGAGATGAAGGAGAGTTGAGTAGAGGGAGGACCCCGTAGGGGCTCAAGGGGGTACCTCCCACAACGCCATGGGGTGATATGCAGCGGGTGATCATCAGCGCTCGTCTCACGGTCGTGATAACGGCCTATCACCGAGCGGATATGCAGGGC